AGAAGAGTGGTGCAGCAGCCGTAACAGTAAACAACAGCAACCACACATGGACAATTGATAAGAACTGTGATTCAACAGCTAAAAGTGCTACACTTGGTTTGAATGTTTCAGTTACTAGTGGTGGTACAACTGTTACTGCATTAACTTGTGACGTAACGTTCACTCAAGCAGCTGGACCTTGTTCTACTTGCCCATGCACATCTTGGCTATATGAAATGGAGTATTGCTTCCATGGTGTTAGTGGTATCCAAGCTTGTCCTACTAACGGTGTGTTAGGTGGAATGGAGATATACAAGCAATGTCAAAATCCATCGACTGAAGGATGGTACATAGTTAATTTCTCAACTGGTCTTACTTGGTCTCATCAGAGTGGTGCTAATTTCATAACCATTAGTAAGAGTAACGGAAATTATTATTGGGCTGCAAGCTGTAACTGTGATTCAGCTAGAAGCGAAGTTATCAGATTTACATTTACTCCAAGCGACAGCAACGTCTCATGGGTAGGAAATAACTATTGCGATGTGACATTCAGTCAAGTAGCTGGACCATGTCAGACATGTTGTGGATGCCAGAATTATGAATACAGGTTTGTTTACAGTCAAGGAGCATATGATGTAGAGAATATTTCTGAATGTGGCAATTCTGATAATTTACCAGATTTGACAGTTCAATATAGATGTACTACTTTTGGAGCAGAAGAGTGGCAGTCATATACCGATTTTACTGCTACTTGGACTAAAGTTAGTGGTAACGCAACAGTTAATTCAACAAATGGTACTTGGTCAGTTCCAACAAACTGTACTACTAGTACAGCAGAATCAGTTTATAATTTAACAGTTGTTATTCATAAGCTAGATGGAACAAATCAGACTGAAAGCGCGGTTACTGTTAAGTTTAAACAGAAAGCTGGGCAATGTTCATCATGTTCTTGTTCTGAAGTTGAATACAAAATTTATTGCCCAAGCACAACGGCTTATAGTAGCTCTGAGTGTGATGAGGGAATTAAGAACATAGTTACTCCTACTGTTAAGTGGATTTGCTCTAGTAAGGGAGAAAGTTGGGCAGATGCGCACGATTATGAAGGTGCTGTTTCTTACGTATGGACTAATACTGGTGGTGACGCAGATATGCTTTATATAGCTCAAGGCAATACATTTGCAGTCGCAAATAATTGCACTCCAAGCTCTAAGTATTCTACATGGAAAGTAACGGCAGTAATAGCAAACGACCCAAATGCTTCATGGGATAGTAATGTTGATTATTGTAACTACAGATTTGACCAAACTGCTGGGTATTGCACTGGAAATTGTGAATGTCCAACTGTAGAGTATAGAGTAACTGGTGATTCCACATATAACATCAGTGCATGTGGTGGTGTTCTTTATCCTAACTATGGCATACAGACAAGATGTGCTACTTGGAGTAGCCAATGGGAAGACTATTTCGGTGAAGCTACCGTAAATATAGTGGATAGAAATACTCAAGCATTTGGTAATATAGATAATACGAGCCACAGTATTAGATACGACAGCAGCACCAATTACAACTGTTCTTCAAGTTCTAGGAGCTATAGTTATAGGATTGTTGCATCAGTTAATGGAATAACTGCAACATATAAGGACTTTACAGTAACTCAAAGTGCAGGACCTTGCATAAGTTGCCCATGTAGTTCATGGACATGGAGTGTAAGTGGTTTGGAGGACATTGTTTTACCAGCTTGTGGAGCATGTGCTACAGAACCTTGTGAATTTCCAGTTGTAGTGATGAGAAAATGTACAAATCCTAGTGGACAAGGTGATTGGATTCTTTATGAAGATTACGATATTACTTGGAATTTCTCAACTGGTGATAATTACATGCAGCTTAATGGTACTAAATATGCCCCATTAGAGCATGATAACTGTCTGAACAGACAACTGACAGGAATGTATTATTATACAATAACAGACGAAACTGGTGGTACTATACAAAGTGATAGTGTAACATTTACTCAAGGCGCATTGTGTAGCAGTGGATGTAACCCATGTATTACAGCCACTTGTGAAACTGCTAACTTTAACGTTGCAGGAGTAGGTACACTTACCAACTCTTCTCACAGTGGTGTCAAAGTTGCTACATATATCTCTGGTTCATGTGTAACTTCAGTTACTGTTGATACTAGTGTAACTACAGGTTCATGGTTAACCAACATCACAGTTAAATCAGATGGTACAGTAACAGCTAATACTACTAGTAACTCAGCTTGTGAAAGTCCTTCTAGAACTGACAGTTTCAAACTTATTGCTCACTTAAGCAACGGATTGTCTTGTACAAGTGATACCATAAGCGTAACACAAGCAGGTAACCCTTCAAGTTGTAACCCATGTGCAGGCATGGACTGTGATGACGGAGTTGAGAGTTTATTCGCATTAACTTCAAAATCAAGTGGTGCTACTTATAGTGGAGGTACTGTTAATTTAGCTCAAGTGGTATTTAACGGTGATATAAGTCTTACTTCAAACTGTGTAACGATAGATTTAACAGGACTTACCACTAATGTTTCTTGGATTACAAATCTTTATTATGGTGACGAAAACGGAACACAATATACTGCTTCTCGTCCACCTGTCAATCTTAAAAATGTGTATATTTGGGGAACAGTAGCAGAAAGAGATTGCCTTAAAACATCTTACCCTAGAAGTGGAACTGTAACGTTTAACTATAGTGTTGCAGCAACTAGTCCTTTGACATGTGCAAAGACATTCACTGTTTGGCAAGATGGACGCACTTCTTGTAGCTGTAATAACTGTAGTAGTCAATTAACCGCACATTCAGAAAGCACTTACAGTGGAATAACAATTCCAGCTACAGCAACAACGTTCTCATTGCCAATGGTAACAGTTGGAAATTGTATGTCGAACATTTCCATTACAAGTAATGCTAATTGGGTAGATGATAATACTTTAGGTCTTGAAAGTTACATGAACACTGAGTATTACTTAACAGGAGACTGTACTGCACAGTTATGTGGTAATTCTGAGAGAAGTGTTACTTTCACGTTTACAGGAACTCACAACGATGGTTATGGTAATACTACTTCATGTACGTTTACCATGATAAGGAAGCAAGACGCTTTACCAATATGTGATTGTATAGGTGAATGTAGTCAAAACGTGGTATATACAGAGTATAGCAGTAATATTGTTCCAAGCACTGGTTATACAGGTAGTTCAAGTAATCGTTTACAAATAAGTGGAGGAAAAGCAAGTTCTGATTTCTTCTCTTGTATCGGACAAGCTGGTATATACGTTGTATCAAGTCCAAGTTGGGTTCAAGGAGCAGATTTCAACATAACAGGAACAAGCGACACTTCTAGAAGTTATTATGTAACAATTACAGGTGCAACTGCACAGCAATGTGGTGCTCCAGCAAGAACTGGCGTCATAAGAGGTATGGTTGGTTTTGAAGGACATCCATGTTACTATGACTTCCCAGTAGTACAAGGTGCAGGAAGCGCATGTCCAAGTCCTGATTGCGCTTGTGACCAGCAAACATTTACTGCTTGGACAGTTCCATCTTCTGCTAGCACTATGATGTTTTTTGATGGAGACGGTAACACTGATGCTTATGTAGAGTGGCAAAAAGCTGTTCCAAACACTGCAACTACTTGCACGCCTAATTTCTACTTGTCAGAAACGAATCCTAATCCATCATCAGGCTTGCTTGATAGAAGTAATTCATCTGTAGTTTTAACTAGCACTACTACAAATTCAAGTGGTACGTTGTACAAAGGTAAAGCATATATAAGATTGCTACCAAGCACAGGTTTTGATGCAGCCGATACAGGAACGACAACTGTTACAATACGTACTGGAACTGATAGTTTAACTTGTACTCAAGGTGATACAGGTTGCTGCGCTAGTTTTAACGCCTATAGATACTCAAAAACATGTAATTGTGATGTGGTTTCAGCAAGTGTAAGACAAACATCTGGCACAACTACCAACCCATTACCATCTAGTTCAGGTGTATATAGAGACATAGTAATTGTATCTTCTACATGTCCTAACAACTCAAACATCCGTGTTTCTGGTGGAAGTGCATCTTGGTTTACATCCGCAGTTACTATAGATATGTCTACTCGTGTGTTGAAACTTAGTATTACTGCACAAACCAATACTACGTTTAGTTCTAGAACGGCTCATTTCTACTTAAGCGTAAACGGAGGCAGTGCTTGTAAAGAATTTAGTATAACGCAAGCGGCACAAGGATGTAACTGTTCAACTTCAAGCTTTGCTTTAAGTGTTGGTACTAGTCAAAGTGTTGGTTCAGGAGCAACAAATGATTCAATAACGTATACTGCTAATTGTGGTAGCGTCAGTGCTTATTCTACAGTTAATTGGATTACTATTAACCATTATGCTTCAACTAAGACGGTTACTTATCAAGTCGCAGAGAATGGTGTCAATGCAGTTAGAATTGGATATATCCGCTTCTACTTGAATGGTACTTTATGTAAAACTGTAACGTTCACTCAAGCAGCAGGATGTAGCTGTGGATTGTTTACAACAACGACAGGTGCAACTTCAGGTGCGCCTAGTAGTACAATCACAGTGTTTACCATATCTCATCCTTGTGGAAATGCCAATGTAGTAGCAAACTTGATAAGCGCATATGGTTGTAGCGTTAGCACGGACACAACTAGCCATGTTACGACAATTCAAGTAACGATTGGTGATATTAGTCACTTTACTAATGTTGATTTTCCAGTAAAGGTTGGAACACTTGGATATAAGTTGTATAAGACGCTAACTACAGATGAAGCAGATTGCTGTTATACTTCTGATTTAGTTGACATATATGCTAATGCACCTAGTTGCGCATGTAGCAACTTGGTATTAGGTGCTAGTTCGGTAGTATTAACCGCATCAACTGCTAGCGTTCCATATGAATTAGTAGGTTGTGCAGGAGGTACTGTGACAGCACAGTCTTCTAAGCCAAGTTGTTTTGGTGCTTCTGTTAGCAACGGAAACGTAGTAATTACGTCTTTAACTAACAATAAATCTAGCGCAACCATACAATTATATGTAAATGGAAGTGTATGTAGTGGAAAAACCATTGCAGTTAGCAAGTGTGGCACGATAACAGTCAGTGCAAGTCAACAAGTAACATCAAGTGGAGGTCAAGTAACATTCTCACCTTCTAATCCTACTTGTTAATAACATGTTTAAATAAGATACCCTAGGGTTAATACTTAGGGTATCTTATAAAACTAAATTAATAATAGATTAATAAAAAAATATAATATATGGCAACATGGAATATAAGTCCTAGTGATGTTTCAATTAGTAGCAGTGGTGTTGTTAATTTTCCAGCTAATACGACTACTAGTGACAAAGTATATACTATCAAATATACAGACAATGATGGATGTACTGGAAATTTAGTATATACAGTACCTAAAGCGTCATGTTACTTGAAAGTCCTAGGCCCTACTGATGGAATATATCTAGTTACAATTGCATCGTGTACTGCAAGTCAAATGGTGTCAATACAGTCTTATGGTTCAAGTGCTAGTGACCCTAGAACACCAACCGTGACAATAAACGGAGGAAGCTCACAGTATTTTAGTGTGGGCACGCCTACTTTAACTAATCCTCAAGCTGCAATTTATAGCGTGGAAATAAGCATTCTTAAACCACCTTCAAGCACGATAACACAACAGTTTACTGTTACTAACAACTGCGGAAGAAGTGTGACTTTTTCAATAAGACTTACTCCTAATGTAAGTAGTTGTACTAGACCTACAGTACCAGCAACTCAAACTGTTTGGGGTTGTTCAGACGGTACATACTACCCAGTAACGTTAGGTTCTTGTGATGCACCGATAACCGCAGTAACATCATCTGAGAGTTGGGTTACAGGTAGAACTTATGATGCTTCTAATGGCGTTGTGCGTTTATATTTCAACGATACTTTCACTAGCATCAATAATGCTACTGGTACTAGAAGTGCTACAATTACTGTAACAGACTGTTTGGGTAAAACAGCTTCAACAGTTATAACTCAAGCACAAGAATGGTTATGGCAAACAAACAATCTTCAAGTTGTTTTAAGTAACCCTAGCATACAACCAAACAAGAATGCACAACATTCAGTTTTAAAATGCCATTTCCGCATGTGTAATAATGAAATGATTACCCAGTCAAAAAGACAAACTTTGGCAGACACAATAACAAATGGGTTCAATATAACTTGGTCATACAAATATTATGCAAATTCGACAGGTACAGCAACAGGAACAACATCTTTTACGGAAATTGTCAGTGCTAGCCAAGTAAAAGATTTGATTTTAAATGCTACTTCGGATGGAAGTGTTTTACAAATTACACTTTCAAATAACGGCACTCATCATCTTCCAAATTTCTCTGATGGTAACACTTGTTGGTGCGTAAATGTTACTATTGGAAATTATCCAATACAGTTGATGAGAAATAGTTGGTCATCTGGCTATCTTTATGGTGATTGTGGATATATTAGTCCTTGTAGATAAAAATTTTATTTAATATATTAAAATATCTTGTATTATATTAAAAATAATATGAGATATTTTTTTATTATTATAAAATTTGTTTTTTTAATATTTTTTATATATATTTGCAAAAATATTGGAATAATGACTAAAAAACTAATCAAAGTAGATGGAGAACCAAAGGAAGTAACAGATATAAGAAATAATATATTATCAGAATTCAAAGACCTTCAATTTATAGAAGATGGGCATAAGTATTTCCTTAATGGGCAGCAATTACCATCAGTATCAGAGGTAACGCATCAGTTTTGCGCATATCCATTTGACGAACAAGCACAATCGGTGGCTTATGCTGAAAAACATGGTGAAACACCACAATATTGGTTGGATAAATGGAAATTCACCAATTTAAAAGCAACGACAAGCGGAACATTGGTTCATGCATATGGGGAATCATTGGGATGGCTAAGGAATGGTCATCCAGAGTTTATAACAGAAGAAAACAAATGCAAATATATAAAAGATAAGGGTTGGTTAATACCAACGAGGCCAAAAGAAGAAGCAATAATGAAGTTTTATAACGAATTACATTCCAATCTTCATTTTGTCCTAGCTGAAACAAAGGTATACACAGGAAAGAACAAACAGCTTACAAACCTTAAACAAGACTATTGTGGAACATTTGACATTCTTTTCTATTATAAAGATGAGGAAGATGATTCAAAAAGTGGATTGTGTATATTCGACTTTAAAACCAACAAGGAATTAAAAAAGGATTTCAGTAGAGAAATGGGAAGGTTCTTAGCACCTCCGTTTGGTGATTTATTTGAAGAGCCATTGTCATATTACACTCTTCAATTGTCTGCATATCAGATTCCTCTAGAGGACATAGGATTGAAGGTGATAGCTAGAAGGATAGTATGGCTTAAAGATGATGGGGAATATGAACTAATACCATTACAAAGTGTAACAGATAGATTAAGAGAAGTGTTATGAAAACAAAAGCAAAAATATTTATATTAGGAAGCATAGTAGGATTGAGTGTTGTATTGTCTTTGACAACGGAAAACTTGCACAAGCATTTAAATAAGCAGACAGATAGTATGTCTAAGGATTTTGAAAATTGGGGGGAGGAGCTACTATGATTAAAAGGTACGGACATGATGAAATTGTCAAAAGGTTAGAGAACTTAAAAAAAGTCTTAGGCGAGTTTAGCGTTAGTATTGCTATTAACACGTTCAAATTGTGTACTGACAATGAAGACGATTATCTGCATTTGGCGTTTTACTTTTTGAAAAACTCTAACTTGAAGTATAGGCAAACGACATTTGGGATAAAACAACAGTTGAATTATGAAAAGAAAAAATTCTATTATAACGATTATAGCAATGTTTATGGAGTTTCGTTAAGGCAAGATGACAATGGTGCTTACACAATAACCACTGCTGCCAATACTGCCAACTACGCTGTTCAATATATCCCTACTTATACTTATACGTCAGCAATAAATGAACTTTAATTAAAAAGTATGGCAAATGCCAAATGGTCATTTAGAAGGAAAGGGGTGTAAATATTGTAAGCATAATGTAAAAATGACCACAGAAGAATTTATAAAAAAAGCTAAAGAAATTCATGGAGATAAATATGACTATTCAAAAGTGGAATATGATGGTTTAGAGAATCACGTTTGTATAATATGCCCTAAACATGGTGAATTCTGGCAAATGCCACGTCATCATATATTGGGGTTTAAATGTGGTTGCCCTAAGTGCAATATGTCTAAATTAGAACAATTTGTTGTTAATACACTTAATGAACGGAAAATAAAGTTTATTCATGAATGTAGTAAAAAAAACTTGTCTTGGTTAGGAAGACAAAGATTAGATATTTATATCCCAGAAATGAAACTTTGTATTGAATGCCAAGGAATACAGCACTTTAAACCAGAAAGTTTTGGCGGTAAAAACGATAAAAATGAAAATTTGGAAAAAAATATTAGTAATGATATAAAAAAATTTAATAAGTGTACAGAAAATGGTGTCAAAGTGATTTATGTTGTTGATGATAAAAAATATATAACAGACAATGTAATATACAAATATGGGAATGTATATAATAAAGATGAATTTATAAAATTATTTTAAATGAAGCTTAAAGTGTTATCTCATTATCTTTTTGATGAAGATATGAAGGAAATGAATCTTAACGACAATAACGTTGAAGACGTCAATATGGCATTTATATCAATTATAGGTACTGAAGAATGTTTGAAATACTATTTGGATGAAAGTGATACTAAGCATTACTTTAAAGACCATCCAAATGTATTAAATCTTGATTTTGACGATACTTCAACAGATGTTAATTATAATGGTCATATATTTAGAACAATGAGTATGGAACAAGCTGAGAAAACTGTTGATTTTATTGAAAAAGTTATTCATAGTGATATAGAATGTATTGAAGGTCACTGTAGAGCTGGAATGTCTCGTTCTCGTGCGATTTTTGAATTTATATATAGATTATGCAATGATAAGGGTATAGAAGTTGAATATGATGATAGGAACAGCTACACAACAATACTTAATCAAGGTGTTCTTAGGAGGCTTAAACACGCTTATTGGAAGAAACATAGGATGTATGACTATGAGAATGATGAGGCAGAGTATCCAGAAGATTTAATAAAGTCTGAAATCACAGAAATAGATTAATGAAAGAAAGAACTTGTTTTAATTGTTTATCATTTCCAAATTGTAGGGTTTTAAAAGAATTGACTGAATCGTTAAACGAAGAAGAGGAAACTATATTTATGTCTCTTCATGGAGAGAGTTGTGAAAATTATGTAAATAGGTTATGAAATACGATGGAATAATTGATGAAATTCTTTTCTATAGTGAAAGAAGTGAAGACGGAAGGTGGATAATTCCTATTGTAGTGGATTGGGATTACACACTTACCAAGTGTTCGTCATGGGAAAGTGGAGAAATGGTAATCAACACTGAGGCGTTTGATATTATGAAGCGTTGGATAAAAGATTATAACGTTGGATTTATATTGGATACCATGAGGCATGATGAAATTTTAAAAGAACCATTAGAAACTCTTGAAAAATATGGGGTAAAACTATATGGTTTAAGAAAGAATCCGCAGCAAGACAAAGACGGTAATACAGTTCCAAAGGCATTTGCTGTTTTTTCAGTTGATGACAGAAATGTGAACATACCAGTTAAATGGTATGAAGACTGTACTAGGCCATATGTTGATTGGGTTGAAGTGGATAAAATAATGACACCGATATTGGAACATATCAGCGTCAACCTAAATAAAGTAGTATTATGAACGAAAAGTATGTATTAACCAAATCTTATGAATGCAAATATGGTGTGTTGCCAGTTGGAACTGAAATTATATGCTTCAGGGGGCAAGTGTGGGTAAATGGAGGCCCAATTCCACCATCATATAACGACATATTCCTTAATTTGGTAAATGATTCAAATTATGTGAAGAAAATAAAAATTAATAAAAATGAATTCTAATAGATTTTTAAAAGATAGCGATAAAACTGGACGTTTTATTGTTAAGTCAAAGGTCACTGGAAAGAAATATTTTGTTGAGGTGATAGGAAACACACATTCAGCAGATTGGGGTGATTTAGACCCAGCAACAAAGAAGATGACTGGCTCTTATGGAGAGCGTTATGAAGGTTGTGTTTCAGAAAAGGATTCACTTATCACTGAGGAAAATGGGTTTGAAAAAATTACAACCCTTCCAATGGGAGTATCGCCATTTGATGAAATTGAAAGAAGAGACAAAGAATACGAGAAAAATAATTAAACTAAAAACTATATAGTTATGAGTACAAGAACAAAGATTTTTAATGTTTACGGAAAGGCAATCGACTCCAAGGGAGAGAAGCATTACGTAACGGTTGTGGGAAAGTTTGAGCAGACTCGGAACAGAGAGATTGTCCAAGAGTTTGTAGATGTCGAAGTAAAACCTAACACTTTTATTGATGGCATTTTGACATATCAACCAAAGAAAATGAGGAGAAAGTTGACATTAGGTGTGTCAATTTGTCACCCATCAGATGATTTCGATGAACAAAAGGGTGTTGAGATTGCGTTGAGTAGAATCAACAAAGGTGAAAACCTAGGCGTTCTAGAGACAAACAATGTCACAATGCTTACAGACGATGCAATAGAGGCTGAGTTGATTGTGAAGTTGAATCACATTTGTGAAAACATTGATGAATTTTTACCTTAAAGTTGACTTTTTTCCTTCGTTTCATTGAAGATATAATAGAATGGTACTAAAAAATGTTAAAAGTTGGGATAATATTTTGTTATTCCAATTTTTTTTTTGTATATTTGCAAAAATTGAAATTTTATGAAAGATTTGTTTTTAGTTTTTTGCGGAGTTGCCGCATACACATTACTTTTAATGTCCGTGACCAAATATAGGATTGCACATTTCTAATTTTGGCACGGTATTTGCTATGGATAATATAAAGGAATTATACGTAACGAATGGAACAATAATGGCTTCAAAGTATGTTCTTACTGTCATGAATGACGGAACATTAAGCCTTGTTTGGTACATTGGTACTTCAAGGATACCGCAAGAAGACCCAATTGTGGTTAAAAGCCACGATAAATCAATGATGGTAGAATATGGGGCTAAAAATTTGTTCGGAACTCGTGCTAGTTTACCATTTTTAAATAGTGAAGGTAAATTAGAGCCTAGATGGGAAAAAATAAAATAACGTAAAATAAATATTGTTTTAAACAATGGGAAAAATTATTGGTATTGATTTAGGTACATCTAACTCATGTGTATCAGTCTATGAGGGAAATGAACCAACTGTTATTGTGAACAGTGAAGGTAAGAGAACTACTCCGTCAATTGTCGGTTTTGCTGAGAATGGAGACCGTAAGGTTGGTGATGCTGCAAAGCGTCAAGCAATTACTAACCCTAAGAACACAGTTTACTCTATTAAGCGTTTTATGGGTGAAACCTATGACCAGTCTAAGAGTGAAGCAGAGCGTGTGTCATTTAATGTTGTGAATGAGGGTGGTTATCCTCGTGTTGACATTGAAGGTCGTAAATATACACCTCAAGAGATTTCTGCAATGATTCTACAGAAGATGAAGAAGACGGCAGAGGACTATCTTGGCCAAGATGTTACGGACGCTGTTATTACGGTTCCAGCATATTTCAGTGACTCACAGCGTCAAGCAACCAAGGAGGCTGGTCAGATTGCAGGACTTAACGTCCGTAGAATTGTGAATGAGCCTACTGCTGCTGCACTTGCGTATGGTATTGACAAGTCAGACAAGGATATGAACATTGCCGTATTTGATGCAGGTGGTGGTACATTCGATATTTCAATCCTTAATTTTGGTGGAGGCGTATTCGAAGTGCTTTCAACCAACGGTGACACACACCTTGGTGGTGACGATTTCGACCAAGTGATTATTGATTGGCTCGTGCAAGAGTTTAAGAACGATGAGGGTGCTGACTTATCAACTGACCCAATGGCAATTCAGCGTTTGAAGGATGCTGCTGAAAAGGCTAAGATTGAGTTGTCATCTTCAAATGCGACAGAAATCAACTTGCCTTACATCATGCCTGTCGAAGGACAGCCAAAGCATTTGGTTAAGACTCTTACTCGCGCAAAGTTTGAGCAGTTGGCAGACAGCATTATTAAGCGTCATATGAAGCCATGCGAATTGGCGTTGGCTGACGCAAAGCTTGAGCCAAAGGACATTGATGAGGTTATCCTTGTGGGTGGTTCAACAAGAATTCCAGCCCTTCAAGAGTTGGTGAAGAAGATTTTCGGTAAAGAGCCTTCAAAGGCAGTTAACCCTGATGAAGCAGTTGCTATCGGTGCATCAATCCAAGGCGCAATCCTTAACAAGGAGGATGGTGTTGGTGACATTGTGCTGCTTGATGTTACTCCTTTGACGTTGGGTATTGAAACCCTTGGTGGAGTTATGACAAAGCTTATTGAAGCTAACACCACAATTCCATGCAAGAAGAGCGAAGTGTTCTCCACGGCAGCAGACAATCAGACCGAGGTTACAATCCATGTGCTCCAAGGTGAACGTCCTATGGCAGCTCAGAACAAGTCAGTTGGTAGGTTCAACTTGACAGGTATTATGCCAGCACAGCGTGGTATTCCTCAGATTGAGGTTACGTTTGATATTGACGCAAACGGCATTCTCAAGGTGTCTGCAAAGGATAAGGCTACTGGCAAGGAACAGTCCATTCGTATTGAAGCATCTAGCGGACTCAGCAAGGAAGAGATTGAACGCATGAAAGCAGAGGCAGAGGCAAATGCTGATGCCGACAAGAAAGAGCGTGAAATCGCTGATGCTGTGAACAAAGGAGACCAAATCGCTTTCACTCAAGAGAAAATGATTGAAGAGCAGAAGGATAACATCACTTCTGACGAGAAAACAAAGCTAGAGGGTTTGATTAAGGACTTGAAAGATGCTGTAAGCGCAAAGAACGTTGATAAGATTAATGAGATTGAAGCAGCACTCAACACTGAGTGGAACACCATTTCTCAGCGCGTTTATGCAAATCAGCAACAGACTCAGCAAACTCAGCAAACTCAGACCAATGCAACTACTGATGAAGCAGCAGCAGAGGAAGCAGCTAGTGAAAACATCCAAGATGCTGATTTTGAAGAGGTTAAGTAATTTGACTTGGCAAGGTCTATAAATATTTCCATTAAATCTGAGGGATTTTTATAAATAAGTTCCTCAGATTTTTGGTGTTTTATTTTGGAATTTAATTTTTTATTTATATCTTTGCATAAATTATAACTTAATTTAAGACTAATATGGCAGAAAGAAAAGATTACTATAAAATCTTAGGAGTTAATAAGGAAGCTTCTCAAGATGATATTAAAAAGGCTTTCCGTAAACTGTCAATTAAGTATCATCCAGATAGGAATCAAGGAAGTAAGCAAGCAGAAGAGAAATTCAAGGAAATCGCAGAAGCTTATTCTGTACTAGGTGACGAAACAAAACGAAAGGAGTACGATAACCCACAAAGTAATTTCAACTTTAGTGGAGGTCCTGATTTTGGGGGTATGGGAATGGATGAAATTCTTAGACATTTTACCAATATGGGCATGGGTGACTTTGGTTTTGGAAATCGTACACCAAGGGAGCAGAATATAAAAGGTAGTAGCATTAGGATTAACCTTAAACTTACTTTAGAGGAAATGCATGATGGTGTTACCAAGAAAGTAAAGTATAAGAGGTTTGAACCTTGTGACAACTGTAATGGTAGTGGCATGACTGCTGAGAGCCGTAGGAAGACTTGTAGAACTTGTGGCGGTAGTGGTACTGTAATAGGTGGCAACAGTTTTGGTGGTGGGTTTATGTCATTCTCACAAACTTGTCCTACTTGTGGCGGTCAAGGCTACATCATAGAGAATCCTTGTCCTCATTGTAAGGGGCATGGAATTGTCCAAAAAACAAGCAATGAGACTGAAATAAAGGTAGGAAAAGGTGTAATTCCAGGAATGAATCTTATTATACAAGGGAAAGGTAATTTCCCACCAAAAGGAAAAGGAACACCTGGAGACCTTATTGTTTCTATTGAAGCAATCGAACATGATAAATTTGATTTGGTTGGTAATGACTTACACTATAACCTTTGTATAGGGGTCGTAGATGCCATACTAGGCTGTGAAGTGGTGGTAGATACGATTGATAAAAAGAAGTTAACTGTTAAGATTCCACAAGGAACTAACAATGGCCACAAATTCAGATTCAAAGGTTACGGTATGCCTATCTACGGAAGTAATGGGAATGGTGATATGATTGTTATTATAGAGGTGGATATGCCAACCCAATTAAATAACAACGAAAAAGCCTTGTTAGGACAACTTAGACAAGAAGAACATTTTAAATAAAATATAAGTTATGGCAAAAGAAAAAGAGAAACATTTTACTCGTTACGAGAAAGTTGGTAATATGTATGAGCCTATTGGTATCACCGAAGAAATGTTACCAAGTGGGTTCTATAAACCAGTGTGGGATAAATACAATGGTAGATATTTCTTTTCTAGTAAAGATGTGATTATGCCTAAGTTGTACACCCTACCGAATGATGTTCAGATTGGAATTTTAGATGACATCAAAAGGTTTTGGAAGTCAGAAGAAAGATACAGACAGTTTGGACAAGTTTATAAGAGGAATATATTACTGTATTCACTTCCAGGAAATGGTAAGACTTCTCTCATCAACATCATATGCAAGACACTCATTGATGATTATGATGGCGTAGTCATTTGCATAGATAACATTGATGAACTTAACGCTTATAGTCCTTGCATGGACAGATTAAGAAGTGTTGAACCTAATAGAAAGATTATCACTCTTATCGAAGACTTTGAAAGGTTGGCAAAGGATGATTATTATGCCGCAATGCTTTTACAATTGTTGGACGGTAATGGTCAGTTTGACAACGTTGTAACAATAGCAACGACCAATTATCCAGAGATATTGGAGAAAAGGTTTACATGCAGACCTAGCCGATTCAATCTTGTCATTGAATATAAGAAGCCTACGGCTGAAATAAGGAAAGCATACATGGAAATGAAACTTTCTGACAGTGGAATTGACATTGAAGATGAAACCGTTAAGAGGGATATACAAAGGTATGTGGAAAAGACTGAGGGTTATACTTTCGATTTCGTCAAAGAAGTAATTCAAGGCATCTATGTTGACGGTATATCTGAGGTTGCTATATTTGATAGGTTGGAAGACCTTATTAAAAAGGACGGCAAAGTAAAGGTAACAGAAGGTGAAAAGGAAAGTAAAAAAATAGGTTTTGTCACAGAGGGTGCAGAAGTGGATGAAGATGCGGCTGATGCCCCAGCAAATGAGCCTCATCCTGCACTAGAGGGTAGTCAATGTAATAAAAGAGTTGTAGGATTTGCAGCTAATGATTAATGTTATAAAAGATATTGACATATACGACCATTTTTCAGAGTATGATGCGATATTGATAGGTACTAACCTTTATTGTACCATGTCACAAGGTATTCAACTTAAAGTAATGCTTAACTATCACTATGCTTATGAATCCAATCTTGGCACTAAGTATGGTGACAGTGAAAAATTAGGCACTATATTGGAATGTAAGTCAGACGGACAACCTACGTTCTGTTTATGTTTCATTACAGTTGGATATAATTTCAGACCTGATTTACAAAAAGACTACCTTTCTTATGAAGCACTTGAGAGTTGTTTGAAACTTGTTAACATCAAGTATAAGGGTAAGAAAATTGCTTGCCCTTTGCTTGGCTCAAGTCGTTTTGATGGTAATGGCGATAAGGAAAGAATATACAAAATTTTTAATGAATGTATGACAGATACGGACGTTACGATTTTTGACTATTTCCAGAAGTCTAGAGCCGAAGAAATGAAAGAATGGTACACCAATGAGCAAGAGCTTAAAAAACGCGACTACGAGGCTTATAATAAGGCTGTAGCGGAGCGTAAGAAACAAGCAGAAGAAAGATTTAAAAATAACGGACATAGAAGATATTAAAGTATGATATTACATTTAAACCTAACAGAAGACCACCTCAAGTTGGTTAGATTTTTGAACATTGAAGACAAAGACGATGATGTGCTCACCATTAATAAAAAGGTGATGCTCACAATGCAGACTCACATATTGGATGATGTGGCAATGATTCTAGGACTTAGAGACAAAGCCATTAAAAACACAGAGGAAGATGCAGATGGAGCAGCATATCCTGATGATGTAGAACAATATATGTTAGATACATATAACTATGTGTCTGAAAATCTGTATTTAATTGAGACACTTTTGCATCAAAAGGTGTTTGAGGGTATAAAACCAGGGCATTACAAAGCAAAAGACAACGAAATGGTATGGGAATTTTGCTCATAAAATGCGACTTTTTTTCCATTTATAATAAGCGTTTAACAAAGTTTAACATAAAAGATTTTGGCTATGTCGGAAAAAAGTCGTAAATTTGCAACCGATGACGAACCTACTGCATTAGCAACTGACGTGGGTAAAGATGTACCTACGTTAAGTGGTGAATCAGCACGTTTGTTTCTAGAAAGAGCTGCCAAGGTAGAAGAAGAGGCTAAAAAACGCATGAATGAGCCTCCTACTTTGGAGGCTTTAAAACGTGACCTTGCGTTTCAAAAGTTCTTCTTAGAATCTCAAGAAAGGGAGTTGGAAGAGAGGAAAAATAGGATTAAAGATTTAGAGGACAAAATAAAAAAATTAGAAAACGAATTAAATGGCGAAAGGTAACAAGAATGACTTTTCTTCAAAGTACCGTGTGAACGATGAAATACGTTTTAACGGTAACGTCAGAATTGTTGGAGAAGGAATTGAGAGTGAAATCGTTCCTATGTCCAAGGCACGTAAAATTGCCGATGAAATGGAATTAGACTTAGTTGAAATACAAGGTAAGTCTGATGTTCCCATCATTAGGATTTGTAATTATGAAAAAATGTTGTATGAGCTTAAGAAAATCGCAAAGAAAACTAAACAGAATGCGAAACCTCTTAAAGAAATACAACTTAGCGTTAACATTGCTACGCATGACTTGCAGACAAAAGCAAATAACGCAAGAAGATTTATTGAAGAAGGTTGCAGAGTTAGAGTCACGCTTTCCATGAAAGGTAGAGAACTTATGAGAAGGGATGAGAATAAAAAGTCCATTCTTGAGTTTATCGTGATGTTGGAAGACGTTGCGGTTCCTGAGTCTGCCCCAATAGATGAGGCTAACAAAACAGTTGTGATTTTGAAAAAGAAAAAATAACATAAAACAGTAAAACAATGGGTTTCGTAATAAATCTTAAAGCAGATACTGGTCTTGTAGACCGTTCAGAAAATACAACTAGATTCTATAAGGACATCAAAGATTTTGAAACATTTGACCGTGAGGATGAGGTTAAATGGTTTACTTTGATGAAGGAGGGCACTCCAAAAGAAAGAGAACATGCGCGTGATTACATTATTAAGTGCAATCAGAGACTTGTAGTTGCAGCAGCTAAGAATTATGCTACTACAGAAACTTTGACTGATTACATAAACGAAGCAAACTTTGGCCTTATCGAAGCTGTGGAGAAGTTTGATGTGACGAAAGGAGTCAAGTTTGCTAGTTATGCAATGTGGTTTATTCTTAGGGCAATAAACACCTATAAGTATGGTACTGCACAAGTTGTTCAGAAGCCAAACTATTTCAAGACTTTCCATGTGATTTCAAAGGCTAGGAACAAATTCATGCAAGAGACTGAACGCAATCCTAGCGAAGAAGAACTGCTTGAGATTGTCAATGAAACATATGGCAAGGGCATTAAAGACAAAAATGATTTGTTGGATACACATATTGCTAGCATTGACGTTGAAAACGAAGACGATGAGAGCTATGCATTTGGTGACGTTACGGATTACAACAAAGCTAGTGCATCAGTCAATGAGTATGAGGTGAAAGAGTCTGACGATTATAACTCAACGTTGGTTTCTTCCCTTTTAGAGGTGCTTAAGCCTCGTGAGAAGGAAATTATAATGATGAGGTTTGGTCTTTACGATGGCGATGGACTGAAAAGAGAGTACGAATTGACTGAAATTGCGGAAAAGCTTAGTTTGACATCTGAAAGAGTAAGACAGATTGAACAAGAAGCAATTAGAAAACTTAGAAATGAGTACGGCAGTAGAATAAGCACTTTGCTCTAATCATAAAAAATAAAAGGAATGTACAAAATGCATTCCTTTTATTTAACTGCTATTTTACCTCTAGAAATCATTTTCTCTAGTTTTGATGCAACGTCCTTTGTCATAGGACGTTCATGGTTAAGAATTTTTCTAAGCTGTGATTGAGCACCTTCTTCTGTATGGTCTGGAAATACGCTCCTAGCTACGGCAGCAATGTCGGTGTTATCTTGGTCAACAGTATCGGTAATTGAATCAGTATCACCTTTACTTAGTTTTCTATGCTTTCTCTCATAGTCATCATAGTCATAGTATTTACTACCACCTTTTACGAGCTTACGGAGTTTCTTTCTACCTTTCTTATCCTTCTCAGCTTTTTTCTTGCGTTTTCTTTCTTTACGAATTTCCTCTTTAGATTTAATTTCTTTTTCATCATCATCTTTCTTATGAGACTTATTCGTGAATTTTCTAAAAAGATTACGTAAATAATCTAGCACTCCTTCTGTAATAATAGCTTTATTAATCTCTTCGTTAATTATATTATCAATTCTATTCATAATAAATTACATTTATAACGTTATATATACAATAAATACAATTTTTTTTGAAAAAAAGTGTTAAATTATTTGGTTATTCCAATTTTTTTTCATATATTTGCAAAGTAATTTAAACGTGAAACAAAAACAGCAAAAAAGATGAATACAAAGACAGCAACTAAGACAAATGCGTTTATCAATGCCGTTAACTACAAGTCAACTACTTTGACTGAGAATGGCGCAGTAACAAACGTATCAACTGGCAGCGCAATTGTTGACCAGTTTGGCAAGGCTGGCAATTTTAGAGGCCGTCCTATTGCAGAGGTGTTTGCAGACCAAGCTCAGATTTGGGCTGAGAATGCAGAGGCTGCTTTGCGTTTCCCATTCTACTTGCGTATGATTACTCGTAAGGTGAAGGTGAACGCTGACAATGAGACCGATAAGGTTCAGAACGGCCAAGGTGCTCGTGACGAGTCATTCAAGCGTTTGCTTTGGATTGCTCAAGAGCATTCAGAGGTTTTCAACAACAACATTTGGGCACTCCCTCTTGTTGGTTCTTGGAAAGACCTTTGGACTCTGATGTTCTATGACATCAACGAGGCTACCAATGTGGTTAATCGTAAGACCATCTATGAGGTTATTGCGCAAGGTCTTCTTTGCGACACGCATGTTGACCTAGTGAAGAAGTATATGCCTCGCATCAAGTCTCAGAGCAAGTGTAAGACTCCTTGGACTAAGATTACCAATGGTCTTGCAAAGGAGTTTGCAGAGCACATGGGTCTTACCTATAAGGAGTACAACAAGCTCAAGACTAGTGGTAATGGACACGATTTCCAAAAGCTCATCTGTTCTCGTAACTATGACGCTTTGAATTGGAGTCACATTCCAGGACGTGCACTTAATCTCCTTGTGACCTCTAAGTTCCTTTCAAACCACAATTTGAAGGATGAGTACACGAAGTGGATTATGGCACAGCCAGTGGCCAAATTCACAGGCTACGTTTTCGAGCTTGCTCGTAAGCTGCGTGAGGCACGCGGTAGTAGGGGCTACTATGGCGGTAGTAAGAACATATCTATTGAGGTTAAGCACACGCTTGACGCTCAGTTCAAGGGTCTTGTTGATAAGGCACGTGCCGATGGCAAGATTACGGAGAACGTTTGGTGCTGTCTTGACACTAGCGGTTCTATGAGCCGTCAAGCAGAAGGTATTAAGGACATCACTTGTGAGGATATTGCAAGTTCACTTGCATTGTTCTTCGCTGACCTCAATACTGGACCTTTCCACAACAAGGTCATCATGTTCGATGACGTGTCATATCCTTACGACATGAAGGGAGAGTCATTCTGTGACCGCATCATGAACCTTCCAAGTGTGGGCTGTGGCGGCACTAACTTCCAATCTGCCGTTGATGAAATCATCAAGATTAGGAAGGAGCACCCAGAGATTCCTCTTGAGCAGTATCCTACAACCATCCTAGTTGTCAGTGATATGCAGTTCAATCCTGTTGGCTATGGTTGGCGTTCAAGGCGTACAGAGCCTACCAACTACGAGTATTCTGTAAGGTCATTGAAGACTGTGTTCCCAAGTGACTTTGTGGACAATATGAAGTGGATTTGGTGGGATTGCGCTTCACGTAGGACGCAAGACTTTGAGGGAAATGCTTTGACCCCAGGATGTCATTTCTTTAGTGGCTATGATGGCTCGATTATTTCATTGCTCCTAGGAGAAACAAAGGTCATTGACGAGGTGACTGGACAAGTTCGTCAAATGACCGCAGAGGAACTTGTTGCCAAGGCTCTTAACCAAGAGATTTTGAGTTACATCAATATGTAACTGATTCTATACTTTTACTGTTTTCATGAGCATTGACGAAAGTCTATGCTCATTTTTTTTTGTTAAACAATGTTAACTATCTTGTAATTGTAATTTTTTTTATATATATTTGCATTGAAAATTGTAAACAATAAATAGTAATATAATCATGTTCTTTTTTTTCAAGAAAAGTAAATCAAAAAGGAAAAGAAATAGAACGAATTCATCTTCTAAGACAAAAAAGGGAAGCCTAACATATGAACAGTTAGCCGCTATTTCTGATTCCATAATAAGGAAAAAAAGATTGGTGGTTTATGCAGAAACATTGTAGTAAAACCTTTAATATTAAAATAAAATACAGATGAATCCATTAATTTCAGAACTTAAAGAAAGAGGTCTTCTTGCAAGCACCTCTGGCAATCTAGAGGAATTGTTAAAGACACCAACCGTGTTTTACGTGGGTACTGACCCTACAGCAGATAGTCTTCATTTAGGCCATTTGCTTGCCTTTACAACCGCTAAACTGTTGCAGAAGTATGGCCATAAGCCTATCGTTCTTTTAGGCGGTGCTACGGCATTTATCGGAGACCCTTCGTTTAAGGCAGAGGAACGTAAACTGCTTAGTGCTGAGACTGTGGCACATAACATTAAGGGTATTCATGCCCAAGTGAGCAAATTGCTTGATTTCAACTCAAACGAACCGAATGGTGCAATCATGGTGAATAACTATGATTGGATGAAGGATTTTTCTTTCATTGATTTTGCGCGTGAGGTTGGCAAGTGTATCAGCGTAAACTACATGATGGCAAAGGAATCCGTTAAAAAGCGTCTTGAGCGTGATGGCAACGGTATGTCATTTACAGAATTTACTTATCAGTTGATTCAAGGCTACGATTTTGTAGAGCTTTACAGAAAGTACAACTGTAAGTTGCAGATTGGTGGTAGTGACCAATACGGTAATGGTACAACTGGCATTGAGCTTATCCGTAAGATGGTTGGCGGCACAGATGCTTGCATGATTACATGGCCTCTTGTGACTAAGGCTGACGGCACTAAGTTTGGCAAGTCAGAGAAGGGTAATATTTGGCTTGACGCAGAAAAGACAAGTCCATATGAATTCTATCAATTTTGGTTGAATCAGTCTGACGAAGACTCTGAACGTTTCATTAAGCTGTTTACACTCATTCCTCTTGACGAGATTAACGAAATGATTAAACAGCATCGTGAGAACCCAAGCAAACGTTTGCTACAGAATAAGCTTGCTAAGTATATGACTGAACTTGTGCATGGCAAGGATGCGTTGGTTGGAGTTCAGCAAGCAACTGACTTTCTGTTCGGTGGTCTGCCTGTATCGGAACTTGATGAAAATGGTTGGGAAGCCATTAAGTCAGAGGTAACAACCATTGAAGTTGAAAAGGATAAAATTAACGGCATTACAGCCCTAGACTTAGCTCTCATGCATGACAAAGTTCCTTCAAAGTCCGAGGCTCGTAAGCTCATCAAGGCAAACGGCTTTTCGGTCAACAGAGAGAAGGTAAACGATGAAAAAGCGGTGTTTACTAACCCTTGGGGTAAATATGTTCTTCTACAGAAAGGTAAAAAGGATTATTGCCTTATAGTTGCAAAAAATTCTTAAAAAAATCGACTTTTTCTATCTATAATGTTAAAAGTTGGGTTAATCGTTTGGTTAATCCAACTTTTTTTCGTATATTTGCAAAAAACATAAAATAATATGGAATATCTAACAACTGAATGGCTTATTGAATGGGCTAGAACACATTGTATGTCTGATGAAGAGTTAGACGTTAGGAATAAGGCTGCACTTGAAGAGGCCAACATTGTGATGGATAAAATCAAAGAAACTGAAATCACTGTTGAGCCTATTACTTTCAAGGCTAGTAGTTTTACGTCAGCAAGAGCCTTTTCAAAAACGATGCTTCTAGCGGCTGAATATTTCAAGGGCAACAACAGCATAGTTGTTAGGTATTCAAAGCCTGAAAATAAGGAAAGTGGCGAAGTTACTGTTTGTTTTCAGATACTAAAGAGCAAGGCTAAAGTATTTCAGAAGTATATGAGAGAAAACAATGCCTCATTTGAATTTGTATTATCTTCAAGCAATGAAGTTAAGTCTTGCGTGAAGTTGTTGAATTCATTAGGGGTAAAAGGTGAAGGAGGAGAGCCATTATCATCAAAGGAAACTGACTATGTAAGGGATATGAAAGATGCGCTTACAAAGGGTGAAAACAAGGTATTTGTCATGGTGAACTATGACGATGAATTGAGTACACCTTTACTTGAGTGGAATTTGGTTGGTGCTGATTATGAATGTGTCAATTTTGAGGAAGTTAAAAATAAAATTAACGCAATAATTAAGAGTTAATATGCTACAGTTTATGTTAATAGGAGTTGGTATTTTTATCCTTTTGTGCATTGTGTCAATATACAACGACCACGAGGAGCAAAAGGATAAAACCGAAGGAAAAGTGTTATGTGATTACAATATGTTAATTAAAAAATGTAAGTATGACCCAATTACACTTAATTGGGTTAATAGTCTCAATAAGAGGTTCGAAAATTTTATGCAGTCTAATGAGTATCAAGTTAGGAAGCCTTATGATAAATTTCATCTTAAAATTGAAGCTAAAAGATATTGTGGGTTAATTGCTTATATCGCAGTTGATAAAAATCTAAATTTAAAATTTGTTGTAGATTTCGAGCCATCAGCATGTGATGGCGGTAGGACAGACTTGTACCTCAGATATTGTATTGGGTATGGCGTAGAAATAGATGATTTTATTAAGAAGTGTAATAACACTGCAATGAACTACAATTTAGAGAATAAAAGAATTAAAACAGTAGAAAATTTAATAAACAAATAACATATGAAAATTAGTTGTTATAGAGTAGAACCATTGGATTACAAGAACGTGTATAATCTTCTTGTCAGCGGCATTAAGTCTTATTGTGAGAAGAATAATATCAAGACACTTGTTCTTGGTATCAGTGGTGGAATCGATTCGACAGTCGTTGCTGCTTTGTGCAAGTCATCGAACATTCCTTTGATTGGGATTAGTATGCCTTGCTCAACAAATGGGTCAGATGAAATCAGTTCAGCAGCCTTAACTGGAAACGAATTTTGTACAAGGTTTAAGGAGATTAATCTCCAGTCAACGTTTGAAACCGTTGAAAGTTTTTGCAAGGATTCTAGTGATTTGGATAGTACTCCAATTTCACAAGGTAACATTAAGGCACGTTTACGTATGGTCACGCTATACGATATAGCATCAAAGGTTGGTGGTATTGTCGTTGACACAGATAACCTTACAGAACATTTCCTTGGCTTCTGGACTATTCATGGCGATGACGGTGATTTCAATCCCATTGGTTGCTTGTGGAAGCATGAGGTGTATGGCCTTGCCAAGTGGATGAAGGAAAACGTCTACAAGGATTCTAAGGCACTTGAGGCTGCAATTGCAATTATTCCTACTGATGGCAATGGTGTAAAGGCTGGTGGTGACTTGGCTCAGATTGCACCAGGAAAGACCTATGACGATGTTGATGAGATTCTGCACGCATGGGTTGGACTTGATTCTAGGATTAAGAGCCATGTGCTAGCAAATTATTTTGACTATGGCGTGTTCAAGAAGCTTTGTGAGAAGCATGGGCGCGAAACTGTAGAATCAGTTATTATGCGTTCTGTACGCTCTGAGTTTAAGCGCAAGCAGCGTCCTTTTGTGATTGACATTTATAATGGCAACATTCTTGAGAAGAACGGTAATTTAATGTAATACAACTATGATAGATAAGTTTTACGTTGAAGCGTGTGTTGACAATTTCAACATGCGACTTGACCAAGCCAATACAGAAGTGAAAAGGAATGGCGAGGATAACGGTAGTTTTGACTACGCTATCGCAAGTCTTCGCAATGCTAGTGAGTGTATCAGTGCTTTGGAAAATGTTATTAGACAGATGAAGCAAGAATCTCATGACCTTCTTCAAGACGTTCACAACAAGTTCAAAAGAACAAACTACGTCAAAACCATTAAATTCTAAATAGGCAGTAAAATAATGTTAAAATTCTGAGATATGTTTTGCTATCTCAGAATTTTTTCGTACATTTGCAAAAAAAAATGGTTAAATACCCTCATTCAGACTTATGGCTTCCGCTTGATAGAAGATATGTGGATTTTGATAAGATTGTCAAGGCGATAGTAGAGTGTCCTAAAGACCATTCTATTTCATTTCACACGATAGACGGAGAACTAAAACTATGTTATGTTAATAACAATGGTGGCTTAATAGACAAGTTTATAACAGTTAATAAAGAATAAAACATTATGTTAGAAATAAAAGGACAATATTGTAAGGACGTTAAGATTTTTACCGATTTGAAATTTATAAAAAAATAAATCCAATATACATAACACTTTTTACACCAATATGATATTTATATTAAAAGAGAGATATGAAATCACACGGTTATTGGACATACGAAAGATGCGAGGAACTAGCTAAGACTTGTAAGAGTGCTAGAGAACTCAGAAAAAAAGAAAGTGGCGCATTTGCCAAAGCATATGTGAAGGGCTGGTTAAAGGACTGGTTTGAGACAAGACCAAATTCCAAGCCTATTGGATACTGGACGCACGAGAGGTGTGAGGAAGAGGCTAAGAAATATACCTCATACTCTAACTTCAATGCTAACAACTACGTGGTGTACAGGAAGTGTTTGAAAATGGATTGGTTGAAAGATTTTACTTGGCTTGTCAACGATATGGGCGTGTATGACCTAGATACGAAGAAATATGTTGTATACAAGTATTTGTGGGAAGAAACTAATACAGCCTACGTTGGACTCACCAAAGACCTCAGAGAGCGTGATAGGACTCACAAAAAGGAAATTAGGAAAAACGGTAAGACATACCTCAGTATAGTTAAAAAATATGCGGATGGTAACAATCTTCCTATACCAAAGCCAATTGTTTTAGAAGAGAACCTTAACGCTGAAGATGCTCGTAAGATGGAAGACCATTATGTACAGCAACTTAGAGAGGAGGGGGTAAATGTTCTGAATACAGGTAAAACTGGCAAGGATAGTGGCTCTTTAGGTGGCTCGTTGAAAAAATGGACATATGAATTGTGCTATGAGGAAGCCAAGAAGTATTCATCTAGAACTGAGTTCCAAAAAACTTGTTATGGCGCATATAGGGCAGCTAGAAAGAACAAATGGATAGATGAGTATGATTGGCTCAAGGAGAAGATACACAACAATGGATATTGGACATACGAGAACTGTTTAGAAGAAGCTAGTAAGTATAGTTCAAGAAAAGAATTTAGAGAAAATAGTAGAACATGTTACGGACTTTGTTGCCGTTACAAATTCATAAATAAAATAGTAAAAGAGTTATGGACGCATTAGAATTGAAAGGGAAATATTGTAAAGATATTAAAATATTTACGGATAATATAGAAAAAGAAGCATTATCTACCATATACAAAATGGCAGAATCTATGGCTTATAAAAATAAAAAAATAAGAATAATGCCAGATGTACACCAAGGAAAGGGTTGCGTCATCGGTTTTTCTTGCCCAATAGATATTGAGCATGATTTTGTTTCGCCAGAAGTGGTGGGATGCGATTTAGGTTGTACCATATCTGCTGTGTTTTTCGACAAACCTATTGGTGACGATGCAATGAAGGAGTTTGAACACAAAATTAGAAAGGCCATTCCTTTTGGATTTGAAATCAATGACAAGAAGAAGATAGATGTCAAATTCGTTATAAAGCGTTTTAACGCCGCTCTTAACCGTATGTGTTCATTCTATCCACAGCTTGCCCCTTATCGCGTAGAAATGACTACAGAGAGGGATTTGGAGGCATGGTGTAAGAAGATAAACATGGATTACGGTGTGTTCCTCAAGTCTATCGGTACTGTTGGGGGTGGTAATCATTTTCTTGAGTATGATGTAAATGATGAGTTGGGTAAGTATTGTATCTGTGTGCACTGCGGCTCACGTAATCTTGGTCTAAAGGTATTTAACTACTGGAATAAGATTGCCAAGAGCATGGTGATTACCAAAGAGGAAATGAAAATGCTTACCGATTCCGTAAAAGAAAAGAACACGGATAAGAAGAACCTTGCGTCAGAAATCAAAGCAGCAAAAGAGGAATATCTGTCAAAGAAGATTCCAGGTTATCTGAGTGGTGAGAACCTTATGGGTTATCTTGTTGATGTATTGCTTGCACAAGAGTATGCTCGTTTGAACCACGAGACAATTATTGAGCAAGTGGTTGACATCTATAGGAAGATGGCGAAAGGTGCAAGTATAATTGATACCATTCACACTACGCATAACTACATCGACTATGACCTTAAGGCACTTATGGGTAAGCCTAATATGATGATTCGTAAAGGTGCTATTCGTGCTTACGCTGGCGAAAGGGTAATTATTCCATTTAACATGAGGGATGGTATTTCAATCTGTGAGGGTAAGTCAAATGAGGATTGGAACTATACAGCTCCGCACGGCTGTGGTAGGTCACTCTCAAGGACGAAAGCCCATCAGCAGCTCAACGTAGAGGACTTTAAGGCTGAAATGGCAGCAGCAGGGGTATATACAACTACAGCAGATGCCTCCACGTTAGACGAAGCCCCAGAAGCTTATAAACCTTATGAGGAAATAGTCAAACTGATAGAACCTACAGTCAATGTTCTATATATGATGAAACCTCGCATGAACATCAAAGCTGCTGAGTAAACTTAGTTCACCTACACTTGAGAATGTAGGTGAATTTTTTTGTTAAAAAACGGAACTTTTGGCGGTATGCAGATATTTATAGGTATAGTATAATTCTTTATAATATGATTAACATTACCTATGAACAATGCTTCAATGAAGCAAAGAAATATTCAACTCTCAGAGAATTTTATAAGAAGAATCCAGCATACTGTAGCTTTGCATATGGAAAGGGATGGATGAAGACGTTTACTTGGTTGGCTAGAAGCCAGAGAGTGAATGGCTATTGGAAGGATTATGACCATTGCTATGAGGAAGCTAAGAAGTATAAGAGCAGAAGGGAGTTCCACGACAAGAACAGAAAGGCATATGATATATGCAAGGAGAACGGATGGCTAGACAAGTTCGGCTGGCTACCTAACCTTAAAGCTGATGGTGCAAAGGTTGATTCTGTGTATTGCTATATCTTCACAGAAACTAACTCTGTGTATGTTGGTAGAACATTGATGATAAGGCAAGACGAGAGGCATAGTAGGCATCTTTATGACAAGGATGACACAGTACGTAGACACTCAGTAGAACACGGCTTAGAAGTCCCTAAAATGGTAATACTTGAAGAAAATCTTACCATTAAGGAAGGACTAGCAAGAGAGGACTACTGGAAAAACAAATATAAGGCTGATGGGTACAACATCATCAATGTTGGCAAAACTGGTGTTAATAGTGGGTCTGTTGGTGGTCTAGGAAACGGTAAGTGGACTTATGATGCTTGTTACAAAGCAGCCAAAGAGTGCAGTTGTAGGTCTGAGTTTGAAGAAAAATATCAGAGGGCATTCAATGTGTCTAGAAAGAGAGGGTGGATTAATGAATATACTTGGTTTATACCATACCAAGAAGACTGTGACTATTGGACTCAAGAGAGGTGTTATGAGTTCGCCAAGACTTGTGGCACTAAGAAGCAGTTTGCTATGAGAGCACCTGGAGCGTATAAGGCTAGTATCCGTAATGAGTGGCTTGATACATATACTTGGTTCGACACATCTAAGACACCTAGGAAATGGACTTACGAGAAGGCAATGGAAGAGGCTAAGAAGTATAGTGGTAAGTTCGAGTTCAAGAAAAAGAATGGTGCTGCATACCAAGCTGCTCAACGTAATGGTTGGCTTAATGATTATACGTGGATGGTTAAAAAAAGTAAGGGAAGTACTTGATTTTTATTAAAAACATCTTATATTTTGAATATAAAATAAGAGTCGTTAAGACTCATTTAAAAATTAAAAAAAAATGGAGAAAATAAAAATAGCTCTAACCAAATGCCCAAGGCAACGTTTCCCTGGAGATAGGAAATTCAAAGATGTTGATAATCCAATAACTAATAAGGAAACTAAGGGTAATGGTAAATAATGTTAAAAGATTGGGATAAATTTGGTTATCTCAATCTTTTTTCGTAACTTTGCACCAAGAAAATATAAGTAAAATGTGTGATTTTGATTGTACATATTGTGTTTGGAATGGACAAAAATTATGTTGTTCCGCTTCTGATATGAAGGAAGTTGGAGAAAACGTAGTAGAAGAATATAATCTACTTTCTGGCGGCATAGGCAAACATTACTCAGAAAACTGGTATTATGGGTATGGCGTTAAACCAGAATGGTGTCCAATTGTAAGTAATGAGGCGAAAGAAGTTAATATTTTAACTAAAGACTTTTTAAACGCTGCGTTGAAAAAACATATGGATAATGAGTTTGAGTTTAACTATAAGACATACTGGGGAATGGAGGCAACTAATTTAACGTCAAAGAACTCTCAGATTAAAGTTACTTGTAAGAATCACAACATATCATTTGAAACATATCCACAAGAATTTCTAAATGGTAGCAAACTATGTCCAATCTGTAGAATGGAAAGATATGGATTTAGTGCTCACGATAAAAAGTTATATATTGCACACCCAAGAAGTCAACAAGATAAGGATATATGTGTGAGTCCATTATGCAAGGACAAAGCATTGGTTAATAAAATCGTAGTCTTTCTTAATAGTAATATAACTCCCAATATATACTATACATATTTTATCAATGATGACTACACCATTGATATTGAACCTGGATATGAATATGCTTGGCAAGGTCTTAACAACCCAAATAAAGGAGTTTCAGTGTCAGTTGAAGACAAATCCATACCAGAGTATATAAAGTTTGGTGAAGCAATAGTAAGCAGATTTACCATAACGTCAAAGATGTGGGATTCATTTACTGAGAAATGGATTCAAGGTGAAAGGGTTAATACTTTTGAAGGATGTCCAAGAAGAGTGTTTGGCGATTTTATATGTAAGGATGAAAATTTATCTTCTTTTATTGGGATGCCATCTTTTATTGGTGGGGTATTTGACCTATCCAACAATGTGTTTGATGATAATGCTTGGGAATATGCGAAAGAACACATTGAGTCTGAATTTGGTGATTATAAAATATCCAATAATAAGTTTGTAAAATATCGTAAGGAGCTATATTAATTATTTTTAACACAAAATATTTGGCTGACTAGTAAATTTTTCGTATCTTTGCACCGTCAAATAAATAATGATTGATAATATGATTATAAGAGGAAAAAACATAGGAAGACAAAGTGGTGCTGTTTCAATATGCGGTAAGGTGTTCACTGAATTGCTTAACAATATTGAAGACAGTGACCTTTTGGCAATGGACTCAGTTGATTTATTGACAATCATTAACCAAGGTATATTACCAAATAATGACTCTACTAGGAGTATACTTACCACAGAACCATTCTCAGACCAGAGAAAAACGGTTTTGGAAGGTATAAAGACTGCTATTGATGGTGGCGAAGATATATCAAAGTCAACTTACGATAGCAATGAAATACCAGAAGACAAAGAAGAGGATGAAGAAGAATCATCTAATAGTTCAAGTAGTAAGCGCAATAACACAACAGATAGTGAAAAAAGTAAGTCATCAGAAGATGATGAAGATGACAAGAAGCTTGCTAAGTTACGTCTTGTGAAAAATCTTAAAACAATTGATAATTCCCTAGTAAACGCCATAGATGATGGTGAGGCCATAGAAGTGCTTATTACCAACAAAATGAGAAAATTATGGGAATCTGTTATAAACAACGTTATCACATTAGACGATATTTACCAGGAGCACAAAAATTGTGGTAAATATTCTAAGATTGTGTTTGAGCGTTTTATTGATGAATATAAAGACGTTATAGGATATAAAGTTCCTAGCGGTTTTGGGTATAAGGTGAGAAAAAATGGCAATATCGTAGTAGTTGAGCCTAACCTTATGCAGAAGTTAATGGTTCATAGAGTTAAGAAGAATCATTGGTACGGCAATTGGTCTGGAATGGGTTCTGGTAAAACTTTATCGGCCATCATATCGTCAAGAGAAGTTGAGTCGCATTTAACCGTTATTGTTGGCGTAAATAGCACAATGCAGCAGTGGAAAAACGATATTCTCAATGCATTTCCAGAATCTACTGGAACTTATGTGCGCATCATAGATGATAATAAGTATGATAATATTGAGTTCGACATGAGCAAGTATAATTATGTACTTATACCTTATAGTAGGTTTTCTCAAGCCAATGAAGAACCTAGCTTGAAGCGCATTGCTGATTATAGGGTTGATTTCATTATCATTGATGAAGTACATAAGGCTAAAAAACGTGGAGAAGACGTGAAGGAATCAGCAAGGAGGGAAAGACTTGTTAAACTGATTAATTGGTCAAGAGAGATAAATAAGGATATGTTTGGTATGGTTATGTCTGGAACACCAGTCATTAATGAATTATCTGAGGCTAAGTCTTTATTATCACTGTTAACCAATAACAAGTTTGATGACATAAAGACTAATCGAACTTTATCTAATGCTCTAAAGCTTCATCAGATGCTTTTGATACATGGTTTAAGATTTGTTCCTAAGTATGACAAGGAATTAGTTATGCTTACAAGTGATAATACTGACTCTTTGTTAATAAATGGGGATAAGTATCTTGAGAGCTTGAAGGGGATTAAGTCAATTGATACTGAGAAAATGTTTGTTATGGATAAGTTGAATGCTATCGTACCTTTTCTTAAAAAAGGGGTGCTGATATACACACACTATACCACTGACTTTATAATACCCATACGTAAATTTGTTGAGAGTAAAGGCTTCTCAACAGCTATATACTCTGATAACAGAGAAACTCGTGACGATGAACTTGGACGTTTCCGTAATGGCAGTGCCGATATTATGATAGCGTCTGACCCTGTTACTACTGGAGTGGATAGACTGCAAGAGGTTTGTGATACAATGATTCTAATAACCCTTCCTTGGACTAATGCTGATTTTGAACAGTTGAAAGGGAGAATTTATCGTCAAGGAATGAACGAAGACGCAACTGTTAGGATTATTATCCCACAAGTAATTGTTCACGATGCTAACGGCAAAGAATGGAGTTGGGATAAGCAACGATTTGATGTTATTAAATATAAGAAAACCCTAGCCGATTGTGTAATTGATGGTGTCATACCACAGATGCAGTTTTATACTCGTGAGACTTTATACAGAAAGTCCGTAGAAGCATTGAAGACCTGGAAGGAACGAGTTAACTCTGATGATATTTTTGTTCGGCAAGATAGTGGTATTACTGTTAATTTGGAAGTCGAAACACAAGAGGTAGTAAAATCTCGTAGTTTATCAGTTGTCAAAGATACTCATTGCTTTGTTAATAGAGCAAATTCTTCAACTGCCCATAAACATTATTCTGAGCACCCAGAAGAATTGGTTAAGTATCACGATGCTAGAGATATTATCCGTTCCACTTGGGAAGAAGACCCACAAGATGTGATTGCGAGTAAAATTAATGAGTTACAATATTGTGGGACTATAGCAGACCTTGGATGTGGTAGAAATGAGTTAAAAAACAAAGTAGCAATACCGTATAATAAGTGGTTGTCATTTGACCATAGCAACGAATTAGGGGATGAAACTGTTATTAAAGCGGATACGACAGATTTATCGTCATATGTTGATAACGAGTCTTTGGACATCGCTATATATTCATTGTCTTTGTGGGGTGTAAATAAAATTGACTACTACAAGGAAGCCTATAGAATGCTTAAGAAAGGTGGAATAATGTATGTTGCAGAACCTACTGATAAAATTGACCAGAGTTTGTATTTTAGCGGTGCTATTGAGATTGGTTTTGAGATTACTAGCTATGACCGACATAATATGTTCACCTATTTTATATATAGGAAGAAGTAACTAGGACGTATTATGTCTCGTTCAGCAGCAAAACAGAACCTTGACGTGGAAGAGTTTCAGAAGCAGATGGCTGAAGCTGGCATCTATACCACAACTGCTGATAAGCAGACATTGGATGAGGCTCCAGATGCTTATAAGCCAATGGAAGAGATTGTCAAAAACATAGAGCCAACTGTGAATATCTTGTTCTTCATGAAGCCTAAAATGAACATCAAGGCATCAGAGGAATAATAAAAATGATTGGAGGTTAATAATAGCCTCCAATCATTTCTTGTAACATGACATTATTTATAAAATCTCTAAATGCGCAGTGAGCATTTTTATATTGTTTTGAGTAATTACGTTTTTCTTTCAGTGTTAATTGTTTGAATAGCCTCCATTGTTCAGCTTTGCCATAAGCGTAGCCGTAGTTTGTTTCGTTTGCATATGCCTCTAGTTCAAATGGTATGAACTTATAAGCCATGTGCCAACCAACGAATACCAATGGGAAATTGCATATCCATTGCCATATATACTTTAGATAATATAAGAGCCAAGAGTTTTTAGTGCTTTCTGCTTGCCTAACATGGATTGTTTCATGGCATTTTAGAACGCTGTCGATTTTATCACCGCTTTTGTTGATTTCTTGCGCGTCTTTAACTTTATTGCAATAAGCAACGCCAAAAAGGTTTATTATTCTGAATTTTGAAGGTAGCAAAAAGGCTATTTTAGCCGTTACTGCTTTAATTTTACTAGGTTTTTTCATATTTCTTGTAAATTTTACTATAAATATTTTGGTTTTTTAAAATAAAAAGTATATCTTTGCAATGTTAAAATAGTAAAATATGAGTTTAGAGGAGTTAAAGGAAACGTTAAAGGACAACAAAGTAGAATACTGTTCAGTTAGTACAGCAGAATTGGTTAACATTTATAAATTTGTGAATGTCAATTTGCAAATGGATTTTCAAACTCTTGATTATTATTACGAAATAAATGTTAATGAGTTACTTGAATCGGATTTTCCATCAAGTGAATTGGAAACATTGAAAAAACAAGGTTGGGCTTTTACAGAAGATAATAAATTTTTAGTGTTATATTTAAAAAACTAATTAAAACATGCAATATTTACAAGTAATCGGAAGACTTGGGGCTGATTCTGAACTCAAGACTTCAAAAAATGGAAAACAGTTTTTAACAATGAGAGTCGCTAGCAATGACTTCATTGGTGGAGAGAATCTTACCACATGGATTAGTGTCCTATGGGGTGGTGAGAGAGCTGTTAAAATGGCAGAGCACTTGAAAAAGGGTAGCCAAGTAATCATTAATGGTACGCCTAAGTATTCTTTGTACAAGGCTAAGAGCGGAGAGTCTGCAATAGACGTTTCAGTGTTTGCAGACCGAGTTGATTTCGTATCAAGCAATAGCGGTGGTACTCAGTCTAATGAAGCAGTTGCTGAAACAGGAACTTTCAAGAAAAAGGAACCAGCAGTTGCAGCAGCCACTGCAAAAAATGAGACAAACGAAGCTGATGATTTACCATTTTAATTAACATTTAATACTGCCCACCTTTAATGATGGGTAGTTTTTTATGAATTCATATTTTTTAACGCTTAAATTTTGGCTATTTCATTTATTTTTCATATATTTGCAAAAATGTTGAATAATAACTTTAATTTTTAGAATAATATGGCAACTAAGGCTAAAACAGTAGAAACTGTAGTTGATGTGAAGGACTACGAAGTAACAGATGTAGCTCCTAAGAAAACTGTGTCAAGACGTAAGGCTAAGAAAGTAGCTGAAACCATTGTGGAAGAAGCAGAAGCAGAGCTTAATGGTGAGAACATTAGTGGAAATCTGCCTCAGAAGAGAGTATCTGATGATGGTACGATTAACACGGAAAACTTGCCAGCTCAAAAGAAAGCTTATTATGCTGAAATTGCAAAAGTTCTTGACGAAAAGGACTTGACAAGTATCTCTAGCTATGGTTCTGACCTACAGAGGGCTATGGACACGTATTCCAATGATTTCTTGTCTCAGCAGATGGACTCTCGTACAAGCATCGAATCAGCAGAGCTTATTTCCAATCTTTTGGGTGAATTGCATGAAGTCAACATTGATGACCTTGAAGCACCTAGTAAGATGAAGAGGTTTTTGCGTAAGATTCCTATGCTGCGCAAACTTGTGGTATCTGTTGAACAGATTAAAGCCAAGTACAACACCATTCAGAAGAACATTGATGGTATTGTCAATAAGCTTGAGGCCACTCGTCAGATTGCAATTCGTGACAACAACCTTTTGCAGAAGCAGTTTGAAAACAACTGTGATTATGTAGGCCAACTTGAAGACCTTATCATTGCAGGTAAGATTAAGTCCGATGAGCTTGGAACACTGATTGAAGACATGAAGTCTAGGGCAAGTGAGTATGAGGACTATCAGATTAGCGACATCGAAGAGTACAAAAATTCTTTGGATAAGCGTCTCACAGACCTTACAATGCTTCGCTATGCGTTTAAGCAGTCTCTCACGCAGATTCGCATTATTCAGCGCACCAATATCATGGATGCCAACAATACAGAGTCTCAGATTGCCATGACAATTCCTCTTTGGAAGAATCAGCTTTCACTTGCAGTGGCTTTGTATAATCAGAAGCAAAGCCTTGAAGTTAGTAGTAAGGTTGCAAATGCAACCAATGAAATCTTCAAGAAGAATTCTGAAATGATGAAGACTCAAGCAATTGAAGTTGCAAAGCAGAATCAGCGCACTGTCATTGACATTGAAACGCTTCGTAAGACTACGACAGATTTGTTAGCTACGGTTGAAGGTGTTCAGAAAGCACAGCAAGAGGGTGCTCAGAAGCGTGCTGCTGCTGAGGCTGAAATTGCCAAATTGGAGAAACAGATGTCTCAGACAGCACTTGGTGTTGCTGAATCGACACAGCGTGTTATTGCCAAGGAACTTCAAAATGATGGCATAAGAATTCTTGAGAAGTAATGGCAAAAATAATTCCATCTAGAATACCGCCTCCCACTAGGGTTAAACTCCCTAGTGGGTTAGGTGCTGTTAAGATAGTAACAGACATACAAGGTAATAATCTTTTATTAGACACAGATAGCGGTATTATTTTTCCGTTGTCTATGATGATAGACACTAGTGAAATGGCTTTATATAAAAGTGCAAGAAGTTTAATGCTAATAGACGAAATTAACAACGCTGCTTGGGAAGCTATGGGCTACCCTCGCAAACGCAGCACACCAAAGGTTGAGAAGCTATTTTCTCAGCCTAAAGAGTTGTTTGAAGCTGTTGACTTTACCGACATGAGCGTGGTAAGTGAACCAAAGCATATGATACCTAAGTTTATTGAAGGTGAGAAGTATGCTTTAAGGGGTGTAGCTTGCGATGGGTTTAAGATGGAAGAGAAAGTCTATGAACTTGTTGGTATAGTTGATGAGTTTCATGGAGTTAAAGTTGATTCTGTCATCGTAAAACAAGTAGGTGGAGAAAAAGGATTAATATTCACATTATCTAAAAATGACTGTGCACAGCTTGGAATTGAATATCAGACTGGTTTGCAGCTTTTTCCTAAGAAACTAGCTTGGAAAAGGGTTAAAGACATTATACCATTTGATAAGAACAACTTAGGTACTACTCCATTGTCAGACATTGATAACACCGTTAGAAACATACTTATAAGACTTGATGGGTTTAAGGATTACTTTGATGGGTATGTCCTAACTCCTAGTGGTCATCTTATCACCGAAAAGCAGTTTGAGAAGAGTGTAAGGATTCAGACGATTGAACCACTAGTATATGGCAACGGTTATATCACCAAAGATAAAACAAATTTGGATATTCAGATTGTTTATCCAAAAGGTATTCTGTTCAATCATGGCAATTTCATATCATCTGAGGATACTATTTACATCTTAATCAAACTAACGAAAGAAGGTGTAGAAGACTCAATTGATAGATGTTTTGGCGTTGATAGGGCTTATTTCGATGGTGTTAACCCAAATGAGTATTTCACAATTAGTTGGGATGAACTAGGTGCAATTACCATTGAAGAGTACGAAGCTGAAAAGGAAAGGAAAGCTAAAGAAGCTGCTGAAAGGGCTAGAAGAGAAGAGGAAGAAAAACGTAAAATAATAGAAGCAGAGGAAAAAAGAATCAAAGAACAAAGGAAAAGGGCAGAAGCAGCAGTTTTCAGAATGAAAAACTACAACATTAAAATGCCCACAATTCCTTCTTTGCCACGAATGAATTTCAATGGTAGTGTGGCATCAGTTGACATGATGGTAAACTCTCTGAGCAACTATGTGAAGTCTCTTAATTCTTCTATCGCAATTATGAAAGAAGACTTGAACACAATGTGTAAACTCAGTGGCGTAAAAAAGAATAGAAAAATTACAATTGATGATGATACAAACAAACTTTATAATTTATTTGAAATGCTATGAGAATAGTAAATGAGCCAAAAGAAATAGACGGAATAAGGGTAGTTCAAGATTATAAGGAAATCGAAGAAGCCCTTAAAAATGGTGAAACCGTATATCATTGGGAAGCTGGAACATCACTTCGTCCGTTGATTAACCACATGGAATACTGCAAGATTAAACCTTGTGTTCCACATGACGTTCAAAGAGGCGATTGTGTATTCTGCCTTATTGATGACGGATACGGCAACGAATATCCTATGGTGCACCAAGTGTGGGAAATATCAAGTTCAAGTCACAATCATGAACTTTGGTTTAAAATTGGTAGCACTGGAACGTCCGTTTTCGGATGGACAAAGAAAGTCTATGGCCTTGCAAAGGGCACGGACATATACCAACAGGTTACTGACGAAATAAGAGCCTCTTGGGAAGAACATAATGGGGAATAAAAATATTTTTCATTTTCCATTTAATTTTTTTTGAAATACATTATATTTATAATAAACAGTTAATAATAATATGATTACTTTTAGTCTACATATAGAACAGCCTAGAGAGCTTGGATATGAATACCCAAGACTAGGTGGCATGTCCATATGTTAAGTGTAGACTCAATCATTTTATTATTATATTTAAACAAGATTTCTTCTTACATCGGCAAAATATAATGTATAGGTGGGTAGTCTACGGATTATCCACCTTAAATTGTTTAAATACGTTAAAAATTGGCTAAAAATTTGGATATTCCGATTTTTTTTCATATATTTGCAACGTGAAAACAAAAACACTATGTTGGGTTGGCCAAATTGGTAAGGCATCACACTCTCACTGTGAAGACTACGAGTTCGAGCCTCGTACCCAATACAAAAAGATGTTAGAAAAGGTGTAGTTCGAAAAGTGGGCGAGAGATTCACGCCTCCAACACAGCATCTTTCTTTAATGGCGCATTCGTATATCGGTTAGTACATCAGATTTTCATTCTGGGAAGAGCGGTCCGACTCCGCTATGCGCTACAAGTGGGAACTTACAGCAAGTATTATTGAATTAACAAGTAATTAAATTTGGGTTTTAAGAATACGGTTAAAAATGTTCCCTTTACTTTGGGGTTTAGTATAATGGTAGTACGCAAGACTCTGACTCTTGGTCTGTAGGGGTTCGATTCCCTTAATCCCAACAACTACATCGTATCAGAGGAATGGGTATGGATTATTTAAGAAAATTGCAAGTCTTAATGCCACATCTGGGACAAATGAGAGATACAGTCAATGAAATGAGGGGGTCGTTGCTAGCAGAGACCTTAAACAATGATACCCACGTTAGACATGACTCGAAACGCTTTAGTTTCTACGTTGGGTTCGAATCCCACCGATGTAGCAAAAAAAGATTCCGAGGGCGAAATAATTTATTTCAATGGGGATACTGAATTGACAGTTGGAAGACCTTGTAGTGGCAAACATGTGATTGAGGTCAGTGTGATTGGTAAAGCAACCAGATGGAGACTGTGAAAGGGAAAAGCAGTGAGAATCTGCACTTCGAGGTAAATAAAAGTGGTGATGGATTGAAAACTTGTAGAAGTAATTCTACATCGAATATGAAGTCTATTTGCCTTTGAGTTAATTGCTCTATGACAGATGTAGGAATCTTTTCTAAAATGAAATTATATTATGAGTATAGAAAAAAGTTTCGATAGTGCTTTCAAACGAATGAAAGACCGTAATTGGGAGAAAATATACGTGCTTGTGGATATTCACGACACTGTATTTGAGGCTTGCTATCACGAGAAAGAAGAGTATAAGTGGTATCCTTTTGCAAAAGAAGCATTGGACATTATGAGTCATGCACAGCAGATTTCTCTCATACTATGGACATCAACTTATAAAAGCATAATAGATGAGTATATTGGATATTTTAAAGCTAATGGCATTCGGTTTGATTATATTAACCGAAACACTGAAACGGAAAATACATCGTTGTCTTGTTTCGATGAGAAAACATATTTCAACGTAGGTATTGATGACAAGTTTGGGTTTGAGGCAGAAACAGATTGGGAGATATTGTATAACTACCTTGTAGAAGGTATTAGATTAGGGAAGTTTAAATGAGTATTATGGATGAATATAATGAAAGATGGAAGAAACGTTGTGACGCATGCTCTTGTAACCCTTGTGATGGGCGTGATAGAGCATTAAGGGTGAAATGTCCATATCCGTGTTGTTATGACGATAATAAATAAATGAAATAGAAAAATTAAGGTAACGATATACTTGTTGGCTACAAAAAGATATAAAATAAGCTAAAAATGAGGTACAGACTGAAAATAGTTGCTGAAAAATTTGTTTTTCTCAAATATTTTTCGTATCTTTGCACACAGATAAATAAGATACGGATAAAATATATTAGAGACATTATGATTAATTTCAGTAAATTCAATTCGCTGTACTCAGTGGCTACCTACTTTAACACTGAGGAAAAATGCCAACAAGCCCTCGTTGAGTCTCGTTGGGGTGATGATGTCGTATGCCCTCACTGCGGTCAGCACCATTGCCACAAGAGAGCCGATGGTCGTTTCTGTTGTTCCAACTGTCACAAGAACTTTAGTGAGAAGGTTGGTACAATATTCAATAACACCAAGATTGACCTTCGCAAGTGGTTTATGGCGATGTATCTGATTTCTTCTCACAAGAAGGGTATCAGCAGCCATCAGCTTGCAAGAGACATTGACGTGACTCAGAAGACCGCTTGGTTCATCCTACAGAAGATTAGAACTCTGTTCGCACAAGATGACACTATCGCCCTTGAGGGTGATGTTGAGTGTGACGAGGCTTACATCGGTGGTAGAGAGAATAACAAGCACAAGAGCAGACGCACACCAGGAACTCAAGGTCGTTCAACCAAGACCAAGACACCTGTGTTCGGTATGGTTCAGCGTGGTGGCAAGGTGATTGCTGTCAAGTGCGAGAAGACTGATGGTGCTACTCTGCTGCCTCTAATTGTGAAGGCTAAGTATGTTCTTGAACACGAAGAAGAAGAGTACCCATTACATTCTAAGGGTTATGGTATGTGGTGGAGTGGCTTCTTTAGTTGTTTGAAAGAGGTTACATCAACTATAGATGCCGTAGAAAAAGAATCTGCAATAAAGGAGAGTTGATATGAATACGATTACACTTATACTGATAGCAATTGGGTTAATTATAGTTGTATCAGTAGCAGGATATTTGTGCTATGTAGGCTTCAATATACTGAAAGGTATTAAAGAAATCTTGAATGTAGGTAAATAAATAGCGTATGGCATCAAATCTATTTGGACTAATACTTATAGTTGTCGTAGGTGTCTATGACTTCGTAAATGAATTGAGAAAATATGAAAGGGGTAGCGTATGATAAACATCCAGCGCACGAAGAACATAGATGACTTGGCAAAGGTTCAAGCATTGATGCGAGAATATTTCAAACCTCACGAAATAGTCTCAAGCAATGAGTTTGTCTATTACACTGAGAACTATAGTAAACTGTATAGCGGAGAAGATTACTTCGTCTACAAGATTGAAGATGACGGTGAGTTGATAGGTATGCTATCAGGTGTAAAACTCAATGAGTTCGTAGTAGTTGATTATTTCATCATTGATACAGCCCATAGACGTTCATCCAAAGAGGTAATGAATAGGGTGATAGACATATTGAAACAATTCAAACGTCCAGTTGTTGTAGAGGCTGAGTCAGAGGGGTTGTGCAGATTATATCAGATGTTTGGCTTCAAGAGGTTCAGTGAGCCATACAAGTATGTGATGCTTAATGTATGCTTACAGAACAGAACGAGCAAGGCATCATCATACGATTCTAATCTTCTGTACTTGAGTCCTAATAATATGGATTTCGATACAACGAAACAGACCATTTACAGTAAACACTATATGAGGTGGAATAGTATCTACGGTGACGATTTGACAAAAGAGTATAAAACAGCATTAGGCATATAAATGAGATTGAAATATGAGTACATTTATTCAATTTTTATTAGCGTGTTTGTTCACGTTCCTTATTGGCTACAAATTAGGTCAACACAGTAAAGTAAAGGAGGATTGAGATATGGATAAGAAAGAAATTACAGAAGAGACAATTGCAATGAACGAGAGACTTAAAAAACTTGAGCGTGAAACCAAATCAAGTTTAATTTTGTCTAAGATGAAATGCAAAGACTTTCATTATAATGTATGATAAATATGATACAAGATTTATTGAAACCAGAAATTAAAAATGACATCAAGAATACGCTTTCTAAGCACGGATTGATGCGTGGTGATAAGTATGCAGCAGAGATATTGCAAGAACTTGCTACAGAATTCTCAGAGAATATTATTGTTAGTTCGTTATATCCACCTTATTAATATTTGTTACTATGACAAGAGAAGAATTATTAGAACTGATACAGAACGATGAAGAAATTCAACGTGCCATTAAGGACGCAGTAGACAGTGAGAACTACCGTGCTGATGCAAGAGAAGCAGCAGCGTGGGTATAATAAATAAGGTATGAACATCACGAAAGAAACAACAGATTGGGGTGTAGTTTATCATTACAAGAATGATTGCTGTAGGTTTGCTCTATATGCCTATAATGATGATAAGAATACTATGTATCTATCAAACGTAAAGGTAGAGCAATCAGCAAGAGGTCGTGGACTTGGTAACAGAATACTTGAACTTGCTGATAAAGAAGTCAAGAAGTACAATTATACTGTAATATGTCTGAAGGTGCTAAAATCATCTTGGGTACACGATTGGTATGCTAATCACGGATATAGTGATTTCTGTTACGATGATGAAGATGCTGATTATGTGTGGATGAAACATACTTTATAACGAATAAACAAGATTGAGATATGAAGTTGAATAAATCAAGAAAGGAAGAACAAAAGTTCATACCGTATATCAAGATGGGTAGTTTTGTCTCTGATATTCATAGGTCTGTTCATGCAGTAAGTCGTTCTTCTGAATCTTATTTGGTTAAACCATATGTGGTGTGAGTTGGCTTGGAAGCAGTCATTCTCTTAAATTGCGTGTAACAGCAAGCACCACTTACTATAGTCGGTGGCAGAGCATACTCTAATATATTTTATCCAACTTAGCTTGGTGGAGTATGTGAATATTTTACCAGGCGATGCTCTCGCCACTGACTTTCTAATAAAAATAATTTAAAGATATAGCCAACAGGTATATCGTTACCAAAATTAAATAAACATAAAAGCATACACAGTTCACCACTGTGGTCAATTCGAAAGGATTGTGGTTGAGAAACCTATGCTTAATTCGAGGGGTAACGGCAGCGGTCTGTAAAACCGCCCTGCATTAACAAATTGTCGTAGTGGACTCGCAGTAAGTGTGTTCAAGTCACACCCCCTCGACAAAACTATCTAGGTGTAGTTCAGTAGGTAGAACGCGGCATTTGGGATGCTGGGGTCGAAGGTTCGAGTCCTTTCATCTAGACAAAACAGGTGGAAACGGCATCATTGTTCTGCAAATATAGCCGTGTTGATATAGCAGAAGTTCGTAGGTTTGAATCCTACCCACCTGACAAAGGAATCTTGCAGCATAAGGTAAAAACTCCAGATGGGTAGCTCAATGGTAGAGCCTTGGATTTTACCAAGAGATTAGGGTTCGACTCCCTACCTACCTTAGTTTAAAGGATTCCGTTTTTTAACATGGGCTGTCAATGTGGTAGGGAAACGCTAGTCGGTTAGGCGCACGAAGACCATACAGAACGATGGGTTCGAGTCCCATACAGCCTACGCATTGGGGGATTGTAGTCACCGCTTTGGACAATGCTCGGAAGTCTACATAGAAGAACAGACTTGATAAGAAGTAGGCAAACAATAGTCATATAATAGTAGTACTGTAAAAATGATAACGATATGTTGAGGTAATTGATAGTAACTAGTAATGGTATATGCTCGTAATGGTATATACTACTGTTCAAATATGGTGATTGTAGCTCAGAGGAAGAGCGCTTGGCTGTGAACCAAGAGGGCGAGATTTCGAAATTCTCCTTTCACCCTAAAAAAAAAGCATATATGTACTAACTGTGGTAAAGAATTAACATACGAACAAAGAAACAATAAATTTTGTTGTCATAAATGTTCAGCTGAATATAGATATAATGAGTTAATTCAAAGATGGTTAAGTGGAGAAAATTTTGTGAAAGGTGGACATCAAATACCAACATTTATAAAAAAATATTTAATGGAGTTGCATAATAATAAATGCGAAAAATGCGGTTGGGGAGAAGAACACCCAATAACACACAACATTCCATTAGAGGTTCATCACATTGATGGGGACTGTACAAATAATAAATTAGAAAACCTTCAATTATTATGCCCCAACTGCCATTGTTTAACAGAAAATTTTGGCAGTTTAAATAAAAATAGTAAGAGATTTCATAGAAGTAAAATTAAATTAATAGAATAAATGTATACGCAGGTTTGAATCCTGTCGTACACCCAAATATGAAAAAAAGAAAATTTTATCGAATGGCAGAAAAAAGATTTCCAAACGAAAAAGATAGGGAAATGCTGAAACTATTGGCAGAAGGTATAAGAATAGGCGGTTCAGAAGAACCTACCAAAGAAGAAATGGGATTTTAACGTCAAAAAAAAAATGGTAAAAAAATTAGAAGGAAATATAGTTAAATGTTCAAAATGCTGTTCTTATTTGGAATATAGTGCATCTGACATTGAAGAAAAAGAGTGTTCCTATGGTGTTCAGTCATATGCTGGAGAAACCTATATTGGTAAGTTTATCACTTGTCCAAGTTGCGGAAACAAAATAGAGGTGGATTGAAAAAAAGTTCTTTGAAAATTTGGAAATAAAAAATATTTTGTATATCTTTGCAAAACATAAGGAAACATACAGCAAGTATTACGCAAGCATTTGACTGATAATCAAAGGGTCGTGAGTTCGAGTCTCACCCTCCCCACAAAATCAGATAACTTGGGGAGGTAGCTCAGTTGGTAGAGAAAGCAAAAAAATGTTTCCGAAACCATAAGGTAGGAATGGAGTTTGGTAACGCAGGAAGTATCCAAGGTTCTCCACGTTAAATAAAAAAACTGCGAGGTTTATCACTTGCATCGTTTTATCTAGGTGTGGCGCAATAGGTAGCGCACGGCATTTGGGATGCTGAGGTTGTCAGTTCGAGTCTGGTCACCTAGACAAATTGATGGTTCAGTAAGAGGATTGCGCAAGGCGGCACTAAAAGAAACTAGAGAGTAGTGAATCCTATGAATGGGCGAATGATTTTGTAGGAGCGCAGCCTATCGGCAACATGGGTTCGAATCCCATACCATCAACCTAGGATACTAACAGCAAGTGTGACTTTTGTTACAGCTTTTTGGTTCGAATCCAAATTTTTCCGTCAAAAATAGGAAGAAAGCCTCTTCGGAGGTATTGGTTAAAACAAAAGTATCCGTTTTTTTTAATTAAATGTTATGGGCGAATATCAAAAAATAACAAAAGAGCATATTGATTTTCCAAGGTATTGCTATTTCTTCATTAAGGAAATTCAAGACAGCATTGATGAATATGACGTCAAAAATGTCGGTGATGAAATAGAGGTTACAATAGAAACATCTAGTTATCCTTATTGTTCTGATGCATTTACGTTGATAATAAAAGCGTTCACAAGAAAAAGTTTTTATGTGAGCACTCCAACATATAAAATGGTTAAGAACAATGGGGTTAGAACGTATACATACAAATGGAAATTAAAGAAAATTGATAAATTACCATTCTAAAATTTGGGATTTACAATTTTTTTGTATATTTTTGCATTTGAAATAACATTATTAAAAAATAGCACAATTAAAAAAAGTTATGAGAAAATTAATTTTAATGTTGGCACTTTTTAGTGCCGTAGTTGGTGCAAAGGCACAGATTGCAACTGAGAACAGTTCAGCACTTGATAACATTGGCATCGGTATCACTGGTGGCGTTTCAACTCCGCTTGACTTCAACTCAGTTTTCCCTCTCAACACAAATGTTGGTCTTAAGTTCACTAAGGATTTCACTCCAGCATTCGGTTTCCAAGTAGAAGGTTTGGCATTTTTGAATGACAACCATTTCACTGACATCAAGACATCAGTAAAGGCAACAAACGTAGGTCTTAATGGCGCACTCAATTTGTCAAATGTATTTGGTGGATACCAAGGTACTCCTAGGAAGTTTGAAGTTAGTGCAATTGCAGGTATCGGTTGGCTTCATACATGGAACACAAGTAACAACTATCTAAGTTCTAAGACAGGTCTTGACTTTGCTTGGAACATTGGTAAGAAAAAGGCTCATTCGTTGGTCTTGACTCCAGCAATCTATTGGAATCTCCACAAGTTTGGTGATATTCAGTTTGATAAGCGTGGTTCACAGTTGGCACTTAACGTAAGTTATGTATACCACTTCAAGACTAGCAACGGTACTCATCACTTCAAGACTTATGACATTGGCGCAATGAATGCTGAGATTAGCCGACTCAATGGTGCTCTTGATGAGTGTCAGAGACTACATCCAGTTGATACGGTTGTAACGCAAGTTGTTGTTGAGAAACCTATCTTCCGTGTTGTTGAAAAGACTAATGAGTGGACGGTTGAGTTCGCTTTCAATAGCGCAGAGCTTACAAGTGATGCAAAGGCAGTTCTTAACACAATCGGACAAGATGGTATCGTTGACGTGTTCGGATATGCATCACCAGAGGGTAGTGAAGCTTATAACAAGGAGCTTTCACAGCGCAGAGCAGATGCTGTTGCAGAGTACCTTAAGGCTCGTGGTGTGAGAGTTAATAAGGCCGTAGGTGAGGGTGTTAAGCTTAACCGTTTGGCAATCGTTAAGCCAACTACTGTTCAGTAAAGAGTTTTAGGAGAATACTAAAAAATAAGGCGTTGGCGGTGAATCGTTAAAACCGCAAGTTTATCGACTATCAAATGTCTACATTCTCCTCATTTCTGCAAAGTAGGTAGTTAGATAAACGGTTGCTGCGAAAAGTAAACAGCTCACGAACTAATACCAAACTAGATGTTCTTGTCTTTTCATTAAATATATGTGTTCATAAAATACATTTGTGGAACATCACTAAGTTAGTTCACCAAGCGAGTGTAGTTCAATGGTAGAATGTCAGCCCTCCAAAGGACTGAAAATGAAGTGCTATGGCGAGAAATCCCATAGTAGAATCTCCCTAAAACGGTGGAAGTCCTTACGAGTAGTATAATAATAAATCGTACTGTATAAGACTATCAGTGCCTCCTAAACAATAATGGGGAAGGATAATACCGTGCTAAATTGAGAATAATAGGTACAAGAAAAGGAAAAACCTTGTAAGTAAGTCTATTTAACCAATAGTTTATTCTCATAAATGTGTAGAGAGTATATAGGAGATACCTAAGTTGAAATTTATATTTGAACTTGCCAAGAGGATAATAGCGTACAACTCTTTGCGTAATATATAGAGCCTATTGGGAAAAAGAAGAGGAAGAATGTTCAAATATATCTTGCAAGAATTTCAATATGGTAAAGATGTATTCCAGACTACAACAGACAAATGAGCTTAGAAGAGTTAAATATGCCTTGAAAGGGAAGCATTTGTTTGGCTATGGTAACATAGTGTGGTAAGCAAGCTGAATATGACGGTTCGATTCCGTTCACTCGCTCAACGTGGAAACGTACAGCAATGTATATCGTTTAAAAAAGCATTACAAGCTAGGGGTCGCAGGTTCGAGTCCTGCCCACGCTGCTAAATTATAATAACATAGCGTGGTAGCTCAGTCGGCTAGAGCACTTAAAATAAACAACAAACGTTTCCTTAAAATATCGTGTACATACTACTTGCTAGATTATCTGCACGTTAAAAAAGACCATCAAAAGAGATTTGAGGCTCAACGTAACGTCAGTAGTCCCTGAAGGAATTCAAACTATTGCCTCATCGTAGGTGGAGGAAGTTTTTCAGTTTTACGGTTATAAAAACTGACTTTGCAGTGTTGGTGTTAATGGTAGCATATAACCTTGCCAAGGTCAAGGAGGGAGTTCGAATCTCCTACACTGCTCAATAAAACTAATTCAATATGGAAAAATGTATGCGTTGTGAGCATGACCTAATTCTAGAGGGAAACTTTATGCTCAGTGAAATCAACGGAGAAGATTTGAGTGAAGAAGACGATGCAATGGTGACTTATGCCCATTGTCCTTACTGTGGCGCAAGGTATGAATTAACAGATACGCCAGAATCTGAAAAGAGGAATTATCCATATTGGAAGATTGGGGTGTAGCTTAGACAGTAAAAGCACATGCCTTATAAGCATGAGATAGTGGGAGCATTATCCATCGCCCCTACAATTATTCAATCGCTTTTTTTTATAAAGGAAACAAACAGCAATATTTGTTCAAAACAGCTAATCGTAATTGATTTCGTGGGTTCGAATCCCACACTTTCTTAGATGAAAGTTGGTGGAGTGGCTAAACACGGCAGTCTAAAAACAATTGTTTCCGAGTTTTTATTATGGGGTAGTGGCGCAATTAGGTTGAGACGCACCACACTTAGGATGTGGAAACCGAGAGGTTTGTGGGGGTTCGAATCCCTTCTACCCTACATAGATAACTGAAAAAGTAGGATTGGTAGTGTCCATCTTCTAAGGAGTGACAGTACTCAGTAAGTGGTGAGGTAGTATGTTTTATGGGTTTACACCTCGTATAAAAACCCTAGGTGCATCCAAATAACTTGGGAGTTGCAAATCCCTAATAGGCGAGAGACGAGAGGTCGAAGTCTGAGAATCTGAAATATAAGACCGAATGAGGCTCGTGAAGTCAAGTTGGAGAACCTTTAAAGCCGCTGCTGGATTCTTGGTCGAATTGTAAACGTGAATCGTGAGGCGTAAAGTATATACGTTGTCTTTGGTGTAACAACACATTCAGTTATTTTTAGTTTAAAATGATATTTATTATAAATTAAAATAATAGATGTCATTTTTGTTATGATTAAAAATAATCTCATAGAATCCATAGTAAAAGAAGTAATATTAGAATATGGTGGCGTGTCAAATGATATTATGCAAATATCTATAGCCATTTTTAATTTGATATATGAACATCATAGAGAATATAGAAGCCAAACGTTCCAGATTGGTGATAAAAAAATATATGGTAAAACATTTAATTTAGATATTGATAATATTCAAACATTGTCTTTTTTAAATGGAATTACTGTCAATTTGTATTATTATAACCCACAGAATGAAACGTTTGATGACGTTATGGATTTTATTTCTAGTAATGGCTATTTGAAAAATAACTTTTCTCCTAGTAATAGAGTGATAACATTTTCGTTTGTGTGGGCAATGACAGATGCTATACCTCATAGGGAAAAAAACTATATTGTATCTACAATTAATCACGAAATAAAACATGCTTATCAGTCATATAGAAGAGGTGGTACTAATATCACACCCCAGTATTCAAAGGCGCAAAGAGAAATAGAAAACAAATTTGGTTTTAATTCAGCCGCAAATACCCCTATTAAACAAATTGTAGATTATACGATACCTTGGATATATTATAGATTAGATAGAGACGAAATAGATGCGTGGGTTCAAGAAATGTATATGGAGTCACAATATGAAAATGACATCAGAGACACTAAGACCTATAAAATGCTATCTGGTACAATTAAAGACTACAAATTGTTGAAACGAGTGTATGTTTCAAAAGATGATTATTACACAAAAGATAACACAAAAGAATATATTGATGCATCTATTAGGAGAATAGATGAACCAAAAAACTATTTTAAATTATGCGATGCCAACATTTCTTATTTGATTAAGAAAATGAGAAGGGTCATTGGAAGATGGAATGAGGAAAATGGTACTGCTAGAGGTAGTTTCAAAAAATATTCATCAAAGGAGATTCCACAAGGTGATATATTTGTTAAAAGAAATAAAGGAATTTATGATATTTTGAAAAATTGGTATAGAAATAAGTTAAAAAGGTCAAAATAATTTGGCTATTTCAATTTTTTTTCATATATTTGCAACGTAAATAGAAAATGTTATGGGAAGGTTACTATTTATTTTATTTTTGTTTATATGGGGATACATGCTTATTATGCTAGTTTGTTTTTCCCCTAAGAAACGTCCAAGTAAAAAGGAAAAAATGAAATCCTTTAAAGAAGAGTTGGAAGAATATTCTAAAAAAAGAAATAAATAAAAATGAGAATAATTGGAATAATCGTATTGGCGTTTTTAGTAGCATTTATAGGCATAATGGTGTATGAATTTCGCAATGCAGTAGAAGTTCCACCAACAGAGCCTTTTTTGCACGATGACTACGACCCCAAAAATGACCCAACATTGAGTTAATGTAAATGCATCCGTAGCTCAATGGATTAGAGCAACGGCCTTCTATGTAAAATTGGATGCTATGGCGAGAAATCCCATAGTAGAATCTCCCTAAAACGGTGGAAGTTCTTTTAAGTTAGAGTAATAAGTTGAAGTTACATTGGAACACAAAGATGCCCAATCGCTTATGAAAAACACACTAACCAATAATGTGTAAGGATTATACCGTGCTAAATTGAGAAGAGCCATCAATAAAATGGAAGAAGATGGATAGTGAAAGATTCTCATAAATGTGTAGAGAGTATATAGGAGATACCTAAGTTGAAATTGAGAGGCAATAAGATACTCAACCGTGTATAGTAGTGTAAACGTATAAAGCACGCTCAACTTGCGCAAGAATTTCAATATGGTAAAGATGTATTCCAGACTACAACAAATTTAACGCATCATCGGTTGGATGCATGGGGACATGTGCCTCGTATATACGTTATTGTTAAGTTTGGCTATGGTAACATAGAGTAGTACGAAGCCGTAGGTTCTGGGTTCGAGTCCCAGCGGATGTACATCGTATCTAGGAAGCCCAGTTGCGCCTAGCTGCGTGTCAGTAGGAACGTACAGCAGTTTGATTAAAATTTACACGAACAACATTTTTTAATTCAGACTAGACAAGGGTAAGAGAAGCGTTAAATCATCATTGCGAGGCACTTACCTATGCTCCTTAAGTAAGAGCGAATGTCGAGCCAAGACATAAAATTGGTCGTTCCTTTTTATGTAGGGGTAAAACGTAATGGATGACCGTCCTGGTCTACGAAACCAGTCTATCGAAAGATAGTTGTGGGTTCGACTCCCACCCCCTATACAAAAAATAGTTCAAATACTTGAATTTTTTGAATTTTTTTTTAAAAACTTCTGAAAAAATTTGGGAATTAAAGATATTTTTTATATCTTTGCATTGTGAAATTTTTAAATAACCATATTAACAATGGACAATAATGAAACATACGCACCTATTAGATTAGAAGGTGGAGCTTTTTACAGAAGTATTAAAAGCATAGAGTTTACTCCAGTACAAGAAGGTGAAAAAATGGAGGTAGCAGTACCGAAGGGAAAAATTTATTTTTGGAAACTTTGGGGGATAATACCTCTTATTCCACTTCATGCGAAACATAACTTATACAAAGCAAGTGGCCGTATGTGCCGTTTTGCAAAATTGAAAGATGCTGCTGAAAGTAAGTATGGATGGCATCATTATTTCCTAAAGAATGACACCGTATATTTTAAAGCAGAGGTCGATGTGTATTGTTCTGATTATAACAACAATGTACATAAAAGATTTACTTCAAATGAAGCTGCCATGCAGTATTTTAATGAGGTGAAAGAAAAGTGCAAAAAGTATGAAAACTACTTAAATTAAAAAAATACAAAAAAAATTACAAAAAAATAGAACTTTTTGAGAGTTAATATATAATTATAGAAAAATCAATTAAACTTTTATATCATGAACACAACTATTAAAAATATCGTTAAGACATCTGATTCATTTGCGAATAGTAAATGGAATGATACAGTTGTGTTTAATTCAGACGCAGTTCTAGAACAGCTAGACGGTGATATAGAGGTATGAAAGGTTTAATGTAGGCACTTACTTCACTATATATTTCCCAAGCTGTTGAAGAACTCTCAAAAAAGTATTCAGCAGCTTTTTTATGTGCCTATAGTTAAGGTATGTTAAAGTGGAGAAAAAATTTGGCTATTTGAAAAAAAAATCATATATTTGCAAAAAAAAATGGGAAAATTAGGCAAGATGATAAATTTGGCTCAAGAGATTCTTGATAAAATTGACAAATGAATATTGGGGCTGTAGCTCAGGTGGTAGAGCAGAGGACTGAAAATCCTCGTGTCGGTGGTTCAACTCCACCCAGCCCCACAAACTAGGTAACAACAAATGCAGCAATGCAAGTAACTCCGACACGTAGCATGCGAGGGGAGTGCAGACCTAGTTTAACAATGCCGTGTTAGCTCAGTTGGTAGAGCGTCACCCTTGTAATGTGAATGTCGTGGGTTCGAATCCCTCACACGGCTCAAAAAATTAGTTCAAATAGTGGCGTAGTTCAGTGGTAGAGCGTTGGTCTGTCTAACCAAAAGTCGTGGGTTCGAATCCCATCGTCACTGCAAAATTGAAATTATAATAACTATGCATAAAATACGTAACACAAAGCATATTGAGGTGTTAAATTCTCTTATTGGAACTACACCTTTTGGGTGTATAAATCCTTTATCTAAAAAAATGTTATGGAAATTATGTATACTACATAATTGGGATAGGAAAAAAGTTTTAAAGGATATTAAAGATGATACCTATTGGGTACATTTTTGTAATGACTAAATATGGATGCGTGTAAGGACTCCTCTGGGGAGTGACCATATACAATGGTAAAAAAACATAGGTTCGAATCCTATTGCATCCACAAAATTGGAGGTGTAGCTCGAAGGTCGAGCAAGTGGCTGTTAACCATTAGGTGTGGGTTCGATTCCCTCTACCTCCGCAATGTTTCATCAATTAATAACTCAGTAGTATGTGGAAAGATGTCAAAAAGACAATTTTAGAACACAAAAGGGAGAAATGGACAGACATATACCATAAGCTGAAAAAGGATTTTACCTTGGACAGAGGTTATGTTGAATCTCTTCTAAAGCATGAGAATGAAAATGTTGTGAATGCTGCAAAATGGCATTTATGGGTACTTGACAATTACAACGTAAGAGTTGACTATGAGAATGTGGTTTCAATTAAGTTGATAATCCCATCTTTCTGCCAAGCAAAGTGTGAGTTTTGTTTTATGAACGGATATAAGAACATGGAGCATGACTATGACTTATTCTTGAGCAGATTTATTGATTCTCTTGGCGATGTGGTTGATAGAGTATACGGCAAACAGCCAATTAGTCTTGACATAACTGGAAATGAACCAACGTTCAATCCAGACTTGTTAAGGAAAGTGTTAAGGAGGCTAAAAAACTCTAAATGGTTGGATAAAATTAACAGAGTGACCCTTACCACAAATGGATATAAGCTGAATGAAGTTTTAGATTCATTAATTGGCGTGGTTAACTATGTAAATATTTCAATTCATCATTATAATTTAGATGCACGAAGAGAGATATTTAACACTTGGAGAATTCCGACAGACGAAGAGCTTACTAGCTTGATAGTACAGCTTCTTGACAGAAACATAACAACATCAGCAGTGAGTGTTGTGTATAAGGAAATTGAGAACTTTCCTACATTCGTTGAGAATTTTGTCGAATGGGCTAAGAAAATAGGGTTTGAATCTGTTCGTTTCAGAGGTGATTGTGCAACTGGTAAGTTTGCCCCAACTTTCAACAAATACATAGAAAAGGTAAAGGCAACGGACAAGTACAAAATCATACAAGAGGAAAATACAAATGATTCCCATTGGTTGCGACTAGTAGATAAGGATGGATTTTTCTTCTTTATGCTGCAAGGTGTTGCATCTACCTATGAATATTCAAGAGGCATCGAATACATCATCAATGACGATGGAAATGCCTATTTGGACTACTACAAGGAGAAGAAAGTGGTAGACAATGATTTACCAGATGGGGTGATATTTGACAAGAAATAGAACGCACCCAGACGTGGGTCTAAAACAACACTCAAAGATGTACATATGAGTGGCTAGGGTTGTTCCCCCCATGATGGATTGGTTTTTACCTAGCCGTAAGGACGCACTAAGCCAACGATACTGCTGCTGTGCATTGCTTGGGGTTGCATGTTCCAAGGCTGGCGATGGACTTTTGCAAGGTTCGTGGGAGAGTTCGATTCTCTTCAGCTCCACAAAGGAATAAAGGTCGGAAGAACAGTAAGTTCGTGATGCATAGAGTATCATCTGTATTAAATTACAAATGAAAGAGTAGGCTGTATGAATAACATGGATTAGATGGACAAACTTCAGGAGACTATAGTCGTTATTACTGATTATCTAATTATTCCAAACATGTGAAAGTATGGTAGACGAAATGGTAGTGGTCAAAGACGTGGAGTGAAATACAACACACGATTCGCTAGTATATTCCTTTATTTTGGTGGGATACCCAAGTGGTTATAAGGGGGGAGACTTGAAATCTCTTAGTTCGGTTGAGATATATCGGAGCGTGGGTTCGAATCCTACTCCCACCGCATTTCAAAAAAAAAAACAAAAAAAAGTTTGGTCAAAACCTTGATTTTTCCGCAAAAAGTATTATATATTATATATAATACATTTAATTATGAGGAAAAGAAAGATTATTGACATTAGTACAGAAGAAAAAAAGAAAGAGGTCTTTGATAAATTTGATAGTTTTACTAGCAAAAATCAAGCACATGAATATTTCGGAATAAGCGATAATAAACAAGGTTCTGAATATTTGAAAGAAATTGCAACGTCAGTTGGATTTGATTTAGATACTTATAAAAAGAAAAAAATAATTAAATATTGTAAGCAATGCGGAAAAGAAATTACTAATAAATGGGGTAAGGAATTTTGTTGCCGTTCTTGTGCTGCGAAGTATAACAATGAACATAGGGATAAATCTGTTTATGATGGTATTGCTAGTAAGTTAAAGAAAACGAAAAAAGAACACATTAAAAAAGAAAAGAAATTAATTAAATATACAAAAAAATGTGTTGTTTGTGGAAAATATTTTGAAACTACAGTAAAAGATGCTAAATATTGTTCTGAAAAATGTGTTGCAGAACATAGGCATAGAGAATCTTATAAAGATTTTCTAGAAAATAACAATAAATACTGTAGAGGAAATTATACACCAAAAGCTTTTAAAAAAGAATTCTTAAAGGAACAAGGTGGTATATGCCCAATATGTGGAGGTAAACCAGAACATAATGGTAAACCGTTAGTATTTGTACTAGACCATATTGATGGTGATGCTTCTAACAACAAAAGAGAAAATTTGCGGATGATATGTCCTAATTGTGATAGTCAGTTAGACACATTTAAGTCAAAAAATAAAAACAGCACTAGAAGAAATTATTGGAAAGAACATATATTAAACAATTTGCAAAATATTTAAATAGTTATGGAGTATAAACTACAAGTTAAAAGAGGCAAAGACTATTATTATGTTAATGCTTTTGACAATAACGACAACAGAATAGGCAAGTTGGGCGTATATGTCGATGGAAAAGTTGCTAAAATTATATATGTCATAACTAACCTATCAGCTTGTGGAAATGGTATAGCAACCTCTATGTTGAACAAGATGATTGAAGACTTTAAAGGTTATGAATTACGTCTAAACGTAGTACCTATGCCAAGAGTGGATGAAAGTATCAATCATAGAACTGTAAGCGGTTTGGTTGCTTTCTATAAGAAATTTGGGTTTGAAAGAACTGATGACCCACTTATGCCGACAATGATAAGAAAAGCATCCCTTCCAACATTAGGGGAGTAACAAATATAGTTGGTGGCGGTTGATATAAAATGACTAAAAAATTTTGGAATGACTGGAAGAGAAGAATTAATGAAACTTATCGAATTGATTTGTTTGAATCTGTAGAAGTTAATGGAGAATTCTATAATAGGTGGAATTTGTTATGCCATTCATTTGCTGACGATAAAATAATAAAGGCAAAATTCAATAATGATTCAGTTGATTTAGTAATTGAACAACATAGATGGGTAATTAGTTCGCCAAGTCATTTGCACAAGGAAAATCTTTATGTGACACTAGAAAGGGCTAATATTAAAAGTATAGAATTTAATGGAACATTATAATACTGAAGGAAACATCAAGCTAATTACTTGAAGAAGTTATCGTAGGCAACGATGGAATATATCATTTATCAAGGTATTCTTTACAGTTGTACGAGATAGTGGAATGTAAGTATTTAAATAGTGGCGTATAATAGTAGAAAATATAAAGGAGGGCGCAACCAGAAAGGAACTGGGTCTGACTGCTAATCAGAACGTACCCATTAGGGTATAGGATTCGAATTCCTGCCCCTCCGCATAATTTTAAAACTAAGTGTTATGATTTCAATTATTGGTTCGATTTTTTCAGTATTATGTCTAGTGTTCATCCTTTGTGGTCTATCTCTTACGATGAATATTGACCAAAAAAAGGTTGTTCTTGGTTGGTTGTTTATGACCATAGGTGCTACTTTAGTTGCCATAGGTTGTGCTTTATGTGGTCAATTCATATTGGCAGCACTTAATTTTGTCATAGGCGCGTGGGATTTAAACACATACAGTGAAAAAAAGAAGGAGTATGAATTGGATAATTTAAACACTAAGGAAATGTTCTTAAATGAACTTAATAAATATAAGAAAAAGAAGTAAAAATGGTAGTACAAGATATTAAACCGATTGTTAAAGGAATCGCTAAGTTGCAGTATATCATGTCTGGAGGTATTGCAGTTTATCACATCTTTGATGTTGATGGCAATAAGTATCAGTTAGAGATAGACCTTTCAGACAAACATGATGTCGGTGAGACTGCTGCATTCAAGCCTACAGAGAAGGGTGTGCTTCTTATGAGGTGGATTAGGAGAGCCAATGAAAACGACACACTAATCAAAATTAAGTAAAAAAGAAGAAGTTGAAGATTAAAAAAAAAAAACAAATAAACGTATGAGAAAGATAAAGTGCATAAAACGTAAACAGATGTAACGCTCTGTCGAGTACCAACACCGTTGGACTAGGAGCGTTATGAATAAGGTATAGATAATTGCTCCTATAGCTTAACGGTAGAGCTGCGGCCTCTTTTAACTATAGGTAAAATAGTAGAAATTGCGCTCATAGCTCAGTTGGTAGAGCAACAGGCTTTTAACCTGTGGGGCGAGGGTTCGAATCCCTCTGAGCGCACAATATTTGCGCTTATGGCAGAGTGGCTTTATGCACCAGACTTTTAATCTGTGACTACGTGGGTTCGACTCCCACTAGGCGCACTAATTTTCTCCCATAGCTCAGAAGTAGAGCACGTGTCTCTTAAACATGGGGTCGAGGTGGCAGAATCCTCTGGGAGAACAAAAAGTTAGTTTTGATGAAATAGTACAAACAGAAAACAGACACATTAATACTACTGATAGTGTTGTGGTTAAATTCAAGTGTTTAGACCACGTATATCTTGAAAATACGAAAGGTGGGCATGATTCGTTTACAGTAGAATTTGGTGTTGTTGGTAAAATGCATAAATCAGAAGCAACAAATTTAGAACGTGATATAAAATATTATTTGAATGGTAATATATTTGGGTATTTAGAAGACATTAGCGTTGATAGGGTTGTTTATACAATTAATATGGGTCTTATTTTATGTGACGCATTAAAGTTAATGCCTTGTTAGCTCAGTCGGTAGAGCGTCACCTTCGTAACGTGAATGTCGTTGGTTCGATTCCGACACAAGGCTCAAAAGTGGGTACACACAGCAAGTTTAAATTTACACTTCAAGCAGACTGTCAATTTGTGTAACGTAGGTTCGATTCCTACCCCCTCCGCAAATATTTATTTAAACTTGGAGGGGTTGAAATGTTGGTTTTATGTACCCTTACATGCTGGTGGAGCACGATGGTTGTGCAGGTGATTTGTAATCATCAGGCTGTGGGTTCGACCCCCATCACCAGCTCAAATGGCTTCATAGTAGCAATGGTAAAACAAGTCTGTGGTATGGATTAGTTCTCAGTTCAATTCTGGGTGAAGCCTCTAATATAAATGGAAAGCAAATGATATTACAATCTCACAATTCGTGGTCATATTTAAGACCAGAGAAATGGTGGTTAAGACCATTTAGATTTATGGCTAGATGCCAAAAAGCTTCAATATATCACCAATATTATGATTATGGTGTTAGAAGTTTTGATTTGAGGATAAGATTCGACAAAAAGGGCAGAATTGTAATTGCTCATGGATTCTTTCAATTTGACATTAACTACATGACTTTAATGAAGCATTTGGAGTTCATGAATGATAATGGGTGTATTGTTAGGGTGTTGCATGAGGCAAGGAACAAAAAACAATATACTAAAGAAAGCGTTGAAAGATTCAAGGATTTCTGTCAAGCTATGGAAGTTAGGTTTCCTAATATAAAATTCTATTGTGGTAGGAATCTTTACAATTGGGAATTTGACTATAAGTATGAGTATGAGCCAACTGAGGAGGCTGTATATTCGTCAGTTCAAGACCCTAAGATAATTGATGATTGGTTTCCTTGGTTGTTTGCCAAATTGAATAACAAAAAGACACTTAAAAAAGGAACGGATAAAGACATATTGGCAATAGATTTTGTTAATATACGTTAAAGGATTTTGTTATATGAATTTTTTTTCGTATATTTGCAAAAAACTACAGAATATGTTAGAAGTGACTGAAAAAATATTAGCTAGCATACATGCAATGCCGATGTCTTATGGTGAGGTAGAACAACTCCCATATTTGAAGACGATTTCCGATTATGGTATTAGTTTTTCAATCGAAATGCTGATTAGGAAAAACTTTATCATTGAAAAGGTTGCCGATAGGCATAAGTATCGTACAAAGGAATACAGACAGAGGTATGGAGAGATAATAAGAACAAAGTACCATGCTACAAAGAAAGGTGAAAAATACCTTATTGAACATGGGTATTTGAACTAAATCATAGACTGCAATTTGGGCTGTTAGTGATAGTTGGCTAGCACGTGGGCTTTGCAAGCCTATAGGAAGGGTTCGAATCCCTTACGGTCCACAACATTCGCAGGTGGGGGAGTGGTTTAACCCAGCAGTCTCCAAAACTGTCGTAGCTTACGCTACCGTGTGTTCGAATCGCACCCTGCGAGCTGTTAATTTAGTTTTTATTGTTATGAGTGTAGGTCAAGTTATATTAATAGCTTATTTTATAATAGGTTTGGTTCTAGCACTAGTGTGGTGGAATGATGAATATAAACCAGAATACGAATATGAGAAAGACATTGACGAGGTTGAAGAGCCTATGGCTATTCTGCTTATAGTTTTCCTTATGTTCTTTTGGCCTGTAAAACTTATTAAAAATTGGTTTGAAAGTTTCGTGTCATGAAAGACAATAAGGTAAGAGAAAAAAGGAAAACATTGTTCAGTAAATGTGAGGTTATTGTACAGAAAGTAGAAAACCCCACAATTAATGCTCAATTTATATATAGCAATGCCATTACCTTTCAAAAGGGAGAAGAAATTGTCCGTGATGAAAGAGTTATTAGCCGTGTAGGTAAAGGTGGAAGGAATTTGAAATGTCTCTCTCCTTTGGGCTTTTACTACTACAAAAGCGAAAGTTCTTTAAACAATAAGAAAAAATACCAAGAGGAAGGCATTAGAAAGGTGTATAGGATAAACTTTCAAGGTGGCTACTATGAAATAAGTTATTTAACAAATAGGAATAACACTTCAATAGGTCATGAAATTAGACCTTGGGATTTGATTGGAAACGGAATTGAAGACCACCTCATTAGTGATTTGGAAAAGGTGATGAATAACATCGTTGCTTTTTTACATGAAAATAAATATGATGAGAAAGAAATAAATGTGTTTAAACATGACTGTTTCTGTGATTTATTTGGTTCTCCAGAGGGTGTGAAAACACAAACCAACGAAGGTAAAATATTAGCTCACGGTTTTGATTTGAAGACATCTTTTAGAAAAAGAAAAGAATCATGAAAAAGCATACAAAAAGATATATGGTAATTTTTTCCATGTGGGGCAAATCCCCTACAGCTAGGGATATGCAAGATTTGTATAATTTGAAGGAATATTCTCATTCTGAGACAGAATTTGATACCGAAGCTGAATGGAAGGAAGAGGTTAACCTCATAGAAGAGGTCTATGCGGACACGCCAAGGCCATATAAAGTTCCTAATTTGCGCTCCAAATGGCATGAAGAAATTTGGGAGTTTAAAATTGAAAGCCGTTTTTGGGGATATTTGGTTCTTGATTTTGAAAAAAGCAAGATATTAAAAATAGGCGGTGATGGTATTTACCAATATCATCGCAATGTTATGAAAACATGGCGCGGAACTGTACGCATTGGGCTAGAAATGCTTGATGATTTTTTCAGAGGTGATGATGAAATTCCAAAAGGATATTTATTTGACACTGGAGAATACGAAGGGTGGCTACAATACCGTTGGGGTGACGGCAAGAATGCAGTAATATGCAAACAAGAAACTTGCAAAAAGCCTCATAAGAAAAAATATGGATTGCATGTTCAGTTTGATGAAAGTGAATTGGAAGATGAGTTTGATGCTGCTGACGCTGACGCAATCCAAGAGGAATACGAAAAGAAAGAAGTAAAACAATGGGTAGCTGACAATATAGACAAATGGTAACATTTTTTAAGGAATAAAATTTGGAAGTTTCAAATATTTTATATATCTTTGCATTGTTAATTCAAATGTCTAACTAATAAAAAATTATTATGCTTACATTTATTGTTGGTGCTGTTTGTGGAGTTTTCGGATATAAGTTTCTGATGGACAAGTAAACAGACGATAGGGATTGTGGAACAAGAGAACTGTAATAGTGGAATCTTCGGAAACCTCAGGTCTTGTTGAAAGGGCGAGTCACACATAAAACAAACGCTCCCAAATTGGAGGTTAGCTCAGTTGGTTCAGCAGCGTCTGCCTTACAAGCAGAAGGTCATCGGTTCGAATCCGTTACCTCCAACTACTTGAGTATCAGTCAAGCGCATAAGTCTCTTGGGAGTTATGGGGAAATTGCGCGGACTTAAAACAGAGGACACACATTTAACTCCACCGTAAGCATACTTTAGGTCAAGAATGCCGTATATTGGTCTTAACTACGATAATGCAAGACAAGTGCTCGATGGCTTGAAAGAGTACAGAGTGCGAACATGCTTGAGGGGTGATATATTGGCAGACACACGCCATCTTATAGTGGGGTACAGTAGGTTCAAATCCTATCGCAAGCACCAAGGAAGCTTACAGCAATTTCTAATAGGACTCAACTTTTAATTGATAATTCTAGAAAATCGCTTCCGTTTTTTTAAGATAGAAATATGAATTACGATTATACAAATTCGTTTTTGGAAATAACTAATCCAGATGGTCATAAAAATTTGTTTAGAAAAGCTGATATAAATTATATTTATGACTATAAAAACCGTGATGGTGAAGAAAAAACCTATATTAGAGTAGGAGGTAATAGTTTCACTTTTAATGGTAATGTGGATGAATTTTTAAGCAAGGCTAAAACAGTATTTTTATAACAGCGAGACGTATCACCTCTCCCTGATAAGGAGTAGAAAGTGTAGTAGGTCACACGCAGGTTCAACTCCTGCCGTCTCGACAATAAGAAAGAGTTCTTTGACATAATGGGGCTACAATGGTATAGACAGCTATACATTTGGTAAGAGACAAGCAGTGGGCATACACTAGAAATAGCAAAAAAATATAAACGGCGAGAATGTTGATTCTCCTGCTTACGAGTACGCTGTAGCAGCGTAATGTGAGCCGAGAGGCATGGCTCTTAGGAACAGAACATCCATGCAACTTTTTGTCGGTTTTTTGAAACCGAATGGTGGACTGATGACTCTAGTCATCCCCCTAGTTTTCCTCGTTTTCGCAAAATGAGGTGGCGGTGAGGACAGCAATGTCAACTTTCCAATTTTAAAGCTTGTGTAATCTCTTATGGGATGGTAGTATGGACGAGTGTTCGATTCACTCTAGCTCCACTTAACAAATTGATGGACAAATGGTTATGACAATTTATCTTATTGGGTGCTTTGTTGCATTTCTATTAGTTCTACTAGTACGATGTGATAGAAGTGAAAAACTCCGAATTGATGAAATTAGGCTATCTGACATCATTGCTGCTTTGATATGTTGTACATTATCTTGGCTTGTGCTAATATTTATGATATTTGCCTTTTTTGTGATGATGGGATGGGCTATATGGGAAAAATCAAAAGAAATTGTGATTTTTAAGAAAAAAGTTCATAAATAATTTGGAAGTTTCAAATATTTTATATATCTTTGCACTGTTAAAAACAAAACGGTTATGAAAATATTAGACAAAGAGTTTAGAAACGAGTTGTATAAAAACTTATGTGATGCTGGATACAGTAAAGGTGAAGCTACTAATATAGTTAGCGTCAAGTATCGTGAGGCATTAAAAGCAAGCCTTATTGAAAAGCTAAAGGCACAGATTGTTAGCATTGAAGAAGATAAAGATGAATTGATAATCAGTGCTGATGAATACACCTTCCAACTTGCAGAATTGACCAAGTTGAAAGAATTTTTCAAAAAAGCTGAAAAAAGTTCATAAAAAATTTGGAAGTTAGAAAAAAAATATATATCTTTGCACAGTTGGAAAAAAGATAATAAAATCCATAGAATAGTGGAAACGTACAGCAACTAACTTAAGTATGTAAATGTTTCTTGAAAAAACAAAAAGTCGCATTCTGAGCACGTTTCCTTATTTTTTAACATTGCGGCATGGTGAAGTAGTATCATGCTAGGCTCATAACCTAGAGTCTCGAAGGTGCAAATCCTTCTGCCGCTACTCATTTGGTAGATACGAGAGGAGAACAGTCGCAAGGCTGATGTAGACAAATCGGCAATACGGTAAGTATTGTGCTACTTAGGTAGCTTCGCTAGTGCAAATCTAGCTCTACCAACTATTTTGTGGTGGACAAATTGAAAAACCACCTTTTGGTAAGTACCAGAGGAGAACAGTCGAGAGACTGATGTAGACAAATGGGCATCAAGTTCGTGCTTGATGTGCCTCTTCGGAGGCTTCAAGAGTGCAAATCTCTTCTTACCAACGAATCTCGCAAGGGGTTTTGCTAGCTTTCGTAGCCATTAAGGATAATCTAGTAATAGGATAAATGTGGCGTGAAATTGACCAAGTAGCGTTGCAGATGTCTTGGGTGACTGAGGCATTTCACTGAAAAGAGCATGGTACTGTCTACATCGTGGGTAACACCATAGGTGTAGGCTTCCAAGGGTGAGGAGTCTTTGGATGAGTGGTGACACAATAGATTACTGTGCTGAACTCGATGCAATAATCACCAGTTGGCGTGTTGGGTTTAGTTATTCGCTAGTCTTGCGCTGAAAGGCGTGAGAACCGTAAGGCTGATAGCAGATAACAACAATTGGACTTGTGGTGAGTCTTTGTAGGAAGGCGATTTCGTGGGTCGTACTCAAAAGGTACGAATGCGATGGGTCGCACCTCGTCTTCCAAGGTCAGCGGAATTTAAAAAATTTGAAATAAGGTTCAAACAGTTTTTAGAGTAGCAAAAGTGTGCGACACTAGGCAGCTAAAATGCACTTATTCTTCTGCAATATGAAGACATTGAGGACTCGCAAGGAATTCAATGAGCGTGTAAAAGTACTCGTCTGAGTTAATAGGAGGCATCCTATGAATCCGCAAGAGCTTGGCGAAGAACTGAAAGCTATGATGCTGCACCGAGAGGTTTAAACTAGTAAGTTTTTTGGGTGGTTTTCGCAAAATCATCGTGCATGGTGTCTACGTCTGCTGTAAGGCAGCGTGTGAAGAGCAACGTCCAACCGTTGTGTGATGGCATCAACAATAAGACAACATTCTCAGTCTTTTGTATATTTATATAGGGATTTAGCTTAATGGTAAAGTGGTTTGTTACGTCTTAAGGAATTAACGTAGTCTCGACTGCGGAACAGATTACGCCTTTAACTGTTAATGAACAATGGTGGTTCGAGTCCATCAGTCCCTGCAAGTAAACTTTTTTTATTATGAGAGATTTTACTTATAGTGGTTTTGAAAACCAAGAGACATGCAACCATCTGAGAGCAGGTGAAACATGTAAGGTGACTGGAATTGGTAATTCTATGACACCTATTTTGAAATCAAGGCAAGCAGTTATATGCGAACCTGTGAAAGATGACACTAAACTTAACAAAAAGGACATTGTATTATGTAAGGTTAGAGGTCATCATTATTTGCATCTAATCCATGCCATTAAGAATGATAGTGAGTACCTAATTGGTAACAATCATGGTCATATGAATGGATGGGTAGGTAGAAATCAAATCTATGGTAAAGTTGTGGAGATACTTTAAATTCTCCAATGCCCAAGTGGTATTTTATGGTTCGACTCCATAATGGGTGACAAGATATTAACTAATTCTAGGTTTTTAAAGGAACAGAGTAGTTTTTGTGGTCTGCTCTCATTAGAGAATATATCTTTCGGACTTCGGAAAGAAAGTGATGACTCTTATGCCGTTCTTCTCAAAGATAACGATTCCTTGACTACTTGAGTTCGTTCATCAATCTATTATAACAGACGAATGGACATTATACGGAAGGGTAGCCTAAAATAGTTGGAGAGTTTGTTTCAAATCCACAAGTTTTGGGGTCATAGCTCAGTTGGCTAGAGCACTTGCTTTGCAAGCAAGGGGTCGTGGGTTCGACTCCCACTGGCTCCACTAAGGTTTTGGATAATGCTACGATGAGTAGGTAGAGAGTTTCATAGTGTGACTTTAGCGTTTCCAATTCCTTAATCAATAAACTTACGATAGAGGCGTAGGGGTACAAGCGTGGGCTAACGTTAACTGAATTAACAGCTACTGAGGGTGTGAGTAATTACATCTAGGCGCAATGGTGGACACTTAGTAATAGCCTTATTGGTGTGCCGAAGTGCTCAATGTCAAGTCCTTATGGGATAAAAGAAATCTTGGCGGTTGAGAATAACGAGATTCCAGATGAAAGTACCTCCGTAAGTTTAACTCTAGTGGAGTAGAGAAGTAGTCAAACTCGCTAGGCTCATAACCTAGTCCTTTACGGTTCGTTGGTGCAAATCCATCCTCCGCTACTATTAGGAAGCTTGCAGCAATCTTAATATTTTGCGCGTCTTAGCAGAAGAAAACAGCTTCCGATTTTTAATAACTAATTAAATTAATTAACATTATGAAAAAGAACAGTTTTTGGTAGATTTCTGACGAATTCTGGTAGCTGAAAAAGATTCGTGGTCCTGATATATTTTAGTTTGAATGGGAAATATAAGTGAAGTAATTTAAATTCATTAATAATAACAAACTAATTAAAAATATATCATATGGAAAAGAAAAATTTTACAAACGAAGCCACCACTAAGGAACAGTATCTTAAGTTTAAAGAGTTTATTAAGTCAGACGCATATAAAGACCATTCTGATTATGTTGCTTATTACATTTTTAAGCATCGTATCGAAGGTGAAGAGCGTGACAAGTATCTTGAGGATGAAATAAGACATCGTTGTTGGAAGATGTTATACAGTGGCCGTTGGGGAGTAAGCGGAGGTGAAATGACCGAAAGCTATGTGGTTCCAGCATTTAAAAACCGTGTTATTACAACTTACAACAAATATGCATCAACCGATGGAGAAGAATAAACTTTATATCTTGATTGATAAGACGTTGAAACCAGTATATGGTTGTGTACAAGGGGGTCATGCCGTAGCGCAATGGATGCTAGAGCATAAAAATACCCACCTATGGGATAACGAATATCTGATTTACTTAAGAGCTGACATAATAAAGTGGAGAAGGAAGTTAGACCTTCTAGGTGTTGAATATTCTGAGTTCAGAGAACCTGACTTAGACAGTAGAATTACTGCAATCGCGGTACACGGCCATGAAGAGCTATTTAAAAATTTAGATATTGTTACCAAAGACTAATACAATATAAAAAGCACTGTAGGCTCTTGCTTATGGTGCTTTTTTATTAAAAATTTTTAAATTATTTTGCTATTCAAATTATTTTTCATATATTTGCAATATGAAAAAAGCATCTAGTTTAAAAGTTGGCGATACTGCCATATACATTGATGTCTACGATGTCAAAACTAGCACAGTAGTGGACAAGCCTATCGATGATAGAAGAACTAGGCCAAAGTTTAAGATTGGTGGAAAAAACTTGGCTAATGGTGAGTATATCGTCAATGTAGCGACTGTATATGATAGTGAGGAAGAGGCCAAGGCAGAAGCTATTAAAAAGCTTAAAGAGGTAATAAAGCATCATACAGATGAAAAGCTTATAGCCGAGGGTATGCTACTTGTTTTGAACAGAAAACTAATGAATTTAGAAAAATGAAAAAATTGATTAAATAGAATATGGGCGTATGCTAGAGTGGTCTATTAGGATAGTCTCTAAAACTATTATGGCAATAAGCTACGTGGGTTCGAATCCCACTACGCTCACGCATCCATTTTCCTTTGTCAGATTGACATAAAACTCATGTTTGGGGGGTGACTAAATGTGAGGATGGTAGTAATAAGGTTGTCTGCCCCATTGGGGATTAGCAAAAAATGGTTAATGCGCCTAGTCTGATTCACTAGGATGTTTTGGTTCGAGCCCAGAATTCCCAACTACGGCTTGGCGCACCCATATTGGGTGCTGAAATAGTTAGACAAGCGCAAACCACGTAAGAAATGGTAGGCAAGCAGTAATGCTGTGCGAGGATTGACCCCTTGCCCTAGTTCCTTGATGGATAAGAGGATACCTTTAAGGTTGGTACAAGCAAACCTATTTTTAATACTAAAAAAAAGAAACAAACAAAATGAACAAACAAAAAAAATTCATAAGGGTTGAAACTTGTGAAGTAGGAAGAGTTGACGGAATGGTGGTATTATGGCCTTCCCACAATTCGTATGAAAAATATGGAACTCCATATAAATGTTTCTTCAATATTGGAGACAGAGTGTTTGTAATGGACACCAAGTATTACAACAGTAATATGACAAATCCAATGATATATCGAGAGTGTTTTGTCAACAAACACTATAGATTAGGGGAGATAGTATCTAGAGGCCGTTTCAGTCTTGTATGTTCAAACGAGAAACATTTAGTGGAGATTAACAGAAACCAGATGTGGTCAGAAGAAGTTACAATAAAATTCGATGACAATGGTTCTGAATTTACTTGCCATCCTTTATATTTTGCTTTACTTGGTAGAATTGTTAACGAGGATGAATATAATAAATCAAGTTCAAAAATATATAACAAATCAGAAGTAAGATTCACGGATTACAATGTGTAATTAATATATGGAGTCTGTAGCATAAAATGGACAATGCGGTAGCAAATGCAGTGGCTATTACCGATAGAGAATCTGAATTAAGGTCTTGTATTTTTGCGGATGCACCGAAAACGTGGTGAAACACAAGTAGGGAAGCGCATTTAGTGTGTCGGTTTAAACATAATGTGGGTTCGATTCCCTCCAGACTCCCAATATGACTAGTTTAAATAAAAAGAAAAAAGCTAAGAATTCTTATTTGGCTACAGCCAATAAGTCTACTGATAAGTTGAAAAGGATTAACTTTTACAACAAGATAAACAGAGCACAGAACAAATGTAAAATTAAAGATTGTTAAAGTTGAGGAAGATGGTTGTCTTTCTCAATTTTTTTTCATATATTTGCAAAAAATTTAATAAAAAGTATATGAAATGACACTTACATTTAAAGATTTAACTATTGGAGAGATTTATCCAGTATACGTGATAAAAGGAAATAAGGTTGAAACCAAAAGAATTAAGCCTATTGATGAAGGCCAAGGACGATTACTTTGCCTTTTCATGGATAAGCTAGGTAGGCAAACGCATGATTGGTGGGGTGATAGTTGCCATTTCATTATTTATGATTTGAAAAAATCATCTGTAGATGATGTATATTTCCTTAACAAGGAAGAAGCTTTAAAGAACATCATAACCAAACTGAAAAAGCAGAAACAAGACATCAACAAAAAAATCATGGACGTGTTTAGAGAACTTAATATTGACAAAAACGTTTATTTCAATGAATAAAGAGTTAAAAGAATTAGCCTTAGAAATCCTCAACAGAGGTCTAACGATAGCAACAGTTGAGAATTGTACTTGTGGACTGCTTGGAGCAACCATAGGAAGCGTATGTGCCGTTCCAACAATTTATAAGGGTACTCTTAACTATTTCAATGACGATGCCCTTAAAACGTTGATGAGAATAGGTGAAGATGTTATAGAGGCGAATGGTTTATACAGTTCTCAAGTGGCCATGAAAACTGCATTATATGCATCTTACATGTTTAACGTAGATGTATGTATTAGTGTTATTGGTGACGCATTTATCCATAAGGACAGTGAAAATAGTACAATATGGATTTGTGTGTGCAAGAAAATAAATGGAAGAGTCACTTTCAAGTATGTAAAGATTGAAGCTGATTCTTCTAGAAGCAATAATATTGAAAAGGCAATTGCTGTAGCCCTTACGAGCGCAGTGGAACATATCAGAGACAATGGATAAGTGTGTTTTTTGTGAAAATCAAAAGGAAGAGAATGTGTTGTTCGACAGAACTGTATGGAAAGCTGTATTAGATGAATATCCAGTATCTAAAGGTCATACACTTATTATACCAAAGGAACACGTTGAAACATATTTTGATTTATCAGATTCTCAAAAGGAGTCATTGCATTATGCAATAGAGAATGTCAAAAAAATATTAGACGAAAGATACCATCCCCAAGGTTATAATATCGGTATTAACTGTGGAGAGGTTGCTGGACAAACCATTCATCATTGCCATATACATATAATTCCTAGATATGAGGGTGATGTTGAAAACCCAAGGGGAGGAGTCAGAGGTGTTATACCTAGTAAACAAAATTATTAAATATGAAAAATAAATTCAAAATCATATTGTTCATCGCATTATTCTGTTTAACTAGTTTTCTTATATTCAAAGATAACATAGTGCCTAGTAATGTGAGTGGCATGCCAACTAAGGAAATGTTCACCAAAAGCCTTATGAATTTGCTTGATGTTGCTTATGTGTATGCTTGTATGGCTATGTCTTATGGTATCGTGTTTTTGTTTGGTGGGATAATTGTTTTAATTTATTATTGGTTGTATAACATTAAAAAATCTTAAAATATTTGGTTATTAAAAATAAAAATCATATATTTGCAAAAAAATTATTATGGAAGAAGAAATTTACAACATGATTGAAGACGGCTATACAGTAGAAGACATAGCCGATGAGTTGGGAATCTCCGAAGAGGACGTAATGGACATCATAGAAAATGGTGATGAAGACTACGAAGACGAGTTTTATGACGAAGACTATTATTATTATTGAATAAACCATATAGCCAAAGAGAGTCTAACATAGGATTCATGTATGTGATTTGTTACGGAAGGAGTACTTATCTTATTTAATTAATGCGTCAGAGTCTAGGCGTAAGGCGCAGCATACATGATAGAATTAACTTGAAAGTTCCTTTGGCAATTTGGGCCTATAGCTCAGTTGGTTAGAGCAGCAGACTCATAGATGTGAAAAGCGTTTCACAATTGTGTGCATAGGCGAGAAATCCCTATGTAGAATCTCCCTAAAACGGTGGAAGTCCTTTTAATGGAGTTAGTCATTAAACCTACGAGTGGTAGCCTGAAGAACGACACGGATTTATCCGTGCTACCTTGAGGCGAACTAACACAACACTAACCAATAATGTGTAAGGATTATACCGTGCTAAATTGAATGTAGAGGCGAAAAAATCTCTAATGAGAATGAAAATACGCTTCAGAAAAGTTAATGATTAAGTATGCTACATTCATAAATGTGTAGAGAGTATATAGGAGATACCTAAGTTGAAATTTATGTTAAAGCAGAGTGTAGAAACTGCTATATATGAGATAGATACGTCTTACCTCAAAAGGTTTCAGCCCTAACATAATCTTGCAAGAATTTCAATATGGTAAAGATGTATTCCAGACTACAACAAACAAAGTTTCTATACTGGTCAACGACTCTAAGGTACAGAGGGGTATAGAAAGCAATTTGTAAAATCTCAGAAGGCTTCTGAAATAGCGTAAGATGCGTAAAGTGCTGACCCAAGAGCAGTCGTAATGGTTTTACAAGCTTTGTTTGACTATGGTAACATAGTGTAGCATGAATCTGAAGGTCGTGGGTTCAAGCCCCTCTAGGCCCACAACATTGATTAGATGTTGATAGAGCATAACGGTAATAGGCCGTTACTGTTATGAAGTTCATCAATGTTGAAAGGTGTTCTAGGTATACTTAGTTTTGCAGAGTAGAGCAGTTGGGTCAGCTCACCCCACGCATAATGGGGAGGTCAGAGGTTCGAGTCCTCTCTCTGCTACAAAATGCATAATAAATGCTAAAATATTTGGTTATTCCATTTATTTTTCATATATTTGCACCGAAATTTAACAACAACATTATTAACTTTAAAAAACAATGGTAGTAGTAGAAACAATGTTTTTCGACAGTGATGACCACGCAGTAAAAACTGAAGTCATCCCTTGCGACAGTAAAGAAACAGCAAAAGCTGTAGTGGAAAAAGTTTACGAGAAGATTCTTGATGACTACGCTTTCCGCAATGATGACGAGCGCAGAAAGTGGGAGAATAGGAATGTTAAACATAAAAAGGATGGTAGCATCTTCATTCAAGGTGGTGACTGTGGTTATGCAGAAATCAACATCGTAGAGAAAGAGGCCGCTACAGCAGATACTGTGTCTTCTCTTGAGGTAAAGATAAGCAGTTTCTATTGATTTTAATTTTTAAAATAAAAGAATATGAAGGTGCTAACATTGACGTAGTTGTCGGTGGAGGTACAGTAATGATGTATCAAGTAAAATAACGAACTAAGGGTATACAGCCTTCCCTTTTCTATTGCGTAATGGTATGACGCATAAGGTTGTAGAGTGGTTGCCCTCAAGCAACTGACTGGGTTGTCGGATTTCGAGTCATGTGGGTGTCTATAAACCGTCTCGTTGGTTGAGTACAACTGTTGCCTTTAGGTGGAATGAGCAACGCTAGCAAAATCAATCCACCGCTATACCCCCTTCGTCTAATGGTAGGACAACAATAGCGTGACGCTGGAGAACAAGGTTCGATTCCTTGAGGGGGTACAAACATTTACTAATATGGATATAGTAATATGGATAAAAAAGTTGTAAGTATTATAATAGATGGGGTTAAAAAAGAAAAAATCACCATTGGTGAAGCCAATGAAAGAAAAAAAACATTTTCCCCACTTTTAGTAAATAATATTTGTTATAATGAATTACGTGATACGAGGAAAAAGGTGAGAACGACTAATTATGGCGCAAGTTTTGACCTTGAAAGTTTAATTAAATACTTACAAGAAATACATTCTAAATTTGGTAATATGGATATATTATATTATAATGGAAAAACTGAGTGTTTCACTCGTCCATCCTTATCAGATATAGATGTAGTCAAAAGATATTTTACTATTTCTGGAAATATGGAAGAAAAAAATATGGAAATAAAAAATGATAAAGCTTTATCATTTTTTCATTCATGAAATAATAAAGTTAGAAATCAATTTAATTTTTATATATGGCAAACAAACCAAATTTAACAGACATCTTTAGCGCAATGACGGCCAACGAAACAATAGAGGCCGCAAAAGTGCAGAGGAATCCGAAGAAGCTTTGGAAAGAGTTTTGGATTGAGAATGAGGTATGTTGCCTTTTTGCTGATGCTAATGTCGGTAAGAGTATTCTTGCTGTTCAAATGAGCAATATGATTGCTGATAAGTTGGGCAAGGATGAAACTGTTTTGTATTATGACTTTGAGTTGAGCAAGAAGCAGTTTGAACTCCGCTATACTGACGAAAAGAATAAAAGTACCTTCAAGTTCAATGACAAGTTCATTCGTGTTGAGCTTGATAGTGATAAGGTAAGAGATTATTGTGATGCCTCCAAGCAAAGTTTTGATGAGGTTATTATTGGCGGTATTGAGGCCAACATTAACAAATACAACTCAAAGGTAATCATTGTTGACAACCTTAGTTGGTTGGTGAACATGAAAGACACTGCAACCACTGCTGGAAAGCTCATGAAAAACCTTTGTACATTGAAGAAAAAATATGGTATAAGCATTCTTGTGCTTTCCCATACTCCAAAGCGTAACTTGGGAACTCCTTTAACACAGAACAGTCTTAGTGGTAGTAAAAAGCTGACCAATTTCTTTGATGCCATGTTTGCAATTGGCGCAAGCATTAAAGACCCAACCATTAGGTACATCAAGCAGATTAAAGTTCGCACTGGAGAGTTTAAATATGGCGAAAACCATGTTGAGCTTTGTAAGATTGAAAAAAGCGGTTCTTTCCTTGGGTTTACCCACGTTGGTTATTCGTCAGAGAAAGAACAGTTGAAACCCTCCAAAGAGCTTGTAGACAAGGTAATAGCCTCTAGAAAGGGCAAGAAAGGCTCTAAAAGGCGCATTAGCCCTAGAATGTTCAGAAGTGCGTTAGCAACTGCTCAGATAGACCTAGTATCACAGCTTGCAGATGAGGCTTTCAAAACTTTTAACAAGCATTAACACTGAAAAATTTGGAAATTACGAAAAAAAGATATATCTTTGCATTGTTAAAAAGAAACGATGAAAACAACATCAAAAAACAAAGGTAAATTTTTTGAAAAATTAATCCCAAAAAATTTGGAAATTACGAAAAAAAAATATATCTTTGCATTGTAAAAAAGACAACAACAAGTTGTAAAACAATTATTTATAGTTCACATTTTATAAACCTTTTAAAACTAAACAACAATGGGAAAGTTTTTACAGATGATGAGTCAGAATGACTCTAAGGCTCTTGCAGCACGTGCTTCACAGATTAACACTCAGGCAAAGATTGCCCAAGAGGAAATCATCCACAAGCTCAAGATTGAGAAGACCAACGTGGAAATGCAGATTCAGGGTCTGACCGACTTCGCTCCAGACACCACTGATTCACTCCGTCCTGGCGTGAAGGGTTGGAATCCAACCAAGTGGGCTGCTGACTTGCAGAGCGCTAAGACTCGTCTCTACGAGCTGAACGTTGAACTCAAGATTGCTCAGTCAACCTTTGACGAGTTCTTCGGTGACGATGAGGAGACTGCTAGCGCAGAGTAATCGTTGTATCTCTCTTTTAAAGGTGGGTGGCCACCAAGCTACCCACCTATTTTTTTTTTAACAAACGAGTATTAATTAGCTAACAAGAGAAATTTATGTGGAATTACATTAAACTTCATTCTGACAACAGCCCTATGGCTGAAATTCTGTCACAGTGTAGCGACAAGTCAAATCTGCGTCTTGTAATCTACCACCTCTCTGAGAATCATGTAGAGTGCGCCACCACGCCTAACGCTGACCGCGAGTATAAGCTCAGTAGCGAAGAGGCACGTGCAATCAGCCGTGATGCACAGAATGGCGTACACGCTGTCCTTGCTTTCGATGTAAGGAGTGGTGAGGTCTACTTGATTGACAGTACTCCAGAGCTTCCGATTGCATCAGCAGTATTGCTCTGTGTAGTTACTGAACTGCTTAATGGCTGCGTGCAGCCAAGACAGTCTCAGTGTGGTAGACCAGAGGTTCGTAGAGATTGTTCTCGCTTTGAAGCTCCTCGTGAAGCACCGCGTGCTCCAGAGCTTGTAAGACGTGACGTTAATGGACGCTTCGTCCGTAAGACGGAGAGTGACGAGCCTTGGAAGACTCCGCCAGTGGTAGAGGAAACTGACCCAAGCGTAATTATGAATCGTAGATTCAGACTTGGCAGACACTAAATAACTTTTAAGGCTTATCAATTTGGAGAATGGTTGGTAAGTCTTAATTGTTTTCAAATGCCCCTATAGCTCAACGGATAGAGCGTGGGTTTCCTAAACCTAAGATGATGGTTCGATTCCATCTAGGGGTACTTAAAATATAAAGATATGAATAGGCCATACGAAGACGATTACAATGTATATGGGTTCAATATGTGGGCAAATGGTGATATATTTTTTGAATATTGGAGGCCATTTACATATGAGGAATGGATAAGGAATGGAAGACCCATTAATGATGGGGGTGTTAAATTAGACGATGGTACTGAACATTTGGTAACATTTCGGTATTAGTTTAGCGAATAAACAATCTTTACAAACTATTTATATTTATGACAAAAAGAGGCAAAGCGTTCAGAATGTGGAAGTCACACACAAAATATGTGTCTCGCATTAACAAAAACTTGTACTATTGGATAGTTAAAGATGAAAATGCCCCTAGAGGGTATAGGGATGCGAAAAATTGGAAAGAACTTGATTCTGACCCATCATCAAAGGTCAAACAGTACAAAAAAACGGCTACAAAGTGGACGTACAGATGTGACCAATATGATGCGCACAAAAAGATTAAAACCCTCAGAAAAGAAAGTAAAGATTTAACCAATAACACTTTAAAAGAATTAAACCATGATACCTTGCAATGAAAAATGTCGGTTATATGGGAAGTGTGAAGCAAGTGGTAAAAGGAAACGTTGCATTTTCGACATGGGAATAATTGCAAAAGAAGAAGATGATGACGAGTTCCTAGATAGAATGACTTATTGAAAATAACTTATTTAAAAAGAATACAATGATGGATAAGGAAGCACTAGAATTTTTCCGTAAGAAGATGAGAATCGAATTACTAGGTGAGCCATCATTTATGTCACAGAACCAAGTGATGATACTATGTGAGAAGTTCTTTAAATACGGATTAGAATACAACAAAAAGTCTTAAAAAGTTACGGAAGTTAATTATGAATCTATTTAATAAAATAACTCTGAAAAAATAGATTATATTTATCAATTATTATTTATATTTATACTAAAGGAAACTTTCGTGACTATATCATATCACCTACCTAGCACGTGAGGGAGATTGGGATATGATGGGCTTTATGGCTGCTAGGAGTAGCTAACTTAGCAGCCATTTTTTAACAAAACAGTGGTAAATTTTTGGTGCGATGATTCTAGAGCATGGTTGGTTCGAGTCCAACGCCACTGACAAATTATTTAAGGTTATGGATAAGTTTACAAAAATGTTACAAGCAAAAATGCTGCTTATGGAAGGAAAAGAGTTTAGGTTTGGTTTAAACTATCCTGGAACTGACAAAGTTGCAATGCTCAAGGAGGCTATTAAAAAGCTTGAAGAGCAAGTGAAACAGATGGAAGAGCATCCAGAAGAGTATAAGGAAAAGGATGAAAATCCACGATTCCAATTGTCTATTGAGCTTGTTAAGGTTAATGAAGACCCTATGAGTATGTTTGGTTGAAAATAAAAAAAAGTTATAATAAAAATGAAGAAAATTATTTTAAGTTTACTAGCATTAATAGCGTTCACTGCTTGTGAAAAGGACGTATTTACAACGTCTTACGAAGACGCAGTCCAGAATAGTTATAATGCAGTGTTCAAGCAAGTTTTTGGTGAGCCAGCAGAGAACCAAGATTGGGGATTTGGCTCTAGGACGTTACCTTCATCATTTTGGATGACTACTCGTGCAGCAGACCCTAAAGGAAACGAATGGGAAAAAAATGGTTATGTTGTACCTACGGCCATTACTGATGCCGAAAGAGAAGCTGTGTTAGCAGTTTTCAACAAGAAGGGTGAGGCTTCTTATACCTCTTTAGTTGATTGGGATTGTTTCTTCGTTCAGCAAGTATACAAAGGCGTAGCTACCTATAAGAACCACGATAATCAAACAGTTACTGGTTCAGAACATATGGATTGGCTTTGTACAGTGACCAACAAGCACGTCAATGTTGTACGTTGGTGGCCTTACGAGGAAGAGGTTGTGATTGGAGAGTCTTACGATGACCACATCAATAACTTCAACAATGGTAATTGTGGCGCATGGGATGGTAAAATGCTTATGGTGAACACCGACTCCCACAAATTCGGTTTCAAGTCTTCTGAGGACAATGGCCATGTATTCTACAATTTCCGTATGGAAAAAATCAACGGCAATTACTATGTAGGTTTTGATTTTGAAGCTAATGGACAGAATAAGAACGAGCAAGTTGACAGAGACTACATCTATAACGATTGGATTGTCAAGATTGTTCCTGGAAAGGGTGTAACTCCTCCAGAGAGATATACTGTTCGTATCATCTGTGAAGACTTGAGCGCATATGGCGGCTCAGATTTCGACTTTAATGACGTAGTATTTGATGCTTCATATACAGAAGGTTCTAACACAACTACAGTAACCATTCTAGCAGCTGGTGGTACTATTCCACTATACGTTGATGGTAGAGAGGTACATGAGTTGTTTGCAGAAGCAAACCCAACATTAGGTATCACTGTTGGCACGATGATTAACACTAATGGTGCTAATTGTGTAAATGGTTTGGAACCAGTAACGTTTGAAATCGACCACATCGTTGCTCCTTGGGATATTACCATTGCAGTAATGAAGCAGAACACGTTAGTACCTTTGAAAGCAGAAGTTGGCAGTCCAGCATCAAAGATTGCAGTTGACCCAACGTTTGTGTGGTGCAATGAAAGGGATGACATCAGAGACATATATCCTGATTTTGTCAACTACGTACAAGACACTAGTGTAAATTGGTATTGAACAATTAGTTAGCATTCATATATTTATTATATATAGGGAAATAATATATAGTAAATGTAAATAAGATGTTAATAGGTTCTAATAATTCTCTGACATATCTTAGACCATCTTCGTGGTGGTCTAAGTTTGTCAAATGGTTTGGACGATGCCAAACAATATCATATGAAAAACAATACATCAATTATGGCGTAAGACTCTTTGATATTAGAGTATATACAAATGAGTTTAACAGAATCATAATTAGGAATGGAATATTTCAGTATAAGATATTCTCTTTCTATGAGGTCTTGGATTTTTTCGATAAAATGGGTGATGTGACTGTTCTTATCACTTTGGATGAAACAGAAAAGGAATCATTAAACAAAAAGACTAGCGGAGTAGAGTATAAGTTTTCTGATTTCTGCCGTATAATAGAAACGGTATATCCAAATGTAATGTACATTGGTGGTTACAGAAGGTTCGATGGAAAGAAGCTATACCAATTTGAGTATGAAAAGGTAAATGGTATGCCTAAAATCATAAATGGATGCCAAAATTCTTGGATTTATCGAATCTTTCCATTTCTTTCGAAAAAGAAAAACTCTTATTTTATAAAAAAGCATCAAAGTGAAGGTGGGTTTATAATGCTCAACTTCATAGACAAAAGATAAGTACACTCCATATATCATCAAAGATATGGGTAGGTATAATCCAAAATTTGTAGAAGAAGAATTTAATAAATTCATAGCGAGATAGTCTAACGGCTAGAACAAGTGACTCATATTCACTAGGTGAGAGTTCGATTCTCTCTCTCGCTACAAAGGAACATACAGCAAGTTACTCTGTGGAGGAATGGTATACTCAATTGACTGCAAATCAATCTTATGTCGGTTCGAATCCGACCATTATTGTTCCTTGTTTTTTTTTTACAAATAACATTTAAATTAAATCTAGACACAAAATGAAAAAAAATTGTTTTTATTCTTTAGTTTTTTTGTTTATGTCATTACCTTTCTTTTCTAGTTGTGACATAGACAATAATACGGTCATCTATCCTCAACCTTTATTTTGGAGCTACTGGCAGCCATACCAAGTGAATGGTAATGGGCAGTATGTCATTGGAGGATATGTTAACGGACAAAGCGGAGCAATTACACGAGCTGCAATTGACGGTGGAACTTATACCGATTTTGCATTATACGCATGGGCAAAAGACTCAGTTGTGATGGGTAAAGACAATGATTATTATCACGGAACATTTGCTGGGAATGTTTGGGGTTACACTGAAAATCTTAAGTATTTTGACAACGATGTTGATGAATACAATTTTATAGGTGTTATACCACAAGATGCCACTAAGACTTTTGATGAGGCTTCTAGTGAATTAACCGTTGAAGCAATGGGTTTCACAACAGATGATGAAGCTGCACAAGCTGGTGCGCAAAATGGAACATATGCAGAAGACAGAGAGTTATTATATGCAGCAACTACTGTTCCCCAAACAAAATATGGGGAAGGGGCAACCTTGAATTTTAAACATGCAAATGTTAAGATTTATCTTAAGTTCACATCAGATGACCCAAACACTCAAATTGTAGACTTTACGCCTTATACAGAAGGTAGTCCAGAGGTACCAGCGACACCAGGAACAATGACCACAGAGACTCGTACATCCAAAGTAATTGATGAGCTAGTTGCTGGCAATATTGTTGGTTGGCCATATGCAGTTGATGCAAATTTAACATCGACACAAGCTAATAATTTTTTTGGTAGTAGTAATGCAACATATGGTGGTTATCTTCAAGCAATTGCTAATGTAGTAAATGCTCAGTTTGAATATTATGATGCTGATGGTAATATTATTAATACTGATTGGAAATATAGTCCTGATAATACTACTAATGTTAAAAGAAATGTATATTTTATTAAATTAGCTTCTACCACTTCTGCTTCTGATTTTGCATCTGGTAATGATGCTTTCTGGACAAATGCTGATAATAATCTTAAAACTACCTTTCAAAAAGCATATAATGAAGGATGGAGAGTCGTAAGAATCAATAATACTGATAGTGAAAAGGGATGGAGTGCTTGGTTAGTAAATAACACACAAATGACCTTAACAGTTACTACTATTACAGGAGGAACTGAATATCAACCAGCAATTCCACCAACTGGCAAGGAAGGTATTGTAATTCTACCAGCAACATCAGAGATTGGTGACGGAACTGACGCTGTGTTAGCTTCATATCCTTCAAAGATTACTGCAACCATAGGATTGGATGGAATTACAATGTCTGAAATCAATAATGAATCAACCTTGACATTTACAAAGCCTAACGGATATGTTTATACTGACCGCGTAGCTTCCCCTACAACATGGTATACATTCCCATATACGGCTAACTCTGTTGAAAATGTTGGCTATACAGTTAAATTTAGCTATACTTATAAGGGAGTAACAAAGTATGATAACAGAGTGTTTATACCTAGTTCAGAAGTAAAATGGGTAGAAGGTAAATTCTATACCTACATAATCAATATTAAGGGGAAGGGAAATGGAGTGATTGACCCAACAGAAACAGATGAAGATGACCCTAAAGTACCTAAGACAAATGAAATTACTGTCACCACAGTAATTAATGATTACCAAGAGGGAACAGAACATGAACACACTATAAAATAGTGTTTAAACTAATAAATAAAATGAGGAACTATTGTATGTAGTTCCTCATTTTATTTTTCGCAGAATTAAGTACTATTTTTGTTTTAATGCTATGGTACTGTATATATGATTTATATCAAGATTGATGTTATATTTGATACTTTTGAATCATTTATTTTGGCTATTTGAACTATTTTTTATATCTTTGCAATGTTAAATTTTAAGGGTGTGTACGTGCACAGTTCGTTTTGACGTATGTCAAGATAATTGATATTTAAGCAAAATGGCTCTTTGAAATGTTTAATAATTTATAAAACAATAATATATATTATTTGAAGTAAGTAAATAATGGGGTATAGGTTGTGACAACCTAATTGGCAAGGCTAGGGTGCTTGAAATGGTATTGTTTACATCTATGTCTTAAATTAAATTTAAAGGGAAATTATTATGAAGGAATCTAAAAGTGCATGACAACAGCTTGGGATTAATACCCTAGCCGAAAAATTGAGTAAGTGCAGTGGGATGTAATCGGTTTTTAGTTTAGAAAGTAAGTGTACCGATACATTCCATAATTAAAAAGTAAGTGTAAAAAAAAGGGAAATTTATTATGAAGAAGTTTATTTTAATTTTGGTGATGATGCTCAGTATGAGCGTTTATTCATTTGCTGATGACAGCAACGCAACTAAGGTTGACAACATTGAGAAGTATGAGTTTAATATTAACCATCGCAGATTGGCATGTGTGTTGGATATGTCAGGTGACCAGATGGAAATAACTGAGAACATCATACGTGAGTTTGAAAGAGACATGTTCTTCGCTTCCTCTATGGAAACTGAGGAGTCTCGTAACAAGGTAGTTTCAAGCACTGTTCAGAAGAACATCAAGTTTATGGGCTATGTCCTTAATAAAGAGCAGTACCATAAGTATTTGATTCTACTTAACTTAACCCTTCAAAATAGGGGATTTGATTTGGATAAGATTAATAAGTAATTTAAAAAGTTGGGGGTAATTCCCCAACTTTTACATTTTTTTTAACTTGTGTTTTTTGGTTATTTGAATTTTTTTTCATATATTTGCATAAAACATATGACGTAAATGGAAAAATGTGGAACAGCATACAAGAATTGGATTAGATTTCTAATTAAAAAGAAGTTATATGGTTCATGGATGAATGACATCGGTGCTATTTCTTGGTATATTAAAAAATATTGGGGATTTGGAAATGTTTACAACGATGGTAAGTTGAATTTGTGTAAAGAATCATACATTTTAGAAAAAATACAAAATTCTTGTGATGATAATTATTTAAAATTTGAAATATTCAATTATTTAAACGGTTTTAAACAGCCTGCTCTTATTCACGGCTATCGTTTTTCTAATGTTACTTGGAGAACTGTGTTTGCCGAATATGAGAGTATGAATAAGGTGAATGTGTTATCTCTAAGCTTATCTAGGAAAATTAATAGGGCAAATTCGTCAAAAAAGTATAGAGTACCACATGAGAGAGTAGAACAGCCTTGGTATAACAAAAGTTACGAAAAACGTTTTAAAAATATATGGAAAAGATGACAAATCGTCCTTGTTTGGACATGGAAAAAACAATCGAATTGGTTAAATCCCACATTGGGTTTCCGATTCCAGAGGAAAATATCAGAGAAGTTCTGAATCAAGCATTTATTGGTTGGTTTAGCCGTTCTATGGCAACAGCCATTTTCGTATTCTGTAAAGATGCTGATGGTGATTGGTGCGTGCTAGCATCTGAACGCGGTGAAGAGGCTGCTGATTTCAGAGGCATATGGAATTGTCCTTGTGGCTATCTTGACTTTTACGAAACCACAAAGGAATGTGCGGTTCGTGAGTGCTTTGAGGAAACAGGTGTTAAACTTGACCCATCCCAACTTACGTTCATCAACTATGAGGATGACCCAGTTACCGCCAACAGACAGAATGTTACGTTTAGGTTTGGTGTTTGGATTACAGACAAGGTTACGACTGATTTTGAGTTTTCCAAGAAAAACAACGAGGGTAAAGAAGTTGGGGAAATTAAATGGGTTAAAGTGAATGACATTGACAATTATGAATGGGCGTTTAATCATAAGACTCGCATTAATGAAATTTACCTTTATTTTTCTAACTTAAATTAATTTAACCAATGAAATTTAAAGTTACAAAATGTAAAGTTGAAATGGAAGAAAGCCGAATACAAAGAATTCGCAAACGAATGTCTATGTCTGCATACTATAAAGGAGAAAAGAAAAAACAACTGCTCCAGTTATTTGATGCGTTAGTCAATTTTCTTGAAGTGCATAACGTTGCAACTTGTGAAAAATATGATATTCTAGAGAAATTCGAAGAAGGCGAGCATGTAGACACCATCAATAAAGCAGTCCGTTGGTCAGCATCCGCACAAGGATATGATTTTTTCTATTTCCTTGCCCTACGATGGGGAAAATACCAAGTTACCCATGCCAATTTGTATAATGAGGTATATGATTATTACGATGCTAAATGCCGTTTAAGAGGGCTGTTAAAGTTTTCAGACCATCCTCATAATTGGAAGATTTCTACAGCAGAATATTCAAATAAAAAACATTATTATAGTAGTTTTTTGAAAAAAAGTTCATAAAAATTTGGAAATTAGAAATATTTATTATATCTTTGCACTCGAAAAAAGATAACAATTATAAAACAAACAAAATTAAAAAAAAAAATGAAAAAGATTGCATTTTTATTCATGGCAATGATGGCCATGACTTTCGCATCTTGCAACAGCAAGAATGGCGAAACTACAGCAAACGAAACTGACAGTCTAGCAGTAGCAGGTGCAGATACGACTGTTGTTGTAGCTGATTCACTTGTTGAGACTGCTGCTGATACAGTGGTTGTTGCTGAATAATCCCTAACAAGAGATTATTAAAAACTTTAAATAACGCTAGACGGTGGGTGCTTAAAACATCTATCATCTAGCGTTTAACGTTTAAAAATATAATTGTTATTATGAAAATAATATGTAAACATGGGGAGAAAGACTATTATGATTATCTCCAGAATTATTACGGAATTGATGAATTAGTGGTTTATGACAGAAGGAAGTCATACCCAATTGATTTGAATAATTATTATATTGGCCACGGCCTTGATAACATTTTCAAAAAAGAAAAAGATAAAACATATGATATAAAACGTAGACTAGTTAAAGGATACGGAATTAAAGTACCAGTCATGGAAGGTAGATTTTTTTATTTTCTAGTGGAAAGTGGATATTATCATTATTTTTTTAAAGTTGAGAGGTATCTTGATGATAATGATAATTTGATATTAGAGCCGCAATTAATAGAAAAAAAGAAAATTGATAAAAAGCACAAATTAAGCAATTGCCCTCTATCTATTTGCACTGATGTTATATACACTAGATATAGAGGTGAGGTTTCTATTAGTAAAAACCCAATAAATATTGTTGAAAACCCTATACTGAAAAACACATATATTCCTAAATTCATTGATGCAAAAGAAATGTGGAATAATTTATACGAATATATTTCTTCTCTAAGAGATAAAGAAATTGTAGATGGTAGAACAAACGATGAACACATAGAATCACATGGCTTCGACAAAAAAATTAGTTTTAGACACAGAAAATAGGATAGGAACTACTGAAAGTGGTGAAATTTCTTATAACCTAGATGCCTTTGACAGACTTTATAAAGGTAACATAATTATTACCAAAAGGTTAACTGATAAGTTAATTGAAAAACTCATAGAGCATCAAGACAAGGTAATATTGCATCTAACATGCACTGGAATGGGTCACAGTCGCATTGAACCGTTTGTTCCGTCAGTTGAAGAGACGCATGATAAGTTTGTTAAACTGATTGAAGGTGGATTTCCTATTTCCCACGTTGTGTTAAGGGTTGACCCAATTGTTCCCACACAGAAAGGCGTAGAGACTGCTATGCGCGTTTTAAGGGCTTTTAGAGGCTTTGGAATACGTAGGGTGAGGATTTCCTTCTTGGACAACTATAAACACGTCCAAGAGCGTTTTAAAGAAGAAAATATACCTATTTTATATGACGGTAGTTTCCATGCGCCAATGGAAGATAGGAATAAATGGATGACAGCTATCAAGTATTGCGCAGAAGAATGCGGATATAGCCAAGTTGAAGCATGTGGAGAACCAGGATTTACGGAAATCCCATGTGTGTCTCAGCTTGACATTGACATCTTAGGGCTTAAAAATGAGATTACGTTGGTTGGCAGTGCTGAACAAAGGAAGAGTTGTGGCTGTCCAGCTAATAAATCTGAACTATTGAAAGTGAAACCTCACAGATGTGAAAATAAATGTTTATATTGCTATTGGAAAGATGGAAATTAAAATTAACTTATCAAACGAAGACATAGATAAGCTTCTTAAGAAATATTGTTATAATCGTGGAAAAGTTGCCGTATACTATAACAGATACGGTGATGATGAAGAGTTGTTCAAATATGGGGAAGAGGGTGTACACCATTACTTTACCGAAGTTGCGTGGATTGGTGATAAACCAGATTGTCTTTGTGCCAAATATCCTACAATGGAAACTATAAAGGACTATCTACTAGAAAAAGTGGTTAATACATGCTTTATGAAAAGTTTAATGGAAGCATTAGTTCCGCTTTAACATTTTTTAATATAAAATTGGGGAATCATTTTTTGATTTCTCAATTTTTTTATATACCTTTGCACAAAGTAAAAACTAAATTTCAACAGTATGTTTAAAATTATCGCATGTATTAACCAAAAAAGGGCATTGGGGAAGGATGGCAAGCTTCTTTTCCACATTGGTAATGACCTTGCTAACTTCAAGCGTATGACAGTTGGTAATGTTGTTATCATGGGTCGTAAGACCTATGAAAGTTTGCCCAATGGAGAACCGTTAAAGGATAGAATTAATGTCATTCTTACGTCAGATGAAGAGTTTGGTGTAAGTCTAGAGTATGAGAATGTATTCATTACTCATTCTGTAAATGACGTGGTACAACTGTGTGAGGCTTTTTTCTATGATAAAGAATTGTTTGTCATAGGTGGAGAGAGCATTTATCGTCAGTTTATGGAACAGAACCTTGTTGATGAAATGAGGCTGACCATCGTTAAAGACGAGAGCGATGGGGATGTGTTTTTTCCTGAGTACACAAAGGATGATTGGTATTCATATTATAAGTCTATGGCTCAAGTGAGTTCATGGGAGGGTGTGGAGAAATCATTCTATTTTGAAGTTCTTAAAAAGAAGATTTAAATGGCAGAGAATGAAAATATTGAAAACATTTTATCAACTCGCAGCATCACAAACAAGGCTAGCGAAAGATGGAATAGGAAAACGCCAAGTGAAAAAGTGCGTTCTAGTCTAAAATACAAGCATATTTTCGTTAAACACAACTTACCTAGTACCGATTGGTCTAACAATTTTTCTAACCTCACGAAACAACAGAGGAACATATTAATCAAAGGAGAATTGATTAGGACTTATGACGCTTTAGCGAATATTGACAAAACACGAATAAAACAGAAGTTTGGGTTGTCTCATTTCGCAAGCAAATGGTTTAAGCTATCGCCTAAAGACAAGAAAATCTTGCTAAACTCAATTTTGAATAATGGCTAAAACTAAAAAAGACCATGCAATTGATATTCGTGACATCAACTATTTTGTTGACCATGTTAAGAACATTGAACTAAGGACAAGTTTAATTAAGTCTTTGGGTTATAAAATTGGTATGAATGTCACCACGCAAGGCTGTAATGAGAAAGATGTTACTATAGGTAAAAGAAACGAAATAAGAATACAGATTGCCCCTAAAAGCAATGTTTCACCGTTGGTAGCATGTGCAATAGTGGAGTAATAGTTAATTAATGTTAAAGTTTATACCAATTATTTGTTTAACCGATTAAAATTTCATATCTTTGCAAAAACTAATTAAATCAATAATCGAAATGACTGACTCAAATATTTTAAATGAGAATGGCAATGTTGTTGCCAACACACCTACTGAGGTGGTTAAGACGCCATCAGCAGAGGTTGAAAAACCAAAGACTGACTCTAACAAAAACGTAGAGAATACTAGCGCAGAAAACGCTAATGTTGCTAACGCTAATGTTGCCAACGACAACACCAATGAGTCAATCAAAGAGAACAACGTGGAAAATAGTGCAGAAACTAATGCGCAAACCACTGTAGAGGATTATACAGAAGACGATGCTGTTGAAATACCTCCTACATCTGCCGAGCCTACTGAGGCTGTTACAGTTCCTTTGAACCCTCGTGACGATGACATGAAGCTCTTGTATCTTGACAAGGATTTCGTGTACGATTGTATGTCTGTTCCTACTCACAGTAAGTTGGAGTACAGAATGGTCGTATTTATCATCTTGTGGGCTAGAAAGAACGGCATCAAATATGAGTTTGATGACTTTGGTAATGTGTATCTGACAAAGGGTAAACTTGCAGAAGGTGAATACTATCCTTGCGTAACGTCACACCTTGACACTGTTCAGACCAAGCATGACCCATACATCTATGCAGGCGTTCCTCTTGACCTCAAGACCGAGCGCACCAAGGATGGTTCGCATAAGATTAGCGTTGATGCAAACGGTGGCTCTTCAATTGGTATTGGCGCTGATGACAAGGGCGGTGTATGTATCTGTCTTTCGTTGTTTAATCACCTTGACAAACTTAAGGCTTGCTTCTTCTTGGATGAGGAGTCAGGATGTCATGGTAGTGACGAACTTTGGAAAGAGTGGTTCAATGATGTAGGTTATGTTATTGGATATGACTCTCCAGACCTTTATCGCGCTGCATGGGCTTGTAGCGGTACTAAACTGTTCAGCTATGAGTTCTACGAGAAGCACATGAAAGAAGTGTGTGACCGTTGGGGTCTTACCAAAGGTTGTTTCTTCTCAGAGCCTTACACGGACGTTAAGAACATTCGTGAGAAAGTCGAAGTCATCTGCATGAACTTTGGTAACGGTGGCTATTATGCTCACTCTGAAAATGAGTACTGCATCATTGAAGACATGGACCAAGCATGTGGTATGGGTGTTGACCTTATCGAATCAATTGGTTGCACAAGGCATTACTTGAAGCATGGCGGCAACACTTGGACTAGCCGTAACAATGGCACATACGTGCGTAATGACGATGGTACATACAAGCGTGTTGACGTTGATGACATCACAAAGCTTGAGAGCCTTGGTGACAACGCTCGTAAGAACTACTTTGGTTATGGTGGTGGTTCAACGCACACGAACACCAATACTACCACAACGCACACCACTAAGAAAGAGGACGAAATCAAGTTTGAAACGGTTAAGTATATCGTCAACCGCTACGAGGGTCACATCAACTCGATTAAGGAAGAGGTGCTTGAGGCCGTTAAGGACTTGTGCGTGCAGAATCACGTTTTGTTCGATGTATTTGAAGCTGCTATCAGCGAAAAATTCAATAACGAAATTAAATTCTAACAGTTACGATATGATAGGAACAAATATTAGAGGTATCAGACATCTTTGGAGGGTAGCTGATACCTCTCTCCAAAAAATATTAGTCCGTTGCAACGAGCATGGCTATGATATTTGTGAGGTTGTAAAAACTGAAAAGGATAATCCCCTTATGGGTGAACGTATGTTTATCTTCAACAGTTATTATAACCAAAACAACTATGGGTTTACCTCAATTACTAGTTATAGCAAAGAACTGAAAAAGGAGCTAAAGGATATTGAGCATTCAAGAATACTTGAAGTCAGACCTAGACATGACCATGACAATTTTACGGAATATAATATATTTTTCAACGAAATATATTTATTGCCTAAAACGTTTGACAAGGATTACGAAGCATTTTTGAAAGAAAATGCCAAGATGATTAAAACGCTCAGTAATAAGATTGGCTTCAATACTAAAGACGTAAGAATCAAAAGGCTTTACATCTACACAGATGGTTCTAAGAACTTTTTCCAGTGGGCAGTTAATCTCCATTATCAGCATGGCGTTTCAATGAGGACAATCCAGAACATACTGACTTGGAACGAATATTACAATCAGTTGTCCAAAAATCTTAGCAAAGGTAGTATTACGGCATACACAACTCCTGATGCCATTGCCAAACTGTTGGAGGAGCTTTCTGAACTTAGGAACGGAAAGCGCATCAACGATGCCATTAACTCTTTCAACACCGCACAGAAAAAGCTGTTAAAGACTAATGAATTGTCTGAAACTGACAATAAGACCCTTGCTAGGTTCTCAAAGCTGTCTGATACCAAGCGTATTAACTTCATCAAAAAGGTTTCTACCATTGAAGACTTCCAAGAGCTTATGAGGCAAATGCGCCACATAACTAGCGTTCATTTTGAATGGAACAAAGATTCATTTATGGACTTCATTAGGAACGTTGAGGGTATTAAGTATGAAACCATATACGAGAGTGATAATGTCGTTCTTGTGAAAGTGGCTGACTATGAGACGATTAAGCAGTTGGGTAAGACAACCAACTGGTGTATTTCCAAGAACAAATCATATTGGAACAACTACATTGAAAACCATCATGGCAAGACAACGCAGTATATGATATTTGACTTCTCAAAGCTTGAGGATGAAAAATTATCTATTGTTGGATTCACTACCACATATAATAAAGGTATTACGTCAGCCCATGACTTTGTTAACAACAACCTCATGGTTAGTGACAACAATGCCATGCAGTATATCACGTCTTATCTTTCAAGATTTGACACTAGTAAGAACATCTATAAGATAATGCAAGACTGCAATATAGATATTACTTTGGTTGCCCATTATGACAAGCCGCTTTACAAGTGGGATAGGGAAGCACTTATGGATTATCTATATGAATGTGTCAATGCTGAAAATGTAGACATTATCAAGTCAGATGGTGACAAACTTGTCTTATCTGTCACTGATGAGAACATCAAGTATTTCTTTGGTGATGCCTACATGGACAATGTTTCTTCTGACGATTGGGGTGAACAGCACATCATTTTCATTGACTTTTCAATGAGTCAGTACGACCCAAACAAGCTCCAGTTTGCTATTATATACGATGGTGGGTCTGATGAAGATTATTGCAATGCAATGTATAATGAGACCTCTACACCTATTTCAAACAATTTCGATGCAAAGCTTATTGAATTTGGCGTGCCTTATGACATTATCAGAAGAACTGATGATAATACTAGGAAGTTCAAGAATGCATTTTTAAATTTCAATACACCTATGATTAAAGATTGTCTAGAAAAAGACAAAAATGTCATGGAAATTGTGTTGAACAACTACATAGACAATGACCATTTGTATCATTTGATTAAGATGTCCGTTAATGATTATCTTTCATTTGATTACTTGGACATATTCTATGACAACGGCTACATACTTTCACAATTCTTGGATGAGGCTTATGTTAGTGAATTGTTCAAAATGGTGTTCAACAACATGAAAAACTATGGCAAAAGGGTGTTTGAGAACAACAACTTTAAGAAACCTTCGAAAGAAGACATTGAAGCATTCTATAATCGTTCAATAGCAGACAGAAACTTTACTGTTTATGTGGGAAACTACATACTAATGAAAATGTTGTTAGAGAAAGAGGTTTCCAACGAAAAAACAACTGTAGTGTATTCTAGACATTACGGAAGGGTTATCACGAACATATTTTCTTCTAGTTTGGTTGGCGATGTGATTAAAGAATTCTTGCTTGCAATGATTAACAGGCTTGATTTCAATCAGAGAAACGATGCAACTACCCATTTTATTAGGTATTCTGTCATGTACGGTGATGAGGAACTTAAGGAAATTACTAAAAACATTTCAAATAAGCATGAATGGGCTAAGAAGCTGTGTAACGATTTGTATGAGCAAATCAAAGACAGTGAAAAGTTTGCTAAGTCAAACCGCACTACGTGGTCTACCGTTGCTACAGTAACTACCACCATGTTAAATGACTTAGTTGCTGTTGGTGTGAATCCTTATAATTTGCGTAGGGGTGACGATTAAAATAATAAGTGGTGTGTCTTAACGGCACACCACATAATATTAGGCATAAAATGATAAAAGCTTTAGTTTTATTTATTGCAATTGCATTTACAGTGTTTTTCATAAACGATAAATTCAGCAAAGCAGTAAGAGTAATTGCATTTAGTGAAGACGAAACAAAGAGTAGTGCAATATATTCCTTCATTATGATGATGGTCATTATAATAGCTTGGACAATATATTTTTCATGTTTTTAGATTTGTTAACACGAAAAACTTTGCATTTTTGAAAATTAACTATATATTTGCACAAAAAAGTTGAATAATATAAATTAAATAATCAATGACTTACAACAAAAAACAGATGCAGCCCTTGATTGATAAGTATCAAATCAATCCAGAGACTAACAAATTGTTTATTAGCGTAGTAGAAATGTTCGATGGGCAGACCAACTATCAGAATTGGGCTGTTAAGATGATTTTCTCACAGTCATTAACTTTTGAGGATTTACAGCAGATTCACGATTGGATTGCTGAAAATCAGAACCTCATCAGTAAGCTTGCGAAAAAGAACATTGTGTCCTACTCTAATAAATCAGGTATTGCTCAGTTGAAAAAGGAAATGGAAGGACTTGACAGATTGGCATTAATCAAGAACATCATTTCGCACTTTAACACTGACCAAAGGAAGATTCTTACCAAGGCACTCCTTGATAAGGAATATACGGCTCTTGAAGCTTACAGCGATGCCACGATTAAGAAATGGTACAATGTGTTCAAACTCTTCAATAAAAAGCCTATGGGTCGCAAGAACAAGTTCTATAGCACTTGCTCTGCACTGAAAACTGCTGACTCTTTGCTAGCGGCAATCAATAGCTGTCTTGAAGAGACATATGAATGGGATAAGGAAGACATGCTTTGTTACCTTGAGCATAATGCTAGCGATTGCGAAATCGTGTACAACGAAGGGTCTGTTGTTATTATTCGCGTTCCGTCATTCGATTCTAGCCACAAGCTTTGTGGTAGTGGCCGTACACAGTGGTGTATTACTCGTGAGTCACATTTCTTCTCAGATTATGTGACACGTTACGATGGCAAGCGTGACCAATACTTCTTGTTTGATTTCAGCCGTAAGGAAACTGACTGTTTCGCACACGTTGGATTCACAGTTGAGGGTGGTAGTGGAATTATCATTGCTCAGACTTGCGACAACAGAGACATGCTAAGTGATTTCAAGCAAGGTAATGAAACTCTTAACATCCATAAGCTTCTTGCAAATATTGGTGTTAAGGCTAGCAAGTTCATGCGTCTGCCTAGGAACATTGGTTTCACTTGGACTATTGCATCCATTCTTGAAATGGTGAAGAAAGAACCGTCAAACTATGCAATTGCATACGAGGGCGATGGTCGTTTGATTATCAATATCCTTAACAAGAATGGATTTGATAAGCTTGTGGGTCACAGTTTCATCAAGAGTGGAAACTTCTCTGTGGACACCAATAATAAGTTGTATCTCTTCATGGACTTCAACCTCAACTACAACGATGACATGTCCATGATTGCAATGCAGTACCGCAAAGACCAATATGGTACACTATCTTTGGTTCGTGCAAATGAAACATTCGGAACAGATTTGACCAAGCAAGGCTATCTGTCAAAGATTGGCATTTCAAGTGACGCATATCTGAACCGTGAGGCCATTGACCCATCCATCTTGCTCCACAAGCTGATTGACGAGAACGATGAGCTTGGTGCAATTGAGCTTATCAATAAAGAGGGCAACAACATTGACGTTAACTATGAATTTAACACAAGAGTTCCTGTGTTCTCTGCCATCAACAACAAGATGTATAAGCTCTTCGATGTTATTGTGAACCATCCTAAGTTCAACTCTAAGATTGAAGACGGCTTTGGTGAGACACTTCTTGAGTCACTTCTTTATCTGCATGGCAGTGATGAGATTGTCACTTCTAAGGAGGACAACAAACTGCTTACTACCATGATTAAGTCAATTCTTTCTAGCAAGACATTCGACTTCAATACGCTTGACCTTAATCACGATACGGCCATTAACGTGGCATGTGAATTCCCAAGCCAATTGTGGGTTGTGAAAATTCTTGCAGCAAAGAAGAACGTCAACGTCAACAACGTTAATGACTTTGGTTGTGCTGCACTTGGACAGTGCATCGTGAATAACAACCTTGAGGCATTGAAGATTATTGGTCAGAGACCTGACCTTAAGGTTAGGGAGGAGGACAAGAAACTCGCAAAGTCTTGTAAGATAGACCTTAAGGAGTACATCAAGCCTAACGAAGCCATCTTCAATGACAACGTTGAGGTTGAGACGGAGGACTCATTGGAATACGAGCTTACTAGGGCAATGTAAACTACATACACATACAGAAATGAGTGGTGCGATTTTGAAAGTATCACTCATTTTTTATTGTTCAAATTTTGGAAATTAAGAAAAAAAAACATATCTTTGCAAAAAGAAATATTATGTCGAATTTTTAAAAAACCTAACAAGTATGAAAATTTATGATTACGAACCGATTAATAAGTGTGTGCTTTATGGCAGTATAGAAAATGGTCTTGACAAATTCATCGAAAACGTTATAATAAGACTGCCTCATACACAGAACGTATCAAAAGAAATTCATCCAAAAGAAGCTGAAAGACAAGAGAGACTTAAAAGGAAAGAAGAGGAAAGACTTAGAGAACAAGTTGCCAATCCTTTTGCCAATCCTTTGGGTTTGCAAGCTCCTACATTTGACAGTTCTAGGGCATGGCGTAAAAAGATGAGGCCAAGTGTGCGTAGTTTCTTAAATGACACTATTGTAATCGTATGCGGAAATTGTGGATTGGGTAGCAAAGACACATCTTTCTACATTTCTAAGTTTAACAATTTCAATACAGTTTTAAGTGACAATAACTGCCATGTGCTGTTTGTCAGAGGAAACAGCGACAACCCTAGTTTGTTCAACAATGAAGAAATCAATCTGTCAAATGTGAAGACAGTACCTGATTATTCAATAGTTAAGTTTAAATCATTCAACTGCCTCTGTTTGGGTGGAAGCATTTCATTGGATAGGGAATGGAAAAAGGCGCAGCAAGAAAGAATCGGTAGGAAACTGTATTGGGAAGATGAAAACTTTGTTTACAATGAAAAGGCTATTGACAGTATATTAGAAGACTATGACATCGCTTGTATAGTGTCTAGCACATGTCCATCGTTTGCATTTCCTGGCACGAACTCCTTCAATAAGAGTTCTTGGGCGTTGAAAGACAAGTCACTCCTTGAGGACATTCTTAATGAAAGAAGGCTCATGGATAAGGTGTATGAAAAGATTATTAGCAAAAACAAAAAACCATATACTTGGTTTTACACAAAATATAAGGCAAATCACAACAATATCGTAAATGATATTCTGTTTCAATCTCTAGGCAAACAAGAAACGTATTCTTTCAATGATTGCGTGTCTGCTAATTTTGGAGTAAATTTTGATTCTTCAACCAAAATTTCCTACAATAAAGAAGTGATGGATGAGCTTATTAAAAAAATTGAAAGCATAGGAAGTGAAATGCCAAATGCCTTTGACGTTGAAGAGGACGATGTAGAGAACGGTGAGCTTATAGGTGATGAAGAAGTAGAAGGTGGCGAACCTATGGAAGGAGTAGATGCTGTTGCTGTGGCAAATGACGATGATGATTCCCTTAATGATATATTTGGTGGCAGAATTGACCAACAAACGGCTAGGGATTACATTAACACACTGCTGCACGGTGAAGAAGTAGAGGATGCAGCCGTAGCACGAAGAGAAGAAAACCGTGGGGTATTAAACCAAATATTCGCAGCAGACGCAGCAACAGCTGCTGTTGACATTCAAGAACCTCGTATTGAATATGAACCAGTTAGGGGTGGCCAAATACATTTTGAAATGCCGCACTATATAGGCGAACTAAACCATCCAAACAGATAATTTATGGCGCAGACGAATAGTAGATTTTTTTCTGTAATGGCCGTAGGAGAAGAGCCGCAGAAAATGATGGAGAAATATGGCGCAGACTATGAAGTCGAACCATATGTCAAATACAAATATCTTGATGCTAAGAAGTATCAGCAAGCATCTATTAAAACGCTTGAGAAACTGCTTGATGAAGCTGACAAGATAGGAATACCACCAACCACACAAGAAACGCTTAAAACGCGCTTAGAAGAGCTTAAAAAGCAAACCTCATTCGAGTATTACAGACAACTTACAGATGGAATGTATTACGATGAGGATGGAAATGCATTATCAACCGAAAATCCTAATGCACATTTCAACACTTGTAGGGTGGGAAGGAATTTCTCTATGCCATTGCTATTGAAAAATGGCATGGAAGCCTACTCCGCTCATGTAAGTGAAGTGGATTGGGAATCAATGACACGAACAAACACAAGCGTCTATGAAGCTGCTTGGGAAATGGTTATGGAAGGTAAAACACCTTCAAATACGGAAGAAGAGGCCATCTATAACGCCATGAAAGACAAAGAAGCATATTTCCGTAAATTCAAATCAGAAGAAGAGTATGTAAACTACAGCACCTCTTATTGGAACTATGCCTTTGTTGACAAAGATGGGTGGGTTGACGTAGATTCATTTAATGGCGATGAAACTGAATGGGTTAGTACGTTTTATGATAGGTTTATAAAGAACCTAGACCCAAATGCGTTAGTCACAATATTTGAATGTTCAATCAATAATGGCTGATTTAATAAACTTTAACGTGGGATATTTTGGTATCTCACGTTTTTTTCATATATTTGCAAAAAAATATATTATGGTAGAAACATCATTAGAAATCAAACAACTCAGAAGCCGCTTTGTAAGTGATTTCAGTCTGCCCATTCCAGTGGTACAGTCGCCATACTTTGAGGATATTCTGAAACTCCTTGAAGATGACCGTGGGGCTTTGACCAAATATAACTCTCTATTAAATCTAATTGAAGAGAAGTTCAACGGTAGCCCTAACAGTTTCCTAGAGTATCGCAACAAAGTGGTGAAAGATGTATTGGCATATATTGAAAACTCAGAAGCCTATAAGGAGTTTAACGCTGATAAGAACGTCCTTAAAGACTATGCTCCTATCGTAGGTTCTCGTGAACTTTATACTCAAGAGCAAAGCGGATGCTTTTTCATATCATACGACATGATTAAGGCCAATTTCCAAGCATTGAGGTATGCTAATCCAGCAATCGTAAAGGATGCTAGAACTTATGAGGAATTCATAAGCAAATTTACTGACATCGAATATTTCCAAAAGGCCAAGCAACTTAGGCAAGAGACATTCGGTAAGCTGAACGGTAAAAGGACTGCTGCAATTGAAAAAAGAATTAGCAATGAATTTGCTAGGCTGCTTGCCGATGACCTTAGAGACAAGTTCACCTTATTTTCCATTAAAACAGATGAGATTATTCTCAAATTTAATGGAACTGAGGAAGAATTTGAGAGAGTTAAAGTCGCAGATAAGGAGTATGACGGCTTTATGTTCAGAGTGAACAAGTTTAAACTCACTCATAAGGAGTTCAAACGTCATACATCCAACTCAAAGGTTGTGGCGTATATTAAAGAAGATTATCTAAATGGGCGTAGACGCAGTTTACATTGCGTTCCTGCCACTTATTACCCTCAAGTGTATAAACTACTCAATGGGATGAAAATAAACGATTCTGACCTAGTTTTTTACTATGACCATGAATTGTCAAGATTTTTATATCCTTTAGAGTTTGTAAATTGATGGAAAGCGAAAAACAGATTAGCCCCAAACTTTCAAAGTTCTTAAAAGAGAATGGGTGTTACGTGAAATACTGTTATTATTTAAGAAAGTTTGGACAAGCCCCTAATAAGCCATTTTTTACAGTGGCCTCAATTCCTTGGAACAAAACTAATGAAGGTTTTCGGTATTGGGCGGACATGAATAGAAAATGGATTCAGAAAGTTATAGAAGAATTTGTAAATACTTACCAATGAACGAAGTATTATTTAAGAATGCTGACGAGAGAATAATAAAGTTAACAAACCTTATTCAGCAATGTATCAAAGGTACGCATTTTGAAGGAAAGGTGTATTACGTTGGTGGATGTATAAGGGATTTGCTGTTAGGACAAAAAGTCAAAGACATTGATATTGTTGTAGAAATCCACAACGGTGGGATACTGTTTGCTAACTTTATGGCCATCCGTAATCAGTGCTATGCGGCCAATACAAACCCAGTGGTATTTGAGAACTATGGTACAGCCAAGTTCCAATTGTACAAGGATGAAGACCTAAAGGACATTGAAATAGAATGTGTGCAGACTCGTAAGGAGCAATATAGAAAAGAGAGCAGAAATCCTGATACTGCGTTTGGAACAATTGAAGAAGATGCTGCAAGAAGGGATTTGACAATTAATGCTCTTTACTACAACATCAGCACAGAACAGATTTTTGATTTCAACAAAAAAGGTTTGGATGACTTGTGCAACCAAGTCATTAGAACACCAAGTGACCCAGACATCATTTTTAACGATGACCCATTGCGCATATTGCGTGTCATTCGTTTCTCAACTCGTCTAGGATGGGGTATTGATAAGGACACATGGCTTGGTATGATTAAAAACGTAAATAGGTTGGAAATCGTATCACAAGAACGAATCAGTGATGAAATTTCAAAAATTCTGTCATGCAGCAAACCTAGCGTTGGCATAAGGAAAATGTATTACTGTGGCGTGCTGAACAAGGTAATGCCAGATATATACGACACTAACTTTGCGTATGAGTCTAAAAACCCAATGGTGACAACATTTGACCATACAATGAATGTGTTGGACGAAACGCAGCCATACCTTGAAAGCAGATTGGCAGCGTTATTCCATGACGTTGGTAAGATTGTTACTGATAGAATGAGAACAGTTAGTCCTGACAAGTTTAGTGCAGAAGTGGCAGCAACAGACTTGAAGATGATGAAGTTTCCAAACTACATCATTAAAAGTGTACAAACTGCTATAGAATATCATAGGATTTTCAAAATCTATGCGGATGGTGTAGTACCTCCAGATAAGAAAATCAGAAAGTTCATGAATCTATGCGGAAACGACATCGGAACAGTGGTTGACCTAATGAACGCCAATAACCTACATTCCACATACGGCAAGAAAAAACGACAAGTGTACGACCTTCTTAACAGAATAGAAGAGCTTGAGGACATTGATAAGATGGCCAACATCAAACTGCCTATAAATGGAAAAGACATTATGGCAGAATTTAAATTAAAAGGTGGGCCGATAATTGGAGTTCTGCTTGAGGCAGTCAAAGATGCCTATTTCGAAAACCCAAACATTACGAAAGATGAATGCTTTGAGGTCGTAGAGAATAAAATTAAGAGTCTAACAACTTGAGTTGGACTCTTAATTAATTAATATATAATATTAAATTATATTAAATAATATAAATTATATACTAATATATTTTTATATTTAATATATTTTTTATATATTTGCAAAAAAGGAATAAATCATGGGAACATTATGTAAGAAATGCCCATTTAAGGGTACTAAAAAGGAAGACGGTCATTGCACCGACCTATTTGTGAAAAAGTATCATAACAGTTGTGTCACCTATGACATAACCGAAGACTCTATTGATTTATAAGAAAAATAAAACAAATAATAATATGAACGGAAAGATTTTACTTATAGTTGATGCACAGTACGATTTCATCAACGGAACGCTCCCAGTAAATGATGCAGAGAGAGCAATGAATAACTTGGCTGACTTTATCAGAGGTCACGGAAAGGATTACGAAAAAATCATTCTAACTGCTGATTGGCATCCTACTACACATTGTTCGTTTAAGGATAATGGCGGCATGTGGCCAATGCACTGTGTTCAGCACTCTCATGGGGCAGCTATTTATCAGCCGATTCTTGACGCTCTCAACGAAATTAAGGCTGACTATGTTATAGTCACCAAGGGTCTTAATGAAGAGCATGAGGAATATTCTGTGTTTAAGAACGAAAAGTCTCACGACCTCATCGTAAACATTTGCAACTATATTAAACCGCAAGTCATTAATGTGTGCGGTCTTGCATATGACTATTGCGTGGCAGACTCAGTGAAAGATGGCGTTAAAGCGATACCTGATGTCAATTTCGCAGTGATGAAGGAATATAGCCCAGCTATAGCCGAAGACACAGCAAATAACTTTACTAATTTTATTGAAAATTCAGAAAGAGTATGGCTCGTATAGAAATTCCAATGGAAGAGTACCAAGGACTTAAGGATAAAGTTAAGTCCTTGGAATCTTCTTTAATTGAAGAGAAAAATCAAACAAGCATATACAAGCAAAAGTTCAACGAAGCAAAAGAGTTGTTTGATGATTTGAAAAGTGAAGGCTTCATTAACAGATTGTTTAATTGGAAACGTGTTATAAAACCATTTAACAACCTTTTTTATAAATGAAAAAAAGAGTTCATTCTAGTCCATATTTAAAACATTTCATTTCTTTTTTTGGGTCTCTTAAAAAAAGAAAGTTGTTTGGAAGTTTTATGCTTTCATATAAAAGTCTTGACGAATACTATCATGAGGATAATCTTTCTTTCCTAGTAAGGAATAATTACATAATACGGACGAATAAAGTCAAATTTTCAACAACAAAACTTCCTACTGAGTTCATGGAAGGGTTAAAACTTATTCATTGTTTGCCGACAAAAAAAAATAAGTATGTAAAAGAACTAGTGACAAAAGAATCGTTGGAAGACATATTCATCGAAGACTATTTTAAGAATCATCCTAATGAAATTGTAACAAAGCATACTGATGTTCACTACAAAATGGTTGGGGGTGTAATAACAACAACTGTTGGACTGATGATTTTCTTTTGCTATTTAACATTAATTCTTCCAATAAAAGCACTTTTGCTTGTGGCAATAGTTTTGGGAATGTTCATATCTTATGCAGAGTATAAAACCTCTATTTAGCATTTTTAACATTTCATATTTGGCTATTTCGTAAGTTTATCGTATATTTGCAAAAAAAAATTAGAAAATATGAATACATATACTAAAATAGATACCCTATATAAAAGGTACATTTTCGATGGCAAGGAGTGTCCTAACAAGGATTGGCTTAAGTTCAAGAACAAAATCATCATTGGTAACTTCTCCAATGTAGAGGCTAAGTATTTGTTCAATTGTCCTTGGGAGGCATATTCCAAAATTGACGGCACTAACTCCAAGATTGCATACTTCCCATCAACTAGTGAGATTCGTGTTGGTGGTAAAACGGATAAGGCTGATTCTATGCACGGTCAGTTTGAAATGCTGCAAGCCATTGGTGAGCGTATCAAGCCTCAGTTAAAGGCCATGTTCCCAAAAGAGACTGCTAGGTTTGTCCCTGTAAAGAACAAGGACACCAACAAGGTTCAGTTCTATGATGTACACGCTTCCTTTGATACTTATGACGAACAAACCAAAGTGGCAAAATTGGAAGCAAAATTCGATAAGAAAGACACTATCACCTCAGAGGGATTGTATGGTGTGGAGCTTGAGGAAGTTCCCATCTATATCTATGGCGAGTATTTCGGCACTGGTATTCAGAAGTGTGGCTCTCGTTATATTCAGAATGGCAATGGGTTCTTGGTGTTTGACATTCAGCAGCAAGGTTGGTGGACTCCAAAGGATGTTCGTGACTCTCTCTGTAAGGGTCTTGGACTTGAGACTGTTCCATTCCTAGGCGTAATGACACTTGAGGAAATTGAGCGCAAAGTTCGTAGTGGTTTTACGACTCAGTACGATAAGGCTGCTGACCCAACCATGATTGAAGAGGGTATTGTGGCACGTCCAATTATTCCTCTTTGCAGTGGCAATGGTAATAGGGTAATCGTAAAGGTTAAGTATTGCGATTACATCGAATTTGACCGTGTAAGGAAAGAGTTTTCTGACGAGGAATTTGCAGAGTTCGAAAATTGGTATTATACCAACGTTGAGGCAAAGTAACTATGAAAACGGTTATTAATGACAGTGGGTTCAATATAAACGACATAGTTAAGTGCGTAAATTACGGACACTTATATACAACCTATTCAAATGCTATGGAAGCTTTATGGGGCAAAAGATGGCATGGTTTTTCTAGGACAGAAGAACAATACCCCAATGGATTAATGGGTAGAAGTGATTTTGAAAACCGTTATTACGCTGGAGGCTACTTAGTTACAATTGGTGAAATACCACCTGAAGGATATTGGACAAATAAGAAATGGCGCATTGCTGGAATGATTATGCACGAAAATGGTCACGTGATAATGTGCCAACTTATTGACGAATTAAAAAGAAGTATATTGGTTGGTGTTAATGGGCTTGCAATAGTGAAGCATAACCCCAAGAACAACACTCCTAGAGTTCCGAAACTACCAAATGGTAATACACATTAGAAATCTTTTAGGTATATACACAGACATCGATTGTGTTCCGAATATTGGTGATATTGTGACACTTACTACTAACGGAGTGTGTTATCAATTCCATGCTAGTAAAACTTTTTTTGGGGTTGATTCAAATATTCCTTACTATGTTGACACAGAATATCCATCACCCAACATCGTTAAACAAGAATGGAAAATAATTCGTGTCAAAGCAATCTATCCTTTTGAAGCACTTATTTTGCTGAAAAATAGGATTAATCAATACATAGTAGTTGGCTTGAGAGATTATATGAAAGACCACATCAAACTTATAAGACGAAGTAAAAACACAATATCAAATGTCTGTGTCCAAAGTGAGTATTAAATTAAAAAAACGCATAGACAATGAGAGATTTTTTCAGATGGTTTATTAGGCTCATCCTAATCATTACAATGATGGCTGGGTGTTGTGAGTCATGCTATTATTTTGGCGATATGACGAAAGATAACAAGTATTCGTCTCCTAGAAGAACGTATGACTACATCTATGACTACGACTATTAATTCATATGGAAGCAACATTACATTTCAATAATGGTACTACAAAGGAAACAACATTAAAGTTGACATTAAACGACATTGTAGAAATTAAAGATTACGGTGGGGTATATCCCACTTATTCCAACGCTATGATGCAGATGTGGGGTAAGCCTAATGATGGATTTAATGACAACTATTTTTTTTATGGTAATTACCATTGTGATTATAACCAAAAAAAAAATACATTTTATGGTGGGTTGCATGATGGGCATGACCACAGACCTAAAATATGGAGAATAGTGGGTATCGCCATTCATGAAGGTCCTGGATGTGAAATTTTATGCGCAATTCAAGACAGAATGGGTAGAAAACTGCTTATAGGCTATCCCTACCTTAAACTGAAAAGGCATAATCCGAAAAATAACAAACATTTGGACGTTTATCAAATAAAAAAGAAAAATGAACAACATTAAAAGAATTATTAACCATTTTCTTGACGATGACTTGTACAAGCTTACAATGTGTCTTGCAGTTATCGTCAATTTCCCAACTGCTTGGGTAATGTATGAATTCGTAGACCGTGCCAAGCGCGTCTATCCTAAAGGTTTTGCTGACGAGTTAAACCGTCAGATTAAAATGCTTGAAGGCATAGTGATTACAGAAGAGGAAATAGAGTTCCTTAAGAAACGTTGCTATTTCATTCCTTCATGGTTCTATAATTTCCTTCGTGGATTCCGCTACAATGCGAAATATGTAACGGCATATCAAGACGCTAACGGATTGCTCCATGTGAAATTTGAAGGCCCTTGGTACGAAACCATTCTGCTTGAGGTGAAGGTTCTTGCAATCATTTCAGAGCTATTCTATATTATGACCAATCAGAACATAGCTTTTGACTATGAAGCATATTATAAGAAGTCATATCAGAAAGCACAGCGTCTTCTTGAAGCAGGATGTGTCTTCTCTGACTTTGGCACACGCAGACGTAGTTCGTTTGAAACCCAAGAGGTTGCTGTAAGGGCATTTAAGGACTGCTATAACTCACGAAATTGGGCTGCTCTTACTGGAGGTAAGTTCGTTGGTACTAGCAACCCATACCTTGCCATGAAGTATGACCTTGTGCCCATCGGAACTATGGCGCATGAGTTTGTGTGCGGAATTGCAGGACTCTACGGAGGCCCAACTAACGCCAACAAGCTTGCTATGGAAGCATGGAATAAGGCGTACAAGGGCGCACTTGGTGTTTACCTCTACGATTCCTATGGCTTTGACATCTTCCGTCTGAACATCACAGAGGCTTATGCAAATCAGTATAAGGGCATGAGAATTGACAGTGGTGACAACTATAAGGAGTTGGGCAAGATTGTACAGATGTACAGGGAATTCAACATCGACCCAAAGAGTAAGCAAGTCATTTTCAGTAATGCATTAAGCGTTGACTCTGCCATTCAAATTCAGAATGTGGCCAAGAATGTGTGTTTGCCTAGCTATGGCATCGGAACACACTTTACAAACGATTGGAGTGGCATTGCAGACACTGTAGAGCCTCTTAACATCGTAATCAAGTTGGTTGCCATCAAGGAGAATGAAAAATGGCCGTTCTATAACGACACTTGTAAGCTGTCACAAGACGTTGGAAAGCACACTGGCAAGGAGAACGTTGTGCGTAGGTTCATGTCTCAGTTGCCTCAGTATTACGAGGAGCTGAAAAAGCTAATCGAAAAAGCAGCATAGCTTAACATAAATTAACGTGGGATATTTGTTTATCTCACGTTTTTTTCATATATTTGCAAATATAATTGCAGATAGTAAAATGAAAGAATTAGAAGATAAAAATAAAGATATAATTGCTAATTTTAAAAAAGGTGATTTATTTAAAATAGCTTTTAATAATAGAACTCTCTTAGACATAGAAATAGTTGGCGTTTTCAAGTCTTGTACACTAAATAGGTATGGACGAGGTTGGCATGAGATAAATTGTTATTTTTTTATGAATTTAAGCACCAAAGGGTGGTGTATAAACGAATCTTGTGGATGCGATATAAAAACTAGAATATTAAAGCCAACGATGGAAGATTATATTAAAATGGCCTCCATACTTAAAGGCAACAAAACTGTTTTAAACCGCAAACGTTTATTAACAAGAGGAGAAGATATTAATTTTATTAACAAATATGGTTTTGGCGTGTTCTAAAAAATATGATGACCCAAACATTGAATTTGTCAGCAAATTGAAAAAACGTAATGAGGGCTAACCATTTAAGCATAAATAGGAAGTATTTAAAAATTAAAATTGAAAAATGTTAAACCTACCATCAAATAAATTATGCAAACTAAAATCAAAATGGCAGCAGCATGAAGGAGGCTCTGATAGTTGGATATTGATTTATCCAACATTCGTCAAAACAGATGAAAATGCTTCTTTCGACCCTCTAATGTCAATTAGGTATAAATTTTGTCTTGTACATTCAATTTTTGGTTTAAAGCTTAAAATAGATGACACTCTTTTCATAGTTGACAACGGAGATTGGATATTAGACAAACCAACGGCAGAAAACATGCTAATGTTGGGCATAGAATTGAAAGAAGCCAATAGGTACGTATACAATTTGAAAACCAAGGAATTAATAGATAAAAATCCACCATTAGATTTAAAAAACATATTATTATGAGAGTAACAGATAAACATGTATTTTTTTGGGGAGAATGGCCATCAAACTGGTTTCCATGTCTTTTCAATGTAAAGATTGACGGTAATAATTATACATTCTATAACTCTGAACAGTATTTCATGTACATCAAAGCCAAGACATTCGGTGACGAAGAAATGGCACTTAAGATACTACTTGAGGGCAAGAATCCAAAGAAAGCCAAGACGTTTGGGCGCATGGTAAAGAACTATGACGATAAAGTTTGGGATGAAAAGCGTTATCAAGTCATGGTTGATGCTTGTTATCACAAGTTCAAGAACAACGAAGAGCTTAAGGCTAACTTGCTCAATGATGAGCTAAAGGGTAAGCACTTTGTGGAGGCTTCACCCATCGATGGAATTTATGGCATCAAATGCGGAGAGACAGAAGCACTTGATGACAAGTCCAATTGGAACGGTTTAAACCTACTTGGGAAAGCATTAGATGAGGTTAGGGAAAAGCTGTTGAAGGAAAATGGATAACCTACAAGTTGGCGATGTAGTGACCTATATTGACGATTGGAAACCGAACAGACAGTGGTATCTATATTCATTACATGGGAATGGACAGTGCACAATAGTCATTATTAGGGATGGAAAGATTACAAATGTGAAAGGCAATGAGGAAATGCTCAACGCTAGTATCGTAAATCTAGACATAAATAAGATTAAACGAACATGAGAAAGATAATTTTATTTACCATACTATCACTATCATTCATATCTTGTGAATATTGCCCCTATGGGCATGATGAAGATGGGTTTGATGATTATGGAATACCACATTACCATCAGAAGTATGATTATTTCTGTGCTGAAAAGCTTTTGGGTACATGGCAGTGTGAATACGGCTGCATTGTTGGCAGCGTTGAGTTCAAGGAAATAGAGTTCCTAAGTGAAAGGACGTGCGACATAACAATGGCTCAAGCAAGAGACGTTAACTGGTACACACAGACATTCACCTATTCATACTATGGTAACACCATAAAATTCACAAGAAACGGACAAACAATATCATTTGTAATTAGGGGCTATATATTTCCAGAACTATACTTGGAAGATTCTTTTGGGAAATATACATGGAGGAAAGTAAGGGCTTATGGCTGCTAAAACATTTTCATACGGATATAAACTACTATGCAGATTCTTTAAACAAATAGGATTCTATTATGAATTTTTGGAGTATCAAAGAAATACTAAATATCGAACAATTCCATTTGATTCTTCAAATATTATTGATGATTTTGGTTGTTCATCAATAACCTTTTGGTTTATACATGAAAAGAATATAAATTTCAAAGTAAGTTTATACTTCGCCTTTCAAAAATGGTTGTTTGTGTTTTACCAAGAAGAGTATGGAGCTAGTATTGTTTTCACAAATAACTATTTCAATGATGATAGGCTTTGTGTAATAGATAAGGATAAGAAAACAATAAAATTGGAATATACAAAATGCTGATTAAGAACAAAGATAACCTTAAAATGGCATATAAGTTTTTGAAACTTACTAGACTACTGCCATATTGGAATAAATACCTATATTTTCATAAAGATATAAGAGGTGAGATATTTGTTCCAGATTTTGAAAACCCAATAGATATATTTGGTGAAACATGTTTCACTGGTTATATTACCACTCAGTTTCGAAAACTGAATTTAAACAAAGCTTTTAGTGGTATAAGCATGTATGAATATTTTGCCTATTTTATTTGGGTAATGTATCCAAATAAAAGGGATAAACTATATTTACCATCTAAAAGTGGTGGTTATGAATATGATTCATTGGTAGCATCTATTAAAGAAGGTAGACATTACATTTCAAAATATCTGAAAATTGACGTAGAAAAAAAGACAGCATATTTTGTACAAGACGAAGAAATATTTTATTAAGATATGTTTGAAGATGGGAAATATTACGTATGTATGGGTAAGCCAACTACAGAAGAGGTGAATGATTTCATTGCATCTGCATTTGGAAACAATAGAATTAGGAGAAGAAGCACAATATACTTTGAAGGCCGTGAGTTCCATACTGAGGACAGTTATTTCTACTTTACTAAAGATAAGATATACGGTCCAGTAACATGTGGTTGCTTGAGAAATGACTATGGCTTGTATTATAAGCTTTCAGAAAAGGATGAGAATTATTTTAAAGAAGTAGATGTGGCTTTTGATGACAAGATGTTTAAACCAATTTATAAACTTAAATGTGTTAGGCACTTGGACATAAAACCAGACCATATAAATAGAAAAAATGGCAAAGTGAAATTTAAAATTGGGTGCACAGTTATGACCACTGATGGATGTGTTTACATTGACATAAGTCGCAATGAACTAACTGATGCTGCTAAGATTTTACTCAGAGAAATCAAAATAGCTGTGTTAAGAGACTGTAAACTATTGAAAGCAATTAAAGGACAATATTTCTATGATAGAAAAAGGTAAGTATTACATGTTAACAAAGGAACTGCCATTTGACCAAAATGTGTTCTATTATACCATAAGCTATGAATATGGCACTCAAAAAATGTTTGGTGGCTATTTGGGCGATTGCGATTATTGTTATAAACAAATTCCTAGGCAAATATATTCTTCTTCTGGTAATTTTCATGTTGGTAGGGTATATTACTGCGAAGACAGTAACTATCTTATAGATGACGGAGCTAACAAAACATGCATAGACAACGAAATGGAAACTCATTTTGAAGAGTTTGAGTTTGTGATAGAAGAAAAAGCCAAAGAATTATATTTAACTCTAATTAGTCATGCTCCTAATCCATTGTTTCATATTGAATTGAAGCCTTATATTAAAACTGGTGATAAAATGTACTATTCTTGCACGATTGGAACGACATGGCAAATAGGCGAAAATCAATTTGAACTTATAAGGAATTGTTTTAATCGTTATAAAAAACAGCGTATAGAAACATATTGGCTTCAAAAGCTTAAAGTATTACATAAAAAAAGTTGTTGGGATTTATGAAAGAATACCTAAGCATACCAAATTTTAGGGATGACAAAACACTACATGGTGAACAAGTAGTGGCGTTCAACAAGCTTGATGGCCAAAATTTTAGGGTGAAATATACTCCCAAGGGTGCAACTAAGCAACAGTTTACATTGTTTGGCTCTCGTCAAACTCTAGTGGATGAAAACACAGAGGGGTTTGGTGATGCTGTAAGGTTCTTTAAAAAGAACTATGAAAATGTTTTGAGGGAAATCATTGTTAATAACTCTAGAAAGAAAGGCATCTTCAACGGCATTGAAGAAATTACACTGTTCTTTGAATGGTACGGTGAACACAGCTTTTGTGGATTCCACCAAGAGGGTGATGAAATGCACCTTGCATTGATTGACGTGTTTTTGAAGAAAAAGGGCTATATTGAGCCTAACACATTCATTGACATCTTCTGTGAGGATGATAGGATTGAAACTCCAGAGGTGATATACATTGGCAAACTTAACATGGACTTCATCAACTCCATCAACAACAATGATTGGACGGAAGAGGGCTGTCAATATCCTAATATTAAGGAAGGTGTGGTAATTAAGAGGTCAACGCTTATGAGTGGTCAGAGACTGCCAATGTGTAAGACGAAGACAAAGTGGTGGTTGAATAAGCTGCATAGTTCATATCCAGAGGATATGTGGAAGAAATTGGAATAATTTTTGTTAAAATATAACTATATATTTGGTTATTTAAAAAATTATTTATATATTTGCAGCATATGAATGATAAGGGAAGTAATTATATGCCTTTAAAAATTTATAGGGCATTAGATTTTTTACAGTTAGTACTATTTATTATAACATTAGTTTTGATTGGAATAATTTTATTAAAATAAATATGAAAAATTTTAAAGAAAGATTCCTCAGTCTTATTGACAATGGGGCAAATCAAGCCAAGAGCTTGGTAGAGAATTTCAACGAAGTCGTAAATTCTTTTGATTGGGGTGCTCAGATTGACTACCTCAAGGAACGTAGGGATGCTTTACTCAGTAAAAGCAACGAACTCTTGAATGACTTTAATGAACTTATGAAGCACGTTAAAGACAGTCTTACCGATTTTTCGGTGACAGTTCCTTTTGACGAAAGGATTGGTGAAAAGCTCTCTTATGAGGTTGAGGGCAATAAGTTGAAGGTGGAAGTGACTTATGAGGACGAGACTAGTTCTAGAAGTAACAAAACTGTTGTAGTGATTCCTAGCAACTGTGACTTGGAGAAGATTTCTCTCAAGACCAACGAAGCGTTGAAAACGGCTACAATTACCATTCCGAAGGTGGTTCTGATTGACACAGCCAAGGAAGAGGCAACACCAACTGAAAAACCTAAAAAAGTGGTGAGAAAAAAGCCTGCAAAAAAGGCCGAAACGAATACTGAGGCAGAAGAGAAAGCTGCCGAAGAACCAATAACTCACATTTCTAGTAAACTTATGCGCAAGATTCAGCAGAACGTGGAAAAGACGAAGCTGCATCGCGCACCAAACGGACGATTTGTCCGTAAAGAACCTGATGGAAATGAAAATTAAAATTTTATTTCTATTTTAATTTTTATATTTATCTAATGCCTAGTTGGTTTGTGAAAATAGACTAGGCTTTACTTGACGAGGTGGTAGAGTGGTCAATTACCTAGCTCTGCAAAAGCTTTGGCTGAAAAGCACGTGGGTTCGAATCCCACCCTCGTCTCTAATATATTTTTTTTATGGTTCTATTGACATTTTTATCTTTTAACAACTCTGAGGATAACTTACAGCTATTATGTCCTAATTGTCATGCACTGACAGAGAACTTTGGTAGTAGAAATAAGAACAGTAAGAGAGTGTTTAGGAAACAGAAACTATTTAGTCAAGAGATTATTAAATAAACATAAAAAATAGTTAAAAATTGGAATTTCATTTTGTTATTCCAATTTTTTTTCGTATATTTGCAACGATGAAGGACGTAGAGGTTAAATGTTAGACCGAGCAAGTAGTAAAGAAGTTGCTGTCAGTACAGGTACAAACTGTCGGCTTTCATCATTTTGAAGACATGTGCGATTATTGTAAAAACAAATAAGTATGGCAAAACTGACTTTTAAAGACGTTGAAGGGGAAGAAGAATTCACCGTGTATGTCGTATCAAAGAGCGGTAGCATCAGCAAAGAAACAGTAAAAAGCAAACCCTTCTTTAACGGAAAGGTTGATAAGGACGCTTCCGCATTGCACCTTAACGAGCACGGAAACATCGATATTGGATGGGGATATGCAGTGTTCCTTAATCCAGAAGATGCCGCAGCACTTGCAACAAAAATTGTAACAACAAAGTATAACAACTCAATCGCTAAGATTAAAAAGGTAACAAACACATGACACCGTACATTATTATTGGAGTGATTGCCTTGATTGTGGCAATCATTGCGTATTCCCTCAAGAATGAGGAGAAGATTGTTGAAAAGGCTGAAAAGACCAACAACATGTTCAATTTCTATCATGTATTGGCCACGCTGACCTCTTCAAAGTATAAGAACTATAAGGAGAATGAGGCTGAGATTGACGCAATGGCTAAGTATCTCACTGACAACTCCAATAAGGAGCATGAGAATCATCCAATTGGAAGCTATTTCAAGTTGTGTGATGAGAACAATGATGTTTGTCATACTGCTGGAAACTTTGACAACTCTGCTCAAGACTATGACCCAAGTGAGTTGTCCATTGGTACTGCTGTCCTTGTGGGATTCATTGTAATCATGCTTGTTGCCATTTTTTAAAAATATTGTTTATTATGGAGGTAAAAGAAATTAAGGTAAATCTTGCAAAGGAGCAAGTTGATGAAATTATCAAGGCTCTTAACGTGCAGCATGAGCAGTGCTTCCACGAGCAAGCAAGACAGCAAAGTAATCCAGAGGCGAGACAAAAGACTCTTGAGAGATTCATACTCTTGGGAGACCTAATCTCACTATTTGAGGAACACAGAATGAAGCTATGGGAGGATTAAAAATAAAGAACATATTCACAACCATAAAACTTGTCTACATGAGCGAATGTGATTGGTTGACTAGGGTATTAATCACACTGCTCTATATGTTTGGTTGTTTTAAGGTTAGGTGTATTGCCTTAAATGATGGAAGACGTTGGCTTTACCTTACAAGCAGAGCATGGAATCCGTTCATCCTCTTCGTAGATTGTGACGTAAACTTAGAGATACCTTCAAATATTATCATAGACATTGACAGTAATGATAAGGTGTTTATTAGGGAAATTAAGAAGTAAGGAGTGGTCATAACTATGATTACTCCTTATTTTATTTGGTTTTTACAATTATTTTATATATCTTTGCCAAAAGTTAATATTGAAGTTATGAAAATATGTGCATTCTCAGACATGCATGGCAATTTAGATTTTAAAGTTGAACCATGCGACATTGTATTGATTGCTGGAGATATTGTTCCATTGAATATACAAAGTTATTCTACTCCTTGTGAGAAATGGTTTCAAACTGTATTCATTCCTTGGTGTAACAGTCTGCCTTGTGAAAAGGTAGTATTTGTGGCTGGAAATCATGACCATTGGTTTGAAAGACATCCAGATAGAGTTAGGCTTCTTCTTCAAGGTCAAGACAAGATAACGTATCTTGATTGCGAAATATTTGAGTATCAAGGCAAAGTGATATATGGCACTCCTTTATGTAAGCCATTTGGAAGGTGGGCTTTTATGCCGTCTTATGAGGAACAAGACGAAAAGTATGAAAGGCATCTAAAAGCTATTGGTAAGATAGATATTATACTCTCTCACGATGCTCCATATGGCGTTAGTGACATCATTCTACAGAAAGATTGTTGGTGGGCAGATGGTTCGCACATAGGAAATAAATCTCTTGCAACGTTCATAGAAAAGGCACAGCCTCTAATGAATCTACACGGACATTTACACACCTCAAATCGAGAGGAAGAAATGTTTGGAAACACCAAAGTATATAATGTCTCATTATTGGATGAAGACTATAAAATGGTATTTAAACCACAATATTTTGAAATATGATGACGATAGAAGATTTCGATAAAATAGAACAGAAATATGTCTTACAATGTAAGAAGTGTGGGCACATGTTTGTACCTTGGAAGACGTTGATGGTAACGCTTCCACAGAACAATATGCGTCCATACTTATATTGTCCACAGTGTAAAAACTATGATAATATGGAAGTATTTAAGATTAATTAACACCATATATTTTGAAATTAACTAAAAAACCTATATATTTGCATTATGAAAAAGAGTGTAAACGAATCAGACCTAGTATTGATGATATATAAGAACTTAACTAGAACGTTGAAAAGAAATAAGGTATATCATATATTCCGTTCCAACGTGGGTAACGGACATGGTAACTTAACTATACGTTATTCAGCATTCTATCCGTTTTTTGCAAATCTTCCGTCAGTAGATGAAGAATCTGATATAAGTGGAAGAATGACATATTCTTTCCTTAAAAGGGAATCAAACCCATTTAACTGCACAAAGAGCCTTAAGGAACTGCTTAACAAAATGTTAGAGGTGGTTGACCATAACAATGGTATTACCATACCTTTAGAAGACTCCAAAAAGCTTCAAATGTGTGTCTTGCAGCACATAAACAATTTGTTGCATTATTGTGTGGAAGGTTGTGTTCTAGATTTCTCATTGTTGGGTAAGATGGGAAAAGAGGCATTTGACATAACTTGCGAACAACTGTTTGGCGATGGGTTCGTTGACACTACCGAGGAGGATTTACCTGAGGATGCAAAAAAAATGATGCAAGCACAGATGGAGTTCTTAACATCTGATGAGGGTAGAGGATTCAGACCAGAGGAATTGGGAAGAAACAAGAAGTTCTTTGAGTTCCTTAAAAGAAAGAAGCTAATGTTTGAGCCACCAAAGGTTGAAAGAGTAGAAAACCGTGAATGGATAAGTGCTCCTACATTTGAAGAAATGTATACTATTCCTAACCCTTTGTATTATGACGATGAAGATGATTATAACAGTCCATTCTAATTTAAAATAAATATGGCTTATGTAATTGAGAACCAAGAACACCCTTGTCACGGTAAGACATGTGACCAATGCACCACTTGTATTTTTGACGTAGATATTGATGACATACAGCCGAAGTCAAAACCGATGTCTAGTCAATGTGGACAGCTTGTAAAGTGTTTTACAGGATACCAATGTGAGGATTGTGAATACAAAGATTTTAAAGAAGATAAAAAAATGATAACACCAAAAGAAACATGCAATAAATGTCAAGACCTAATTAAAAACTTTATAGGTGATGGTAGACTTGTGTTTAACGCTTGTTGTGGTAGAGTAACTATTGATTATGGTGACTACACTAGACCGAGAGTTATTAAATACAAGACTGGACAGATGCTACAGATTGATACTCCAGATTGGTGTCCTAAAAAGAATGGGATTAGTAAACAAGTGCTTAAACCAGTTGCTAGTGATTCTACTATGGTAGATGAAAATGAAATAACAAAACGTTTGACTCCTACCACAACTCAAGTTAATAACCATCCATCTAATGAAGACGATGATTATGATGATGATGAGTACAACTATAACCCAACACAAACAACACAAACAAAGCCCTTAACTTACTACGAAAAAAAGGAGAGGCTTAAGAAAATGCCACCACATCTTTCTTGGGATGACATTAAGGAAGGTGATGTATATGTGATACCTAAGATACTGACTCAAGCTAGGAAAGTGGTTAGGATTGTTATGAAAACAGATACCATGTTAAGGTGCTCAGAAATAAACGAGTTTGGCGAAGAGTCAAAATGCTGCACTTCCGTCTATCCTAGTGACATTGAAATGGTTTTTATTACTAACATACATAAATACTAAATATCATGGCTAAACATTCACTTCAAGAATTAAAACCGCAGCTTCAAAAACTTAAAAGCGTAGTTCCTTGGTCTGAAATCCTTCCTAACACCGTGTACCATGTTCCACCAATCATTACTTTGGAACGTAGGGATTTGTTAATCCTCACAAAAGAAGGAGACAAAGCCACATACAGAAGAATCGGTGACGCTGAACAGAAGGAAAGAACCATGTATAACACGAGTGTTTTTGCTAGGTTTCTTGTTAAAAAGAAAAAATTTTAACCTTTTTTAATGTGTAAAGTTTCGATAATTGAAAAAAAAGTCGTATTTTTGCACAAAAAGATAAAATATGCTATATAATAGTTTCAGAGGAATAATGATGTTTACTGCAATCATTGGTATATTTCATATGATTGTATATTCTAGTTACGTTTACATCTTTTTTCCTATAATCATTTTAATTTGGGGATTATTTTCATTCTTTGATGAAGATGATAGGGAATTTCTGAGGAGAAATGGAATAGACCCTGATGAAGTGTCATGGTTTTTTCCAGAGTACACGGATTATAGTTATGGTTACGAAACTAAACACCATAGTAGAACTGCTCCACCAAAAAATAGCTATGCACCCAAACAGAACAATTGGTCGTATGACGAACAAACTTATACTCCATACGCGCAAAGCTACGTAACTACACACAATACTTATGGACAAGAGTATAAGCAGATATTACCAAAATGTAAACGAAATTTTAAAATAAGTGTATCTAAACAATAGTATCAAATGAATCAAAATCAAACTGATGTGTTTTTCACAGCATCCACAATTGTGGCCAATAACGTAAATGAGGTCAAGGAAAATAATAGGATTGAAACAGAATCCTTGTATCCAGAGTGTTATTATCTATGATAAAATTTGAGTTAAATGAGGTCGAAGAAAAAAAAGCTGAATCTTTCAAAAAATGGCATAAAAGATGCAGGCCTAATAAAAATAATGACATCATTCCTCAATATGCACCATTTAAATATGTGCTGACACCGTTAGGAATTGGTACTGCCATTGAAATAATATGTCCGTATTGTGGAAAGAAGAAAGACATAACAGACATTGACAGTTGGTAACTAAATAACATTTTTTCATATGAGTACAGAAACAAAAACAGAAACAAAAGTCGAAATTAAGACGAAGCATTCAAACGGTGAAAACGCAATTATCATCGTAGATGCTCCTTTGTTCATTATCTTTGCCGAGTTCTTGGGATATGTAAGTATCTTCAATAAAATGGCAGAAGATTGGTGTGATGGCAAAGTTCCTGACATGCACGTTCAAAAGGTTATCATTTTGGAAGCAAAGTGCATTTTCAGACAGATGAAAAAGGATTATACAATCGAAGAAATCCGTGAGTTCTACATGATGTATTATCCGTTGATTCTTGAGGAATACGCTGAGAATTTGTTAAAGCTAGTAGAAAAAGACTAACGACTAAACACAATAAAAATGGCTAGCAATGTTGAAAAGCTAGCCATTATTGTTAAAATTATGAATGACATAGCATCTTTTGTTGCGAAAAAGCACAAATCAGTTAAGAGTGAATCGTTAGAGGAAAAAATAAAAAAGCTTCCTTGGTATCGCAGACCCATTGAAAGAACTGCTTTCGTTTCTAGAAAAGCCAAAAATGGGGAATTATACGTTCATCACTGTGAATGGTCAGAACATGTTTGGATTGGGCCGTATAACAGTGATAAGGAAGTCTTGGACATAATCAACTCCTATGTCAACGAATCTCTAAAGTTACCTTTGGATAAAAAGCAAACAAATTTAGTCCATTCAGTGTGGGTAGAAGACCAAAAAGAATTTTTTGGTTAAAAAAATAAAAATATTTTGGCTATTTAATTTTTTTTCCATACATTTGCAAAAAATGAAAACAGTATTATATATTATGTTGGTCTATGGTGTTCCACTTTTTATATTTTTTGGAGTATATTTCCTTGTTGGAATATTGATGAAGAAAAGCATAAGGCAATGGATTAGTAAATACAATGACGAAGACGTGGTTTCAATAGAAGTATCTAATTATATCTACAAATACGAAGATGAGTTAGTTAAACTTGGGGTTATGGCGTGGCCTTTGCTTTTGATTTTCAGTCTTGGCAGTACAGTGGGAGAAGAATTTTATAACATTAAAACAAAAAAACATTATGAAAGTAGGATTGCTCCTTGGTTCATTTGACCCAATACATATTGGTCATGTAAACATTGCCGCATGTGTGCTGAACAGTGGATTGTGCGACAAGGTGTTATTCGTTGTGGCAAAACACAACCCTTGGAAGAGTCATGAACCAGCACCTATGGAATTGCGCTGTGCCATGATAAAAGCCTCTGTAAGCGGTTTTAATGGTAGGTGTGAGGTATGCGACTTGGAGAAAGACATTGAGCCTCCTACGTACTCTTATAAGGTTATAGAAAAAATTCGTGAGGCATATCCCAACGATGAACTATACCTTATAGGTGGAACTGACACGATAGAAAGGATTCCTCAGTGGAAAAACTTTGATTCGCATATAAGGAACAAGCTGTCATACATTGAAGTGAAAAGGAATGACGGAACTGAAATGGACAGCAATAAAATTCCGTTTAAAAAGCATCTTTCCTCTAGGGATAGTCTTACTGACAAGGAGTTTTGGAGCATCAAGACTCAACGCATGGATGCCTCGTCAACGATGGTAAGAAACATGATAGGTAGACACATGAATCCTATCCCATATGTGAACGAAAAAGTGTTAGAAATTATAAATAAAAACAACTTATACAAAGATGGAGATTAAAAGAAAATTTGAAAAGGGTGATTTCCTTAAATATGAGAATAAGCCAAACTCATTTGCCATATTTGAAGGAGTTGATTTGATGCCATCCTATCAGTATACAAAGAAGCTTTCAGTTGCGGCATTTTATGACCCTAGCAAATACTGTGAAAACGAAAACGGTGTTGGTTGGAGTTCTCGTCCAGTGCTAGAAGTTGCAAAGAATGGCAAACCTTGTGAAAAAACTTTAGACACTTACGAAGAAGACTATTTTTGGAAAATATGTACTGAGGCCGAAAAACAAGTTGCCATTGAAAAACTCTTAGAATACGGATATACGTGGAATCAAGACCTCTTGGCACTAGTAGATGTTGAAACAGGAGAAGTTGTACATAAAATTATTATACCAAAACTAGAATATAATGGTGATGTAATTAAACCCATGTGTGAAGAACACAAAGAGCTTCTTAAGGATTTCGTAATATCAAAGAACACATATTCCTATAACGGAGGCTATAACAATGGCTATGGTAGTGGCTATAATGGTTACGGCTCACATGGTGCTTACGATGATGAGTATTGGGATTAACTATGGGAAAATATTTGGAGGAATATCTTATATGGCGTTTTACCGACAGAATACCAAATCGGTATAAACACTATTGTATGGAGTGGATTAGCGGCATAACCTCTGAACAGATGAGTTATTTCATATTGGAAAGGGAAAGGCTAATTAAAAGTGGAGTGTATAAATCTAGTCAATATGATAAATGAAGAAGATTTGAACAAGTGCATAGAAAATTTGGCACGGCTTAGCGCAACGTCTACAAGGAATGACAGACAACTTTTGCTTGAAATAGGATATATCCTAAAACAAGAGTTGGATAATGTCAAAGCTTGGAATTCTTCACACAAAGATGGGCAAAGAAGATATGAACAAATAGATGTCAAAAAGCTGTTGGAAGACAACACACAGTTGTTTAAGGAAAACCAAACGCTTTTGTCTGCTGTGGTAAATATGAAAGACGTCATAGAACATCAACTGCCAAACATAAATGAAGAACTAGTTGGAATTAGCAGCAAATTTGATTTGCTGAACAAACAACTTGAAAATTTTTAGTTAAAAGTTCGTAATATCTATCAAAAATTTTGGGTATTACGAATTTTTTTCATATATTTGCAAAAATGACTTTAATTTAAAGAATATGGCAAAAAAAAGTGTATTACTTGAAGCAATCAACCAATTGGAAAAGGCTAACATTGCTCTGTTAGAACGAATTGGGAAAAGCAAAGCAAAAGAAAAAGCTGCCGAATACCGTCAGCAGATAACTAAAAATGAATCAATGATTCTAGACTATAAATTCAGACTTGAACATGAATAAAGAAGAGAGAATAAAAATATACGAGGAGACTGTAGACATCGTGAGGCGCAACCCATTCACAACTGAAACCGCTATGGTAGAGGGAACTAAGTTCTATGGCAAAAAAGCACTAGTTGATTACGACAACATCCCACGATATGAAACGGAGATAAAAGTGGTCAATAACGACTGCTTGTATGAGGCTGAGAAGTTCATCCAAATGGGATTGAACCCTTGTGTGTTGAATATGGCTTCGTTCTCAACTCCTGGTGGTGGTGTTACTCGTGGCTCTAGAGCACAAGAGGAAAACCTATTCCGTAGGACAGACCTCTTCAAATCGCTCTATCAGTTCCATCCAATAGGTTTGAACTATGGCGTGAAGCAGAGAGAAGAGCGTTATCCTTTGGAGTATAACTTTGGAGGCATCTACACACCCTCTGTGACCGTTTTTAGAGGTGGTGAGGACGTTAATTATAAGAGGTTGGACAATGTATTCACCGTGAGCGTTGTAAGCGTTCCTGCGGTCAAAAAACCGCCTCTTGACAATGGCAAGATTGTTCCTTGGGCTGTTGATACCATCAAGAATAAAATCAGACAGATATTTGACATTGCATTGGAGAATGGACATGACTCTCTTGTGCTGAGTGCATTCGGTTGTGGGGCATATTGCACACCTCCAGAACAGATGGCAAAGCTGTTCCACGATGTTCTTGAATCAAAGAGGTATAAGGGTGCATTTAAGGTGATTCATTTTGCTATAATTGACGTTTCTTCAACCAATGGTACACACAATCCACAAGGAAACTTAAAACCGTTTAAAGATGTTTTCCCTAACTAAAAATGAATGTGTAGCAGAAAACCAATGGATTCTAAAATTGTTTGTTGGGTTTTTAAAGAAAGAAAAGCTGTTATACAAGTGCGACATATCATTTACGCTTTATAACTACTTGAAGTTCAATGAGGACTTGAACAACAAATGGTTTTTTGAAAATATATTATTATTCTTATATTTTTTTGTTATACCAAAAGATGAGTTGGTTGAATCAATGGAGGCCAACAATGATGAACATAATGAACATAAAATTAATTGTCAATTATGGAAATTCTATTTGTTGGAACATTTCGATGAAATCAAATTCGTAAAAGAAGTCAGAAAAGATAAATTCAAACAAAATTTAGTAAATTCTATTTACAAAGCTGGAAAATATAATGATGATAGACTTGTAAAATTATTTTTAAAACATAAAATAGAAAATGAATACAAATACAGAGACATACAATGAGTCAATACTTAGAAGCATTGACCTTGCAGTAAACGACACTTGCGCAAAATTAGTGCCATACTCAAAGATTAAGAACGAGGATAAAATACCAGAGGAGCTTTTTGAAGAGGCTAGCCTTAAGGAAAGACTTGAAGCTCTTAAGATTATTAAGGCCGAACTTATCAGAGAGAACGACAATAGGGAGTACAAACTTTCAAAAGATGGTGAGGTCAAAGTTATGCTACGTCTCAAGTCAAAGCATGAGGAATCAATGGATGCCTATAAGAAAGTAGGTAGAAATGATTTGTATGACCACGAAAAGGCAGAACTTGACGTTATCAATGAGTTCACGCCAAAACAGCCTACAGAGGAAGAGATTGTGGACTACACTAAGGAAATCATTAAGGAGTTCTTGGCTGAGAAACCTTCTGACTATGCTGTTTCCATGAGAGACATGGGTCAGATTATGCCAAAGGTTAAGGACAAGTATCCTAATGTAAATGGTAACATCGTTAAAACCGCATTAACTCCATTCATCAAATGACCGACATCGAAACAAAAGTAAGAGCAGGAGGTCCACCATCCAAAAAGGATGAAATGCTGAAAAATCTTAGAAATGAACTTGCTAAGATAAGCCTCACAACAGAGACTAGGAAGAAACTACTTGAAATTGCGGCTGACGGTATGCCACAAGAACACCTAGAAGAAGCTCCTATCGTTGAGGATAACGTCATTTGTAAGATGATGCTTAAAGGCTATCCATCCTCATTGTTTGACTCCATCAGAGCCTTGCTAAAGCCCTTAGAGGTTAAGAAGCCTAATGGAGACGTTGACATAAGCCAAACGAGTCAGTATGCAATGACTATATTATTAGAAAAAATGCCTAAATGAGTAAAGGATTAATACATTTCGATGCAGTAAGGAAAGTTCTTGAGAGGAACAAGTTCTTTGGATTCACAGCGAAGCGTGAGAATGGTAGGATTGAATACACTTACATCAGTGTACCATACCATCACGTTACGTTTAATGTCTTGACCACAAGACTGAATTCAAAGGACATTGTTTCCAAAAAGATTGTCTTGGGCATAAAGATTAATGACCAAGAACTGCAAGGCTGGAATGATTTCATGGAGGCAGTTAATAACGTATATAAATTACATAACAAATTAAATAAGGAAAAATATGGGATTACTAAAAAAAGTTAATACACTTGTCACTGTGGCAAGCGCAACAGTTACAGCCATTGAGGTCATGTATAAGACCTTCAAATGGTATGAGAAGAAACACGGCAAGAAAAGTAAGAAAAGGCAAGAAATTGCTAGGCCAATAATTAAGGGTGCATAAAAAAGCGGAATAAAAATGCTTTGAAGATTTTAAAGAAAATAAAGAGCGAGAAGTAGTTCTCGCTCTTTTTTATGCTGCCGAAAGAATAAAAACTTCGGCAACGCTGATTGTTCTCTTTGTTATGTTTTATTGTTCTACCTTAGTCCAATTATACAATCCCAAATAGTAGTTGGCATTCTGCATCCAAGTGTCATAACCACTGCTACCACTTGGCACTGTTAATGTACCACCTGTCTTCACACCACGGAATGTACTATTTTGTATTGTAGGTGCTGTCATAGCATTAGATACTATGCTTGTTAAACTAGTACAAATATAGAAAGCTTGATTACCAATACTTGTAACACCACTTGGGATGTTTATACTTGTAAGACCACTACATTGTTGGAAAGCACCCATACCAATACTTGTAACACCACTTGGGATGTCTATATTTGTTAAGCCACTACAACCATATAAAGCCCAATCACCAATACTTATAACGCCACTACCTATGGTACAACTTGTAAGGGCACTACAATTACTGAAAGCACTATTGCCAATAGTTGCAACACTATCAGGTATGTTTATACTTGTAAGACCGCTACAATCCCAGAAAGCATTATCATAAATACTTGTTGGGTCTGTTAATGTATACTTAACCGTATGTTCACCAAGAGTACCAAATGTATATGTACTAGTCACACTTGGTTGTTCAACACCATCAATCTCAATCTCACTGAATGGTGAACCTGCATGCTGACTTATAATTTGTGTTGGATTGCTTGTATCAGTTACATTGAACTTTGCTACAACCTTTGTTTCAAGTTGTATTGGATTATAACACACACCCATATTTTCTTCTATCAAAGACACATTAGGCAGTATGAAATTACTTGTATCAGCAGTGTAAGCATTATACTCTGCCGTGGTGTTGAATAGTTTTAGAAACAAACTCATAATTGTTATATTACTTTAGTTTTAAAGTTATTATTCTTATATAGTAATAAATATCTGTAGGGAAATAAAAAATGAGGAACTGCGTATTACAATTCCTCATTTTGTATCAACAAGTATATTGTTCCCTTAATTTATTTATTTCTTCTTTTATTATTTTATTTATTCTTCTATCTATATTTTCACCATAAGGATAACGCATTGCATGATAAGCGGCAAGATTACCAGCGGCACGCTCACGAGGTGTATATACAGCCTTATCCCTAGTGTTCCTAAAGTCTTGGAAATATTCTCTCTTTTGCTGTTGGTTAGCTAGGTGAGGAATAAATACAGTCTTTTCTGGTCTTGCATATTGCATTTCACTTTCAGCTTCCTCTTTATCGTTGTCATACTCATCGTCATCATAATCAATACCATAATTACCATTCATATAATCAAGGACAGTACAACCAGTGGTCTCCCAATTGTTGTCTCCGTCTTCAAATATGATAAAGAAATCAAGGAGTTGCTCATAAGTCACACCTATGTCATCATTTTGACTTAAATCCCTTAATATACCTTCCAATGTATCTGGGTCTGGCTGCTCCGTAGGATAGAAACCAATCATACCATTTCTAGGCCATATTCTACCTTCACCGTAGCCACTCTCGAAATATGTATAGAAATTACTTCCAATATCTTCCATAGCCTCGTTAATACCTTCTTTAGTGGTAAAGTCATAACCATTGCTATAATTCGCTAGTTCATGCTCCTCAATCTCAGATGCACTATGATGCTCCAAGTGCTCAATGGCATACTCAACAAGTTCCCTTATGTACTCATAGCCAATGTTGTATATGCCATCCTCAATCTCATTTATTTTGTCATCAAGGCAAAACTCATCGCTGCCATCTTCAGAAACATAAGTGTCAGTCTCTTCGTTGTAGGTATACCCATATGCCCTCATGTCAGACACAAGTTCAGACAGTTTTTCTTCAAGGTTATAAGCATCTTCTTGAATCCCCTCTCTTTTTGTGTTGATGAAATACCTTTCAGCAGCCTTACCACATGCGTTGGCATGAGTTGTCCAAGCATCACCCACACAAAACATCATTTCATAACCGCCATAATCAACTGGCCAGTATCCGAATGGAAAACCGTAGTCTCCATTCCAACTTGCTTCATACCAAGTATCACTTTTTTTGTCATAGAAACAAGGGTCGTCAGTACCTGCACGTGGCGAATAATCTAAAACCATTTGACTCTCTAATATTTGCTTTTCTAATATGTGTACCTTTTTCATTACCCAATAAACATTATTATTTATAAATAGTTTTTTGCTTCAAGTATTTACCCATATGAATAAAAAAAAAGGGTAAATAAAAATACTTACCCTTTTAGTTTAAATCTTATATTAAGTTTGTTTTGCTATTACTAAATCATCACATCCGCAATCTGGTAATGCATCTTGAGTAAGTGTGAAGCTACCACATGCTGTGGTTGCAGTGCTTCCTAGATAAGCATTAACTGTAAACGTCTTAGCTGTAGTTTCACCATTAGCTGGTATTGCAGTTCTTAATTTAATTTTCCTACTGCTGTCAACATATACATCAAGAGTAGATGAAGTGATTATTATTTCGTTCAGACATTCACTATCTCCAAAATAGTCATAATGTCCAATCTGTGTGTCAGCAGCTAGTCCATTTTCAGCAGATATGTTACCACTTATGTCAGATGTTATCATCAAGTCAGCACATGAACAAGTGAGACTGTCTTGAACAAGCGTAAAACTACTACAAGGAGTTGTACCTCCTGTCATATATGCGTTTATGACGTAACTAATCGTTGTATTAGCAGTGTTAGCTGGAATTGCTTGATTCAGTTTAATACTGCCATTTGTATAGGTCACTTGCAAAGTTGGTGATGAAACGGTCAATTTATTGTTATATGTACTAGAATCAAGAGACCAAGTACCAATTTGAGTTCCACTAGTCATTCCACTTTGAGGAATATTAGTCGATAATGATGAACCAAATGCTGTTAAGTGACTACACCAGCTCCTCTGTCTGAATTGGGTGTCCTCACAAGCTGGTTCCCCACCATTTATCTTATAGATGATATTGTCAAATAACTCATCACCGCTTCTAGTACCAACATCATTGATTGTAACAGTAACTCTACCGTCAACACTGTCATCAATTGTCCACCAACTTTTATTGTATTTTTTCTCAAATGATACATTACCATTGGTACATTGTGAATTGTCATACGTTGCGTAGAATGTAGTACCTTCACTAGGAAGACTGCTGAAAGTGCTTGTGTCAACAGACCAAGTTAAAGGCATGTTGGAACAAGAACAAGGAACGTTAGCACCATTCTGAATTATTTTAATACTGTTACATTGCACACCATTTACAGTGTATCTCAACTCTATGCTTCTGCTGTCAGTTCCAACAGCTTCCCCACAACGAATTGAAAGCACACCACTAGTTGCTCCAGTGGTAAACCATCCACTAGTAGGAGTTTCAGAAATAACAGTCCAACTTACCGTGCTAGAAGGAGTATAGGAAAAACGTATCTCTCCTCCAGTTCTACTTATGTAATATTGCTTCATATCTTATTATATTTAACTTTTATTATTAATAAATATTCGGATAAACCTAACTGTTGCAACATATAAACAAAAAAAGAGCAACCATTTCTGATTGCTCCTTTGTTGTAAACTTATTATGTAGGTAGCACACTATAACTTAGATTTTGTCCACCACATGAAGACCCATCAGTTGTTAGCTTAATGTTAATATCAATTGTAAAGTTATAAGGCTGTCCAGTATTGTTTGGTAAAACTATCGCTTTAATGTAATATCTGTCAACAGTAATTGACTGAGAATACCTTGAATAAGTTAAGCCACTTAAATACTGACTTTGGTTAGATGATACTATTATATCCATACAACTAACATTACTAACAGAGAATTCTCCGATATTTACTAAATTATTATCTGTTCCAATGCTTTGGAATTCTCCGTTGGAATTCATATATGCATTACTTATGCGCCCAACAGATGAGAGGCTACCACATGTACATGCTGTTGGAGCAGTAGCATATTGGTAGAAATATGCAGTTCTTTCTGGAAAACAACTAGCCAAATCACTGTCATCACTCATTGCTATTTCAAAGTATCCAGCTCTACTGTCAGCTGAACTAGATGAATAATATGTATCAATGTTAACAGAAATTTCAATTTTAAAAGTTAATCCGTCACTTGAAGTCTTGCTACTAAAAGCTATAGAACTACTATCAATCCACTCGCAATTACTGCCATCATCACAATGTGAAAGAGTTACAGCAGTAGGCGTACCAAAATTGAAATGACCAACACAATCTGGATAAGGCCACTTATAATAAAGAGTAATATAAGCTGTCTCTCCAATCTTAGAATAAGGATAATCTGGGCTGTATCTGTCACTTATATGATGACTATTAGACCAATTAAAACAATCTATACAATCTTCACTATGGAAATAATCTTGTATAACATAGAAAAGTTTTTCACAATTCGTTGTTTCAGTTGGATATACAAGTTTTAAAGTTGCAGTTCTAGTAGAATTAGAGGTGTTTGTAGCACTTATAGATGCGTCAATCTTGCCATCGTATATACGCAATTTTCCTATACCGCCTTCTTCATAATCAGACACTAAGAAACCACCATTATCTACTATTTGTAATTCAGCACTGTTTCCACATGAACACCCAAAATCACCATCTAAAGTAATAATATCTCCGTTAGCTAAATTATATTCAATCTTGGAAGTTACACCATTAACTTTTTCATAATCGTCATAAGCACCAGGCGTACTTACTACTATATTTGATTGAACTTGTGTACAACTTGTATATCCTAAATTCCTATAATATCTAAGATGAAGAACATCCTCTTCACATTTAGTACCACCCTCGAAATAATACTCGTTTCCATTTCTAATCCATTTGCCATCGGCAACTATATATCCATATACGTCAACACTTACATATTCCTGTCTTTTATCTAATGAGCAAAAATAATCAGAAGTATTATATATATCAACGTATTTTTCACTTAAAAAATATAAGTCTCCATCTCTCCACATTGATTTACTAGTGGATACACACAGTCCAGCACCGCTTTCAGGATATGTGTTCACAAAAGGAATAGAAACACCATCTACTTTAACATCTGTTATTTCAACGTTAAAACATTCATATTTTTTTTTAGAAGAGGTTCCACCATCACTTGAAAACGCAAAACTAAATGTTCCAATGTAACATGTATTTTCTTTATAATAATATCCGTCTCTAAACAAATACTCATGATAATAATGAGAATCCATCCATCTATCAAACGCCTCATTAATAGTCATTTTATCACATCTGCAAAAATAATCATATCTCTGTAAAACCATTTGTCTAGAACATTGGATTGCAGTCTCACCAGTTACACCACCACCCTTGAATTGGAAGGTAACGCCACAAGAACTCACACCCCCACTAGTAGGGTCATCAGCAACTTGTGCCTTGAACAAAATTGTATTACCATTCTTTACAGCCACTGGATAACTTGGGTCAGTAAAGAAACCGCTACAGTTTGCCATAGCAACAATCTCACCACAAGTTGTCACAGCACTAGCAATGATTTCTTCAGTATTTCCGATGTATGGGAATGTTCTCACCAATGATGTAAGATAGTAGTCCAAAGCTGTTGTGCAATCGCACTGCTCTTCAGCACCGTCTTGAATCAATTCATAACCGCTACCACAAGTTTCATTTCCATAGCTAACACTAATAACGAATTTTCTTACATGAGTATCCTCATTCTCGCCAATATCGGTAAGCAAAGTAATATCACCATCTGAAGCACCCAATGAAATATCATATTGGTCAGGAGCCACTATGTAGTCTTGGATGGTTTCATCAAATATATATGTCACACTATTGAACGAAATTGAACTTGCTGGACATTCATCATCATCAAACGTGTAGTGACCTACAACAGTTCCTCTAGTAGCACCGCTTACTTCAAAGAACGCAGCAATACCCAAGTAACTAAAGTTGTCACATGTGCAAGGAGATATACCCCTTTGAGTAATCCTAATAATCTTACTGCTACAACTATTGCCATTAACACTTGGGGTTAAAGTAATGCTCTTATCAGCTTCGCCTTGGGCTTCTTCACAAGAAACTCTCAACATACCATTGCTAGCAGTCCAAGTGAACCAATTGGCAGATGTTTGAGTTGCAGTCCAAGTCACAGCAGTGTTTGAACATGAAGCGGTTACGCCATATGAAAAACCATACTCACCGCCACCCCCATCTATAATATATTCCATCATAATTAACTTTTATTTAGTAATAAATATTTGGTTATTTAAACTATTTGTCGTATATTTGCAAAAAAATAGCAAAAAACATGAAAACGGAAATCACATTCAAGGTGTTAAGCGATAGAAAGGTCAGATATAAGACTCTTGAAATCGAACATCCAAGGTTTGAGGAAATCCCAGAACATATGTTCAATGGGGTTAAGCTTCCTAGGACGCCCATTGAATCACAAGTCATTGACTACCTAGATTCAATTGACAAGAGAGACCTAATGGTTGAAAATGACTTTGACATCATCATAGACTATTGGCCACGCAAGAAAAGGTCAAAGAATGGGAAAGATAATGAAATTAAGGAGTTCATTACATTCTGCAAGCCATACCTTATAATGTTCCCATCACTCATGAGACCTTTTAGGGCAGTTATATCAAATTCAAAGGACATTCTTTTCGGACACCATAAGTCAAATGAGACGAAGTTCAAGGAAGTTCTGAACCTCATAGACACAGCATATAAGGCCACCCAAGGTGTGCTTAATATGGTAACAAATACACTTAATAAGCACAACAATAATAAAAGTAATCTGTTAGAAAATTATGAAGTTTGAAGAAACACATTACAAGAATGGTTCTGTTTGCTACAACATAATAGAAGACGGAATACCATTCGTAACAGAAGCAACGGTCAGCCCAATCGGAGCATACAGTCTTGGGTGGATAACTAAAATGGCCAAGGAAATATATGGAAATAACATTCCAACAAAAATGCTATATTTTCACTCCTTTGGAACAAATAAGCTGCTGCAAGGACGTGGCTACGGAAGAAAAATGCTCCAACACGTTAAGGAAATGCACCATAACTGCATAATAACCTTATGCGTCTCAAGAGCATCTTGGGGAAACCTCTCAGACCGTCAACTCGTTGAGTTCTATCAGTCAGAGGGATTTATCCTACTTGACAGGGCTAAAACAGGAGAATACTGCATGTTTCCGACAATGGTAATTAAACTTTAAATTACACAGAAGCACTTGAAAGAGTAAAAAATGTTAAAAATTGGTATAATGCTTTGTTATATCAATTTTTTTTCGTATATTTGCAAAAAAATATTGATGTTATGAAACAAGAAAAAAAATTGGAAGAAGCCAAAAGGCTCTACAAAGATGCAAATGCAGACCAGCGTTATGTGCTAGAAAGTCTATTCCCTGAACTTGCAGAGATTGAGGATGTGAGGATAAAGAAAGAAATTATTGCTTATATTAAGACTGGAACGTATCATAAAGATTGGATTGCTTGGCTTGAAAAGCAAGGTAATCTTACCACAGAATTGCAAAAAACTTATGTTGAAATAGGTAGATTAGTAAAAGAAAATTGTTATCTAAAAGAAAAACAAGGTGAACAGAAATTTGTAGAGTGGAGTGAAGTGGATAATATTATTGTAGAAGGGATATGTTTAGCATTAGAGTATAGTAATGAAAGTGGGAAAAAAATAGAAAAATATGAAAATTGGCTGCATTCCATCAAAGACAGAGTACATCCAAAACAAGAATGGAGTGAAGAGGATATAAAAATGTTTGTCAACATAAAGGCTTGTCTTCGCAATGCTAATAAGGACTATAGTAGAGAGATAGATTGGCTCAAATCCCTCAAACCCCAACCTAAAAATAAGTGGAGTGAAGAGGATGAAGAAATATATAGAAAATGTATTTGTGCAATGAGAGCTTCTGCTTGTGGTTTTCCTGAAGAAGAAAAATTTGTAGAACAAGTCGATAATTGGCTCAAATCTCTTAGACATCAGAAGCAGTGGAAGCCAACCGAAGAGCAGATAAAAACCTGTAAAGAAGTATATGCTGATATATTATCCGAAAAAGGCTTTGACCTTGGCACTGTTAATAACGAACTGAATAGGCTGGAAGAACAATTAAAGAAATTATAAGTTATGAAGAATCTACCAGAAAAAATCTACCTCAACCTCAATATGACACCACAAGAGGTTGTAGAAACCAAAGATAAGGATTTCCATGAAGCAACAAAAACATGGGAAATAACTTGGTCGGAAGAAAGTCTTAGTGAGCATGACCCTGAATATATCCGCAAGGATGCCTTTATTAAGAAGACTGCGGATTATATTAAAAAAGACATGTTAGACAATCTTGCGTTCCAAGGCAGACTGAATCGTATCGAGATAATAGATGGAATTATTGATAAGTTTATTAAAGCAATGAAAGGAGAGTAATGGTATGGAAAAAGAGAATAAGAACAATGATTTATGTAAGACTTGTAAACATTACTGGAAAGACTTTCCAATGCCATTAGATAGAATTATTTCTCATTGTGAAATATTGGATAAAAAATATGGTTTAATAGATACTATAATGGATGAAAAGGTTCCATATCCTTGTTTGAAATGTCCTTTTGATTGTTATACTAAAAAGTAAGTTATGACACAATACATACCAAAATCCGCTGTAGTGGCGGAGATAGAGAACCTTTTAGATAAAGGTAGACACCACGAAGAGTATGATTGTGCTTATCGTGATGGTAATAATGGTGCTTTATATGCACTGAAAGGCAAACTCGACACCCTTGAAGTGAAAGAGGTGGACTTGGACTTCCAAAGGTTTGCAAAAGAAATGGATGCAATTTTCGCATTGCCATCTTCCAAAACAAAAAATACAGAAGAAGAACCTCTTAATTGGGAATATGCTATTGGTAAACACTTTTATTTACTTGGATTAGAGCAGAAAGGAGAATAAGCTATGACACAAGAAGAGAGAGAAAAAAGAAGGCAAGAAACTCTTAGAAAGATGAGGGTGTATAGGTTACATGCAAGTGAGGTAGATATTTTAGAAGAAGCAGGAGAATTATGACACTAGAAGATAAAGAACTCCTTTTAAAGGATTTGAGCGCAAGATTGCCTTATGGTATTGTTATAAACACAGGTGATAAAGATTTAAAATTAGACAAGCAACATCAATGTATTGGTGTATTATATCCAGAAGATTGTTCTGATGAATTCAATGAAAGAAACAATAATGCTAGTTTTTACATAACAATTAGTGGTTGCTATTATGGAGAGGAAATTAAGCCGTATCTTCGTCCAATGTCAAGTATGACTGAGGAAGAGAAGAAAGAATTATGGGAGTTATTGAAAAAACTAGGCATGATTTCTGATGTCAAAAGATTAGATTGGCTTGTTGCTCATCACTTTGATATTCGCAATTTAATTGAGAAAGGTCTTGCATTGGAAGCACCTGAAGGAATGTATAATATAAAATAACAATAACTATGCCAACAATTACTGAAGATTACTGTTCACAAGAGGTATATAGGCTTCTTAGAGAAAAAGGGTTTGATGAAGAAGTTCATACCACCTTTGATAAAGAAGGCTATACACAACCATCTATCACCCTTCAAATGGCAATGAAGTGGCTAAGAATTGAACATAATATCCATATAGAATTAAATTGGGATAAAGGAAATCAATTATATAGTTTTCAGATTTGGAAACCTGGGAAATATCAACCAGAAATTTCTTCTTTAGATTTATGGAGAATCTATAAGGATTATAATTACCCTGGAGAATGGAAGTATGAACAAGCATGTGAAGTGGCAATAAAGTATTGTCTTGAAAATTTAATTTAAATAACTATGGCAACGATTACAATTGATACAGATAAACTAGATGCTTCATTAAGTTATTACGAGGGTGGCTGGTATGGTATCGAAATTACTTATGAAGGGAAAGTAATAAAGAAAGTTGAAAAATAACTATGGCAACAATTAAAAGTTATACAGATATAGAACAAAGCCGCAAGTTGGCTGAGATTCTGCCGATTGAAAGTGCAGATATGTATTTTATAGGACATCGAAGCATAACTAATCCTAAAGAATGGGAATATAGAAATACACCAGAAGTAAGAGGTAAATATATTGATTTTGATGATAAACGAATATTTTACCCATGTTGGAGTCTTGCTGCATTGCTTGGTGTAATCCCTAAACGAATTAAACATTATAATGTTTTAACAATTGATATTAGTGAAAATGAATTTGCAATAAGGTATGATGAAATAGCCTATCGTGTTAATAATGATTTACCAGATATTACAAAAGACAATCCTGTTGATGCTTGTGTGGCTATGATAGAAAAGTTGCATGAACTTAAAATGTTGTGATTATGAATAACAGTCAATTTGATAATCTAGATATTAAGCCTAAAAAGATTGAAACAGTTTATACTTGTGATAACTGTCCTCACGAAGGAAATTTAATGTATTGCCATAATTGTCCTAATTTTTAAAACTTTTGTGATTATGCTTAATAAAGAACTACTTAAACGTCAGCTACAATATGCTGAACGTGAGGAAAAATTAAATAAAGAAATCGCTTTGGCAAAATGTCCTGTTTGTGGAGGCGATTTAGAAATGAACTTTCATAAAGGTGGTGGTGATTCTATTGTTATACCATTTTGGGCAGAAATAAAATGTAAATCTTGCGGAATGTTTTCCAAAAAAGTAGAAAGAAACTCCTACGAGTCTTATCATTGGAAGTATGATGGTTCTGACGAAATAGCACTTAAAGAAGAAGTTTGGTATAGTGTAATGCAATACTGTAAGCATTAAAGTAATAAATGTTGTGATTATGACTAATATTAAAATTACAAGAAGATTTGCAAGAGGGCCATACGAAGAGGGAACTGAACCAGAGGTATATGATATATATTTTGATGTTGGGCTGTTTAGTCCGTTAATAAAAAAGTGGAAAATTGATAAATCTGCTTTAACAAGGGAAGAGGCTATTAAGTATATTACACCTTGGTTGTTAGATACTGCTGATAATAAGATTTATGTAACAGTAGAATAAATATGGACTACGAAAAGAATGCTTGCCCTTATGATGTAGGGCAGTTACTTACTGCCAAAGAAGTTTTGAATTGGGCTATAGAACAAGAAGATAGAGTACATAATAATATTCATAACCAGACAATTTTAGGTTTGATAGATGATGCTATTATGAATGAAGTTGTAAGACAAGTGCGTATCAAGAGATTAGAAGACTATACTACAAGTGAACTCGAACAAGAATTAGAATTAAGAAAGGTAAAAGAGTAATGAAAGAACTATCAATTGAAGAAAAAGCCAAACGCTATGACGAGGCTATAACAAAAGCAAGAAACATAGTTAATAGTATAAATGTTGGGTTAATCGGAAAAGATAGTTTTGAAGCTGTCTTTCCTGAACTCAAAGAGAATGAGGAAAGCGAGGGTGAGAAAATACGAGAAAAACTTATTGACACTTTCAATTTCTATGGCCCAGCAATGAATAGTCCTTACCTTTTAGGCATAAACAGAAATGACATTGTTGCATGGCTTGAAAAGCAAGGTGAGCAAAAGCTTGTTCCTGATTGGATGCCAAAGTTTTTAGATGAATTGCGGTCAAAGAAAAATTATTTCGATTGGTGCGAACATAAAGACATTGAAGGAGGCATCCTTGCAATTATCAAGTGGCTAAATCCGAACTACTTTAATGGAAAAGATGATGAGCAGAAGC